GGAAGGAACAGCGAGAGCATAATCGAACGCTACATAGACGAACAACAACAGGCAGGGCGATTCATCCGCGACACTGAAGATGACGCGGCTTTCTCGCCAAAACAAAAAAGGTAAACGAGGTTGGCAGTCCACTTTTTGGTAAGACTGTTGATTGCGTCGTTGTCCATGGTTTCTCCTTCTCGGCATATCTTGTGTGAACAATTCCAGTATAGCCTAAGTTGAGATAAAACACAACACGCAACCAAGCCAAAACGAAGACGCAATCCCCGCCCATACGAAAAAAAGGAATACGCCCACATGATTTTCCTGCGGGCGTATTCCCATGTTTTAGTTCAGAAGTCCGGAGCGATACAGAATCCTGCGGATATTGATGCTGTGGACGAAAGCGGTGTCAGGCTGTCCAACGAAGTCGGCAAGCTGCTCGTCGGAGCAAGTCTCGTCAACGGCGGCATCCAAAACCACCTCGGTCGGAGAGTCGAACATCCTACAGCCGACGCCGTCATGCCCCTCAATGTGCTCGAACAAGGCGAAGTATGTCATGTTCTCGTCTGCAACACGCAACATGACATAGGAGGTATTGCCGTTGTGGAAGATGTTGTAGTCTGCTGCGCCGAATCGTGCGAAATACTCGTTCATTTTGGCTCTTTCTCTCATATTTGTGTGAACAATTCCAGTATAGCATATTTGAGAGAAAGAGCAAAAACACAAAACACAAAAAGCCGCGCAAACGCAAAAGCATCCACACGACTCGATATTTTTTCACCACTATACGGAGGGCGGTGCGGTTCCCTCCGCCGCAGTAGGTGCTACCGATTAGTCGTAGTCCGACGGTTCACCATTGACATAGTTCCAAAACTGGTCGAAGGCATATTGCGCGGTATCCTCATACCGGCATGGCTTCGGCTGTGCGTTCTTTTCCTGCTCTTTCTGCTCTATCAACTGGTCTATTTGGCTTTGCTCATTGCGGTGCTGCCATGAAAGTGGTTCGTTGCCTTGGGCTAGGTTCTCATACACCGTGTATTCGTGCCCGCGATAGCTGTAGACAAGATAGACCATATGTGCGTCGTATCCGTGCCCGTAGTATTTTCTGATAAATGTCGCTTTTCGCATTGCTATCCCTTTCAACCAATCTCGCGCTCGGCACGCTCCCAAATCTTCCGGCGAATCTCACTATCCTTGGAAAACATGGAGCCAAGCTCCAACACTTGACGGACGGCTTCGCGGTATTCCTCCAAACGGTCATGCAAGGCCATATACGCGTCGCTTTCGAAAGCCTGATTGATGAACGAGTCCGGCATGTCACGCATGACCTTGACCAGCCTGTAACGTCCCACCTCGTCCGCGTTCTCCCAAGCGTTCATGACACGCTCACAAGTGGCCCACTGCGGCTTGCAGGCCAGCACATGCGCCACATCCTGCGGGTTAAGACGGGACAACACTTCATCCACCTTGCCGTCTTCGGTCAGAAGAGCCGCCTGAACGCGAATCTGACTGTTGGGATTGTCCAGCCAATGTTCGACACATTCCTTATCGAAGTTATGGTTATAGATAAGGGTTTTGACCACACGCTCGTCCGACTCCTCGAAGAAGAGGTGAGGGTCTGCGTTCTTTGCCGCCATGAGTCGAATCTGATAATCCTCGTCGTGGGACAAACCGTTCGACGTTTCCTTGTCGAGCTTGCTGAACTTGTTGAGCATTGTGGCCGCTTTCTTGCGAATCTCGGCGCTCCTGTCATGTAGGGCCACTTTGGATAGTTCCTTGACGGGTAGTTTCTTTTCGTCGTATACGCGCCAGTCGAAGTAGTAGTTACGGACTTTCAGGGGTAGTTCGGAGAGTTTGCCGGAGTTGAAATGCTGTCTGATGTTGGCGAGTTCGTCTTCGCCTGTTTGGGTGAGAGTCCAGTCGCCCGTCTCGTTTTCCTGAATGAGTCCGGCTTTGGCGAGTTTGGTGATGTCGCGGTCGGGGAATACTCGGCGTTCGGGTTCGCGCTCGAATCGCATGAATTCGTAGACTGCGGTTTCGTTCCAGTTGATGTCGCTCATTTTTTGCTCCTTGGCTTCCATATTTTTGTGTGAACAATTCCAGTATACAATTTGCTTGGACAAAACACGCTACAAAACAAAAAGCGGGAACTACAGCAACAAGAGTGTGATGCAAGGCTTCCTTTCTTTTTGCCGAATATGAGAGAAGTAGAAGGAAGTAGTAATACGGCAGTCTTCCAATTTTAGCGTGGGTCAGAGGATTCGGGTTCCCTTGCGGGTGACGAGCATGATTCGGTTTTCGTGGCGGTTCTCGAAAACGTCCCAGTTGCCGCTCAGGACAGCCAAGCACGCGTTGCCTTTGATGAGGTTCCAACGTTCGTCGCAGTTGGATACGACGTGCTTCCAGTTGGTTGGGTTGGGCTTGTGGTGGGAGGTTTCCACGATGGCTTCGGTCATGGGCTTGTCGGCGTAGGCGTGGTCGTAGGTGTTGTCGCTTGCGACGATGCTGATGGTGCCGTTGTCGAATGCGATTGGCTGGATGGTGTTCATGTTTTCTCCTTTTGTTGTTGTGGGGACGAACCCTTTTTGTGTGGACATGACCACTATAACACATGGTCTGAAATATCACAATACGAAAAACAAAAAATGCCGACCAGCGCCTAGAAGCGGAAGACCAAGCCGCAAAAGCTAAACCCGTCGAATCCAACGGGTTTGGAATCTCAGGAAATCAGTTGCCAAATCAGCCAGCCGACCAACCCCCACAGTACGAGCACCCCAATCGCATACATCCACGTGCCCGCGTATCCGCCCGCGAGGAACGCGCTCATCCGACGTTTCCGTTGCTCCAGCAGTGCGTACCATTCGCTCTCGCAACGGTCGAACATGTCCGCGTCCATGCGGGTGCCGCCGTACATGTCGAGCCAATCGCGCACGGTCGGCATGGGACCCAACGGGTCACGCAGACGGGCGTGCGGTATGAGGGCTATTTTCAACCCCTGCCACATGCCCTTGAGGAAGAACGCGGGTAGCCTGTCCCCGGTCATGACAGCTCCCCGCATGGTTCGACGGTTTGCCTCAGCCCCCGTTCGACCAGTGCTCTCACCGCCGCGTTCCACGTGAGTTCGTTATCGTCGGCGTATTGCATGGTCTGCCGGTACAGGTCGGCGGGCATCTGTATTACTCGGCTTACGTTTGGCGTCTTCAGCATTGTAGGTTGTCTCCTATCGGAATATGCGGGCGAGCGAGTCCGCGTCTATATATCGGCGGTGCATGACCTTGTAGGTGCGGATTCGTCCTGCCTTGATGAGGTCGTACACGTGCTGGCGGGAGCAGTGCAGGTACACCATGGTGTCCGCGATGGTGAGGATGGTGGGCAGTTCCTTGTTATTGGCGCTCATGACCTGACCCCCAGTGCCGTGGCGACGGCCATGTGCAGGCGGTCGGCGTCCAGCTTGTCCAAGGTCTGCGGGGCGAGTGTGGCGGGCATGGTGTTGGCCGCGTCCGGTGTGTTGTAGATGCCGCCGGTCCACAGGTGGCGTCCGTCGGGGAGGGGTTTTTCCTTGGCGGTGTAGAACCATACGCCTTCGCCCAGTGTGAAGGTGATGTTGACGCCGTTGTGGTCGGGGGTGGGTTCGGCGTCCTTTATGCGGGGGTCGTCGGTGAGCTGGTCGAAGAGTCGTTCGTAGATGGTTTTGCGAATCATGGTGCTTTTCTCCTTTGTTGCGTCAACTCTTTATGTGAACAATTCCAATATAGCACGTTTGGATAAACATACAAAACAAGACACGTCCACACAAAAAGCCCCGCCAAAACGACGGGGCCACAATCCTGAAAACTAACGATTCATACTCAATCGAACTTCAACCGCGACGGTCAGCAACACCACCGTAATGGCGCACACGGATACGATACCGAACGTGCGGCCAAACGTGAACAGCCAAGTGCCGAACGAGTAGATGCCGAACGCGACTGCGGTTGCCACCCCACCGAAAGCGATGGTGACAAGCGTCATAAGCAGAACATCCTTGATATGCATTTTTTCTCCTTTTGGTGATGGGTTTTACGAACCCTTGTTTGTGTGAACAATTCCAGTATACATCATGTTGGGTACGACACGCCAAACAAAAAGCGCCCCACCCATCCAAGGGAGAGGCGCTAAAACCCGACGGTCAGAACTCATACTCGCAATCGGAATCGAGATACCATTTGTCGCCGTAACCCCAAAGAACACGACGGATGGTCGCAGGGTCGTTCAGCTCAACGAACTTGGACGCCAGTTCATCCACCGACTTGGCGGAAAAAGCCTTGCCGACGGAAGCGTAGAATTCATCCCATTCCGCCTGTTCGGCGTCGGAATCGACCAGCTCACGGAACCGTCCGGCAAGCTTCTCGTCCGGTAGTGTCGCTTCCGCAAAATTCGTGTCCTCTATATCCGACCAAGCGCCGAAACACTTGTCGGCCAACGATTCAACCGGAATGGTGAGGATGCTGGAATACGTGCCCTTCCAAGCGTTCTTCTTGAAGAAGCTAACGTCTCGTGCCTTCATTTTCCCGTTCCTCCTATTCTTCCTCGCCATCCGCCTGACGGAGTGGAACGATACGGTTCCACTGTTCCGTGTATTCATTCTCCACATCCTTGGAACCATTGTCCAGCAGTTCGTTCAAAGTGGCTCGTCCTACGTCGCTGAGACGGCTGATGCTGCGGAGAATGCTCGCCACGTCGTCGGCTTCGTATAGTTTATTGCGATTGTCCGACAGTTCCTGATACTTCGAGTCGGTGAGGTTCCAAACATAGTCTTCCAGCAGTTTCCAGTCCTCCTTTTCGGCAGAGGGTACTGGAATCGGCTTGGTGAGCCGCCAATCTTCGAGAATGTCCGCCCAAAGGTCGGTCTTGACATTGTATTCGCCAAGGTCTTCCTCGTGGGTGAGTTTTTCGATTCGCTGTTCTTCGCCATCCTCGTCCAAGTAGTCTATTGTGAGATATTCCCTATCCACTGACAAGGTGGAGAGTTCGCGTAGTTTGGTGATTTTGAGGTTGACGATTGTGTTAATCATTTTTTGTTCCTCCTTGTTGGAATCTATTTTTTGTGTGAACAATCCCAGTATACCATGTTTGTTGTGAAAAACAAAAACAGCCCACTCCCCAAAGCAAGGAAGCGGGCTGAAAAGTCAGGCATTCAGCAAAGCGTGGGACGAAACACCCATTTCAGACAAACCCAAACCCACATTGTTCGCGTCACTCACACCACGGGCAAAACCATCCTTGCTACCACGAGCAGTGGCCGCATGACCCGACACCAGCTCAAGCTTGTCAAAATACTCGTTCAGACGCTGACTCTTACATGACACCAGCTCACGACCGGAAGGAATGGCGAGACTCTGCTTGCGAAGCTCCTCGAAACGTTCGCTCAAACGTTCGTTGAATCCACCGCGATAACCATAGTAGAACTTGGCGCGTGGATAATCACGACGCATGTACTGTTTGCATTCCGTCAGCGTCGGATAGGATTCATGTCTGTAATGCGTTTCGACGTATTCCTTGTTGTTCTCATAGTACGCTTTGGCGTGCTGGTCAATCATGTCCGCGTAGCTGGTGCGGGCGTGGATTGAGCAGTATAGGTCGATGCTTTGGAAGAGAATGACTGCGGCGTTCACATCGTCCTCCTCGCCTACGAACATGACGGCACGTTCCTCAATCCTTCCGCCACACCGGCTTTCGTGAAGGTAGGTGCGGCATTCGTTAGCTTGGGCGATGATGGTCGCAAGGTAGCCTTGCTGATGGTAGATGGTGGTTTTGCTTACGTTCACGCCACGTTCGATGATTGGCTTGTTCGTGCGGGTGCGGTCGCGTTTCCAGTCTTCGATACGATATTCGTTAATGAGTTTCTGTGCCCGCTCGAACGCCATTTGCGCCTCATTGTCGCTGGAAGCTTCGTTTTCGGCTATTGCCATGAGGTTGTTGATGCGTTCGATGATGCTGTCGATGTTGCTCATTTTTTGCTCCTTGGTTTTCTTTTATCTCTTTGTGTGAACAATCCCAGTATACAGCGTGTGAAAAAAACGACACACCCAAAAACTATAAACAACCTCTGAAAAAACAAACCCCTCCAACCTATAAGGGAAGGAAGAGAACTGTTACAGAATCGCTCAGGCGTCCAAGTGGGAATGACGCAGAAGCCTACGAACATTGATATTGTGGACAAACCTATCCTGACCGACAATCCTCGAAGCAAACTCCCTATCGGTATATCCACCGTCGGAAACACCGTCCAAAACAGTCTCGGGAATATTGTCTAACATGTAATAGCTGACGCCGGTCTGACCCTCGACATGCTCGAAAAGCATGTAGTAGACGCCCTCGGGGTCGTCGATGAAACGGCTCATGACATACGACTTGTTGCCATTGGCGAAGATGTTGTAGTCCTCTGCGCCGAACTGCTTGAAGTATGCGGGCTTATTCATTTTTTTCTCCTTGGTTTTTCAACTTTTTTTATGTGAACGATTCCAGTATACTCCAAGCGTGGAAACAATACAAAAAAAGAGGAACGGAAACCGAAACGGGAACCGTCCCTCAATGCCTTTTAGAAAGTGACCTATTATCTCAAACAAGATTATCTTGATTACTTCTGTTTAGGCTGTCAACCTCTACTTTCGACAAATCCCACCCATTATCGAACTCAGCCCTTTAGTACATGCTTTTTTAAAGTATTATACTTATTATAATTATTATAAAATCAAGGAAACAGACATGACCAATCCGTTCAAACCAACCGCCGGACGTATCCCGCCGATACTCGTCGGACGAGAAGAAATCATCGAAGACTTCGACTATGCGCTGAAAGACGGTGTAGGAAGCCCCGGACGGCTGATGTTCCTCACCGGAGCCAGAGGCGTAGGAAAAACAGTCATGCTGGACACGTTAGGAACACACGCGCAGAAGCAAGGCTGGAAAGTCTATAACGAAAGCGCCGATAGAGGTTTCACCCAAAGACTGGTGGACGCACTTACCGGCAAGGACACGACTCGCATATTCGCCTACGACATGCCTAGCGTCGGATTGAAAGGTGATGTAGGGAATCTGGAACTGAGTTTGGGGAGAATCGAACTCGAACACAATGAGGAACGTTCCTTGACGCTACGTCAAGCGGTCGGCAAACGTTTGGACAAGATAAATGAAAGCAAGCAGGGCATTCTCATCACGTTGGATGAGGTGCAGTCCGGTTCCATGGACGAAATCAGAGCACTGTCCACCGCAGTGCAGCATCTCATCCGGGAAGGACGGAACATCGCGTTCGTTTTCGCCGGACTGCCGTCCGCAGTGAACGACGTGCTGTCCGACAATGCCATCACTTTCCTGCAACGGGCGGAACGATACCATTTGGGGTCTGTCCCCACGGAAAAGGTATTGAAGGCGTTCGAGGAATCCTTCAGCGGCGAGAAGAAAGCCGGAATGGAAACGCTGATACGGTTGACCAACGCCACTCACGGTTATCCGTTCATGATTCAGCTGGTGGGCTATTGGGCTTGGCGGATGTCCGAAACCAACGGTCATGTGAATCAAGTGACCGAGGAGGACGCGGTCAAGGGTATCGAAAAAGCCCAAGCCAAACTAGGGGATATGGTTCACGCCCCAGCATTGCATGGCTTGCCATCCCATGCGGTGAACTATCTACTTGCCATGTCGGTGGATGATACGGTGTCGAATACAGGTGAAATCGCCCGTCGGTTGAACCGTTCGCCACAGTTCGCCAACGTGTATAGAACCAAGCTGATTGAGAACGATTTGATTGAGCCGGTCGGTTACGGTGAGGTCGCTTTCAAAATGCCGTATTTGCGGGATTACTTGCGTGAGCATGGGGCTTATTTGCAGATGCGGGAGAATATCAGCGAACGCTCGGAGAACTAGGTTTTGTTGTTCTGGGCGGTTTAGCATGGACAAGCTGGAAGAATTCAATCCCGACACCATGTGACATTTACTGAAAAAGCCCCTCAGTCGAGGGGCTTTTCTTTTTGCTATCCCTTGTGCGTTTTCTCATACCATTCCACGAATCCCAGCATGGCTTGCTGGAATGATGGTTTGAATTCGCCGTTTACGGGAATGTTTCTGTTGAGTGGTGTGGTCTTATAGTTTTCCGGTAAGGGTGTGGCGCACCATTCGGGTGGTATCCGGTCGGTGAATGGTTCCTCGCAATCGTCGCTGAACATGAGTCCTACGGGCTTGCCGTTGAGGAGGATTGTTGCGTGGGGGCTGATTTGTCCTTTCGCCAACCGGTATTCTCCTCTTGTCGTGTGTATTGGATAGTGGAAGGTTTCAGGTAGTCCTCCCCGCCGGTATTCGTCGCGTAATAGTCGAATCGGATTATAGAAGCGTTCCAATGCGGGGTATGCCCATTCGCATCCGCTCCAACAGTCGCGTACCCTGTCCATTCCGTCCCAATGTTCTTTCGGATTGGGTTGGATGCTGAGTTTGCGGTATCGGTCGGTTTGGCACCAGCGGGTGGGATTGTTCAGGGCATAGTTCGGCGTGGTTTGTTCGGCTAACCGTATGAGAGTGCCGAGGGTGCATGAAGCATAATGTTGCTTGTCGTATCGTGCGACAAGCCGATACGGGTCGGCATCATCCTTGTTAAACACAGGCTTCAACACGCGTAAATGTTCCTCCGTTACGGGAATATCAAGGTCGGCTGGTAAACCCAACACTTCCATCCAACCTCCAAGCCTGTTCGTATCCCACTTGTAATCCTTGCAGTATTGCGCTTGCAACAGCCAAACCATCCAACGGCGCACATTCCGCATCAGTACGGGATGGGACGCGAATTCGAGAGGACGCCCCAGCATGTCATGATTCACATTATCCGGCGTGGTAATACTGGTTCGATTACCGTACTCGTCCACTGCCGTCACGACGATATTGTGTCCGGCGTCCACAGCCTTGAACATGTCGCTGATGTTGTCTTCCACGAACGTGGGCGGAATGAGACGCGACTGGACTTGACCATTAATCGGCACGGAGAGCATCATTCACCATCCTCACTATTAGAGGCGAGTCGGGTTCGGAGTTCCCTCAACCGGCCTAACCGTTCCTCCATAGCCTGAATACGAACGTCAACCGCAGTCAACGTGTCACCATCCGGCTCAGACAACTCATACTTGCCGGACGACAGTCGTTCCAGAAAACTGGTTGGAACATCCCATACCAATAATCGGAGTTTGTCGGGACTGAGATTCAACCCCGTGTACAAGCCGGTTTTAGGCCACATGCCATCTACGAGAGCCACATTCGGCATCATGCGCGGTGGACGGTCGGGCTGATATTTTTCGACTAGGATTCGACCAGCGAACCAGATAATGTCGCTATCCTGCTTGGAGTACGCGTACAAGTAGTCGTAGGGGTCGATGGTGACTGTGACACGCTTTTCAGCGTCCACGCCCTTATGCCACCAGAAGTATTTGTCTAAAGCTTCGAACACCAGCCTTTCCACACGAACATTGAACGTCCAAGTCTTCAACTTGTCATCAAACGTTCCACCCAACGCGCGGGAGCGACGGGCGAACAACGGATTATACGGAGCCTTAACCTTCAAACGGCCATCACTGCGAGTGACCGTAATATCATCAAAACCTGCCATGACAGTTTCCTTTCACTCAAACGGCATACTCTGACCAATGCGCTGATAACCTCTAAAGCCCCACATGGGCGAAGTCCCGAGGAAGGAAATGCAAGTAAACCCAGTGTAACACCAAGCCGGGAAGAAAAACTAGCCGACAAGCATGCCGATGTGAAATACGATGCAATCCAAGCCGCACGAAATCTCATCCAACGCTTCCAGCAGATTACGCCCCTCCACCACACAATCTGGAAAGTCAGGAATATCACGGGTGAAAAGCCAGCTTCCGCATTTCACAATGCCTCCGATACCACGCTTTCTCCCGAGCGCACAGTCCACGACGGTGAGTTAGACCCGACAGTGTGCTCTCATGGCTCGTCCAAGAATCCTGAACTGTCCGCAATCCCACATGCACGCCATCATATGAGCGGATAAGGTTACGCGCATGCCGTCGGCTTGCACGCAACGCCTTATGGTGCATGCGGATAAGAATACTGCCGTCATCCTGTACACTGTATACGCGTTTCAGGAATGTGAGTTGACCGGTATGACAGTCCACTATGCGGGTCTTATGCTTGTTCAACCGCAATCCCAATTGATTGACACGCCACTCATAACCGGCCAGCACACGTTCAGCCTGTTCACGATTCTTGCAGAAACAGTAGGCATCGTCCATGTACCGTCCGTAGAATCCTTGCGACATGCACCAGTGGTCAACCTTGTTCAAATACCAGATAGCCATGGTTTGGCTCGTCTGATTACCTAACCCTAAGTGAGGTTCGTCCAATACGAAGATTCTCAATACGGTTAGAATCCGTTCCACATCCTGCTTCTCCCGTCCGGTGCGGGCGATGCTCCGGTACAGGGTGGAAATCATATCGAACGCGCGTTGGGAGCTGATACTGCCGAAATAGTTGGAACAGTCGAATATGACAGCATACGGATGCTCCCATTTACCCAAAGCCCGCTTATAGTGTAGTTCAAACCGTTTTCGGGCGAACGATGTTCCACGTTTCGGAAGGCTCGCCGCATTATCATATATCAGTTGGCTTTCCACGATGGGGACGAGACTGTTGTCGCATAAGGCGCGTTGCACCACCCGGTCTCGGAAGGATACCGCGCTGATGTGGCGGAGTTTGCCTCGTTCGGAAATGTCGAATCGGATTGGCGCTCTCTTCTTGTATGTGCCGTCCTCTAATTCTTGTGCGAGTTTCCAACAGTTGACGGCACGCCTATTGTCGAAGTTCAACGCTGTGTTTTTCCACGTGACGCCGCGTTTGCATTTTCTTGCGGCTTGGTAGAGCGCGTCGAATCCGAATGTTTGTTGGAAGTCGATGTAACGGTGGAGCTTCCTGTACTTATCATCCGAGCGTTGTTGCAGTCTGCGTTGGCGTCTTCTACGTCTTTGACTCGCATTCACGATTTTAATGCTTCCTTCACTAGGGAAAGAGAAAAGAATGGTTGAGGGCAGGTCGTCGGCAACAACCCAAGACATGCAATGATGTTGGACGCCCAGCTTAAGGGGCGAGTATCCGTCGTTTCCGACAGTCTTAATATCTCCCTCAACCTATTTCACACGCAACCCATTTTTCGAGGGGCCGCGCATTCGACCATATCCCCTTCCCCTTCGGGAGGCTTTCACCCATTGGGCTACTGGCCTATCTGATGTTAGTTTTTGGTAAGAGGAATCGGGGACAACGGAGTAGCGATTGTTAGCATTGTTGTTGTAGCTGGGGTCACCGTTCGAGTTCACTTGGAGGAAATTGCCGCTGTTGTTCGGGTTGGGCGAACGCTCCCACCAATTGTTGTTGTTGGCACCGGAGGGTGCTGAACCGGAAACGGAAACACCATTTTGGATATGGCCGGTTTTGTTTAGTTATATTTGGGGTTGAACCCAAGTGTCCATTCTAGTGGTGGTCTTTGACTCGACGGTTTTGGCTTTCTTCAACTGGTCTCGCTCGTATCGGACTGCCCCCGTGAACACCCCCATGGCTTTGTAGAGTGTGCCCGCATAGTTGACAAATTTCTTCTCCTTGATTACGGGATTGTAGGTGGGGTCGCCTTCCTGACTGTTCTGGTAGGCTTTCATGTCGCGTTCTCGTGGTGGATAGTCTATCCAGTCGTCTACGAGGCCGGAGAGTGCGTTCAGCATTCCTTGGGCCTTGCATAAGAGTTGCAGTTTCATCTTATGCTCTTCGAGGGTGCTCGCGTAGATGGTGTCGGCGCTGTAGGCGGCTGTGTACATGTCGTAGGCGATGTGCATGACGTGTATGGTTTCGATGTTGTCTCGGCTTTTGGGCCATTTCCGGAAGAGGTTTCTGGTGGCGTAGAGTACGATTCTCGCTTGGTTCGCATATTCGCTTTTTGCTTTTGTCCGCTTGCTGGCGGGTACTGTCATAGGGGCTTCTTTCGTGTGATGTTTTAGCGGGGGTGGGGATGAACCCCACCCCCTAAAGATGGGGGATTAGAAGGAGAAAGCGGGGACAACGGAGTAGCGATAGTTAGCATAGTAGCCGTAGCTGGGGTCACCGTTCGAGTACACTTGGAGGAAACTGCCGCTGTTGTCCGGGTCGGGCGAACGCTCCCACCAACGGTTGCTGCCGGCACCGGAGGGTGCTGAACCGGAAACGGTTTCGTAGATTCCAGACAGAATATTATTGTTTGAATAGTTGTGCATCACCTTGCCTTGGAAATACTCGTATTGGCTTCCCTCCTGACTTAACGCTTGGAATCCATTAGAGCTTTTCCACCCGTCGTATATGGTTGGTACGAGTTCCCTGTAGGATACGAGCCATACCTTGTCTGCTGTGGCGGATGCGGCGGAGCCGGAAGTGTTTCCGTAGTCCATGTTGTTGGTTTGTTTCAATACGGTGGTCACGTTGTTTTGGAAGTCGGTGGGGAATTGGTTCCAGATTTCCCCATTGTTCATCCATTGACGGAGATTACTGTCGCGCCATCCGCCCTTGTTGGTGTAGCCGTTCGTGCAGGTGGTCGTGTTGTCGGTTGGCATGACGCCGTTTATGCAGTACGCTTTCGGTAACGCGTTCCATGCCATGAACGTCAAGCCAGCCTTTTTGCCGCTACCATCAGCCTTGTCGTCGTGGAGGATGCCGATGAGCCGGAATGGAAGATTGGAACCGTCCGACAGTGTGAGCGAGCCTTGCGTGCCCTTAGTCAGATTATCCTCCATTTCCGCATAGTAAGCGCTTCCCTTGCCCTTGTCGCTCAAATCGTCGGCAATCTGCTTCAATCCTGCGGCGTTGTAGCCCGCATAGCAGACCTTGTCCACGCCGGTCGAACATTTGGCCGGTTCCGAAGCGATGGCGCTACCGGTGATGAGTCCGCCGCAGACCGCCGCCACGATGGCGAGGGTGGCGAGGATTCGTTGTCCCAAGTGGCGGTTCACACGGTTACTGGCGTGCATGCCCATTTTTGTTCCTTTCACTTACGGTCTTCCTTTCTCAACAGGATGATTGCGGTGACGAGTCCCAGAATGCTGACGAGTATGAGGATTGGCAACAGTAAGCCCATGCCGGTGTGGGGCATGCTCATCATCCATGTTTCTGGTAGGACGCCCGCGTCCACATTCTCCTTGTCCGGCTTATCCTGTGTGAGGATGATGGTGAACGTGGATTCACCGTACTTGTCGTCGCTCGTGTTCGCGTCGGAGTCGGTGGAACTCGCGTCATTCGGAATGTCCATGTCGTTCGCATCCGGCTTGGTGAACTCTTGGTGGGTGACGCGGCTGAATTGGATGGTGTACTGGTCGCCGTCCGCGTCCAAGTGTTCGAACTTGTACTTGCCGTCCTTGTCGGTCTTGGTGGATGCCACCTGCTTGCCGTTCTTGTCGTACAGGATTACGGTCTGGTTGGCGAACCGGTTCGACTCGTTGTCGCTTCGAATACCGTCCTTGTCCGTGTCCTCCCAATACAGGCCGCTGATGGTGCCGAGTTTCTTCGCGCTGGTGGTTGGTGTGATGATGGTGCCGACTTGGTCGCAGGAGTCTTCGTCGCTGGTGCTGAACCAGTGTTGGTGTCCTTCCTCCGTATAGTCGGTGTCGGTGCGGCATGTCGGATTGCCGGTCACGTCATTCGTGTTCGTATCCAGTTTGGATGCGTTCGGAGGGTCCGGCTTGGTTTTGCCGCTTGCATGTGGCGTGCCTGAGTATGGCGTGTGTTCGGAGGTGAACCATGCTTGGTTGAGAATGGTCTTCGTATTCTTCTTGACCCACTCGTCTTTCTCAGTTGGAGACCACTTGGTAGTATCCGCAGTTTCACGGTCAACGGTGCCAGTGAAATGGTAGATGACATAGCCGCCCGACTCAATCGCATACGGCAGATTGTACGTGCGGGTCGTCAACCCCTTCTCCGTGGACTCGCTCAACGGTTCGACCGGTACGGCGGTCGGGTCGGACGATACGACCATTCCCTTCAAACCGGTGGAACGTGCGCCACCCGTCTTGCCGTCACCATACGGGTCGAAGCCCGCAATCATGACCTGCTTGCCGACAATGAGCACGTCACGGTCGCCGCCCGCAACGTCGGATGCGGTAATGCCCGTATCGATTGGCGTGGAAACAATATCCGCGTTGCCGCTCGTACTGCCGTTGGTCCAATACCTGCCTGTACCGGTCTTACCGTTCGCTAATTGGCCGTCACCATTCCAGCCAGCCGCCCACAAGTGTTGGTTCTTGTCGATGGCGTAGAAAGTGTTGTATCCGCCACCGATACGGGTGATGTACCTCAGATTAGACACATTGGACTGGCCGATACCGCTATCACCTCCGCCGACGAGCACTATCACTGTACCCGCGTCAGTCAACCCGTAGGCGTTGCCGAATGAGGCGACAACTTGCGTGAAACCAATAGAGAAAAACTCGTCGCCGTCCACCACACAACCGCCGTAGGACGTCAACGCGACCCACCTGTACGTGCTGGCGCTGACCTGCGTGAACGTCTTACCCGACTGGATTTGCGTCCACGTTGAATACGAGGTGGAACTGACTTTTCCGACCACCCACAAGGTGCCGTCACTTGCTATCGCCACAGTGAACTGGTTGCCGCACGCCACGTCAACAAACGTCTTATCTTCTGCGACTAGAGTCCACTGGTCACGATTATCCGTATCACCCGTACCCAATTGGCCTTTACCGTTCCAACCAGTCGTGTACAAGTGGCCGTCCGTGCTGATGGCGGCGGAATGCTTGCCACCGGCGGCGACTTTCAGCCAACTACCGTTGACGATGGTCGGCTTGTTCACGTTCGTTGGGGTAGCGGTATTCGTCGTGTCAGGCTTGAAACCTAATTGACCATACTGGTTGTTACCCCACGCATACAACAAGCCCTCGTTCGTCAACACAAACTTATGGTCGCCACTCGTCGCAACCTGCTTCGCACCACCAGACTCGATAGAAACCGTACCGGCGGTAGCGGAAACATCATGCACGTCGGCGCTCATACGGTCAGAAACGACACTGGAAGTATCAAAACGACTAGTGCCAGAATTCTGTACTTTGACATCCCAGTTGATGACGCATTTCGTATCGGTGCAACTGGTGCCGGTGACGGTTTTGTCCACGGTGGCTTTCGGGTCTGGTTTCGCATACCCGTAGTCCACGTTCTTCTGGTCTGCGCCGATGCCTAGGTGGATGTCGTCGGACGTGTCTTTCGCGTTGGACTTGATTTTGTTCGACCAGCTTCGCGTGTTCGTCACGTTTTCGAGCTTGCCATAGTAGGTTTTGACCTGCGTCTGCACGCCATCACCCGTACTGGTGCCAGTGTTGCGTTTCACCGAAGTACGGTAGGTGCCGGAGTGGAGCAGGTTGAACTCGTAGTAGCCGTCCTTGTCGGTCTTCACCGTTTTGACGGCCTGCCAGCCGCCGCTTGAATCCTGCTTGCCGAGGGTGACTTCCACTCCTTCGATACGTTCTTCACTGTCACCGATGAGCGTGTTCTCATCCTTATCCCACCAGACGGTGCCGCTGATGCTACCGGCCACTACCTTCGCCACGTCAGGCCACGGCTGGTTGCCCGCCGGTTTGTCGGAAGCGTCGGAATAATAGTTACGGCCAAGCCACAGCGTGTACTTGTCGTCTTTCACATTGTCGGATGGGGTGAGCGTGATGGCGCCGTTCACCGCCGAATAGGACAGTTTATCGTCGGACGCGACGACTGTGCTGGTCAGTCGGATGGCGATGATGTTCTTCTTCTCGATGGAGGACAATTCATCCCATGTCTTCCACTCGTAGTCAGCCGGATTATCCGACTTCTTTCCGGTGGTGGTTGAATAGTAGACGGTCGTACTGGTCGAATTGTCCATATTGACCGTGACGGGCTGGGTCAGTTCGTAGGAGCCATGATAGTTGCTGTATCCACGCTCATATTCGACCAGCTTGTCCTGCACGTACTTCTCATCACCATTCGCAGGAAGCAGTAGCATGCTATCCATGGTGCCGGTATGTCCGCCGCCCTTGCCGTACACGTTGAACTCCCAAGTAAGCGGGTCACTGATTTCAGCCTTCGTGGTCTTCACACGCATGATGCCACTGTTGGTTTCCGCATTGGAGACAGGGAATGGGACGCTGGGCGTATTGCTTTTGATGGTTTGGGCTTGCAATGCGCCGTTCTCGTCAACGTCCACGCTCATATTCGCACTGGCGGTCACAGTCCCGGTGGCGAGATTGGATACGATGCCACTGAAATGCAGGTCAGGCAAAGTGGCCGACCCCATACGGTCTACTTCCGGCGTGACTTTGCCGGAACGTGGCGTGAACACGAGATTATTCCCGTCCACTTTCATCTGCCAGAACGAATCATCACAGGTCGGATTGTACAAGCCTTTCGGTTTCGGCACCGTGATGGTCGGCGTCATGCTCGTATTGGACAGGAGAATGGTGCGCAATTGTTCCGTGACCGTATAATCCACTCGCATGCCGGGAGTCAAATCGACTGCGCTTCCGGACGGGTGATTGGAACTGTTGTTCGCATACACTTGATTGCCTTCACCATCGTAGGCTTTTAGACTGATGTCGATACTGGTGGTCGGGTCTACCGGCTTGGCAATCCACACCCAATTGGTGACGCTCGCCTTATCGTCTTCGGTAAGCCATGCGGTCAGCGTATCCAAAGCTTCCACATTGCCTTTGGACACGTCGGCTATGGCGAGCGTGTTGAACGTGACCTGAACGTTCGGCGCACCCTTTCCCAAAGTCAAAGTGTCGGGGTTGAACGTCACCCGAATCTTCTTGACGTTCGGAGCGTCTGTGTCGGATGGTTCCCCGTCATGCCAATTGTCTTTGCTATCATCCCATTGAACTTTGTAGTCGGAAACCGGAGCGCCGTTCTGGGTGACTTCCAAGCTTCCATCCCACCGCATGCGCGTATTATCCCACTCGTCCTGCATGGTCGGCGTAGTGTTTTTAAGCTTGTCCGCCGTAACGTTCGCCGCATACATTTCCAAAATGGTTTTGACTTGCGTTCCACGGGACACGGTGTCGCCGGAACCGTCGGAATAGTAATGGTAGATGTCAGCTTTGCCTTCGGCGGCGTCGAACGTCAGATTCTCCTTGTCGAACATGGTCTTGGACGCAGTGTTAGGACGTTGCAGTCCTTTGCCGAACAGTGGAATCTTGCCAGCTGGAGTCGGCTTGAGCCGTTGGATGATGGCTCGTGACCAGTCATTGTTCGCATACGGGTAGCCTACGCGGGCACCCGTATCCTTGTCGTAGGTGCTCTTGTCCCGTCCAATGTTCCAGCCGGGTTCGCCGCCCTTGCCCATGTTCAACAGTGCGTCGCCGTTATCGTCTTTGACACTGAACACGGTTTCGTCGGGAACAAGGTGGACATCGTAATATTTGACGTCTCCTTCTTTCATGTTTTTGAGCGCGTCGGTTCCGGCGGGAATCCTGTAGCTGATTGTCGCCGCCGCACCGTTTTTGCCACTGGATACGGTCAAATACTGTTCTTTATCACTGTTACGGGTAATCCGCTGACCGCCTACAGTCCACACGGTGCCCTGCGGGAAGTCGGAAATATCCACTTTGGTCGTCCAATCGATGCTGGTGGACGCGCCCTTCGTGGACGAATAACCCGGATAGGTCAACGTGTCGGCACGAATAGTGAAATCGCCGGTCGCGTCGGTGTTCTGACTCCAATAAGTACGATGCTCATACGAGTATTGGCCTTTCACCGGATTGCCGCCATTGTCAATGACCAAGTCAGCCGCCGGAGCGGATACTACAGTCAACTCATCCGTACGATACGTGGTTGACGTTCCACCTTCGCGGGCGACGACGATTTTCGGAATCTGACCCGGCTTGACCAAGCCTCCCGTGTCTTTTGCTTTCAGATAGAAGGTTTGGGTCATGGTTTCCACGCCACCGGCTGGAACCGTGTAGGAGCAGGAGCCGTCACTGTTTTTCTTTGCGGTGACGAGTTGTCCCGGCTGGCAGAAGCCACCACCGTCAGCAGTCTGCAAATACGGTGCGTCGTCCAAGTCGAACTTCACGTTGATGGTGCGTTTGCCCGCCGCGTTGAAGTTCAACGTCAATGAATATTCGACCGTATCACCGGATGCGACCACGCCATCGGTAGGGGAATCATCGCCCGTGGCGAACCCGTTCTTCGAATTCACGAACGTTTGAGAACTCGTGCCATGCCCCGTACCGTCGGCTTTCTTAACGATTTTCGCAGTAGCATACGCGGGTTTCAACTCGTCCGCATGCGCTGTCGGAGAAGCCACCGGATTGGTCATGCATGTCAGGCCGGATGCCAGTGTGGCGATTGCGGCCAATAATGCTACCGGATGTGCCACATGCTTTTTGAGAATACTCATTAGTGTTCCTTCTTTGCGTGGTTTTTTCTACGGATGATGAGAATGGTGATGATGATTACCGCAAGCCAGAAGCCGCCGACGTACAGTATGAGCCATTGGTTCGTGTGGTCTTTCGGCGCGTTTTCGGGTTTGGGTGCGGGGTGTGGCATGCTGGCGCGCGTGCCGGTCACTAGGAGTCGCTTGTTGTTGATGCCGTATGGCGTGCAGGTTAGGAGTGTGGCGAGGTCTTTTCCTGTGACGATTTTCAGTTTAGAAAAGTCGGACGGGTCTACCACATTGATGCTCGTGACCTTGTAGGCGAGCGTATGTCCGGCGGTTATCAGATAGAAGACGTCACCTTTTTTGGCTTCACTGCCGAAGCCGCGTAGCTTGTCGAACATGAGCTGGTCGGCCAAACCCGTATGCGCGGATATGACAGTATGCGTGTTCTTGCCGCCGACGGGGAGACTGGAACCGTATAAGTGTCCGGCTCCAGCGGCCAACACGTTTTGCGACGTGCCATGCCGGATGGGCAGGTTGATGCCCAAGCGTGGATATTTGATGGTAGCCATGACCCCATCCTTGGGGGTGGATAGTTGCTTCCGATACGTGTTGTCCGTTTCGGACTTGTTGACGCCCGTCCAAGGGTCTTCCGCCTCACCAAGAATGGGCTGACCCTCCTCGTATAGGCGTTGATTGTAGGCTTTCGCGTCCGCATACTCTTGGGCGATTCGTTTCACGTCAGTGTTTTCCACGGCTTGCGCGTGGGAGTCAGTCAACCGGTTGGATTGGCTGCTATTCGAAATCATGAGGATGAATGGGATGGTTCCGGACAGGGCGGATAGGATTAGGCAGAGGAGTCCCGCTATGGCTCGATTTCCCAAGCCTTTCGGTTTCGCCGTATGTTTTCCCAAAACCCCTCCCATGCGGTTATAAAGAATCTAAAAGGTGGCGTGTCGATATTTGGGTTCCCGACACGCCAAGCGGAACATTTCATGCTTTTCCAGCCGTCAAACGGTCAGAAAAGTTTTCTCATACGACTCTCACGCCTTGCGACGAAGCAGCAGGGCGGAAGCGCCAGCCAACAGGACGGTCATCACGCCGAAGATGGACAGCCAGACCGCACCGGTCTTCGGCATGTCGGCAATGTTACGGGCGTTGATGACGGTCACACCCAGATGGTCGGCGTTCTCGGAAGCCAGATTGTTGGCGTCCTTATCGAACTGACTGAGCGTGTAGGAGCCGTTCGATTGGTTCACCTTGATGGTCAGGGTGAACTGCGGCAGGATGGAGCCATTGAACGGACTCTTTGTCTCCTTGACCGTGTACTTGCCGTCGAGACCAGTCAGAGTGAGCACGCCATTGCTAGTAGCGACGCTGGTGACGGTGTCGGTGGTGCCGGTGCTCTCGGTCAGGTCGGCCTTACGGTACGTATTGTCGTTCACCTTGATGAACTTGACCGGAGTGGCGGTCTGGTTGCCCTCGTACACCTTGAACTCAGCTCCGGCGAGCGGCGCGTTGTTCGTGTCGTGCTTGGTGAGGGTGAACTTGCCGACGTACACCTTGTCGGTCTGGCCCGGAGTGGTCTTATGGTCGGTGACAGTGTTCGGGTTGTGGGAGTATTCGACGTTGTTGGTGTTGGTGTCGGCGGTGCCGGAGACGGCGTTCTTGTTCACATACATGTCGTAAGTGACTTTGACGGCGGCATCGACCGGGAACTTGGCTTTCATCGCCACGATGTCGGATGCGGTGGTGGAGTCACCGGTGGTCGGAGCGAAGATGATGTGGAACTTGCCATCCTCAGTAGTGACCTTGTAATCGGTGTCGCGGATGAGGGTCTTACCGTCCACGGTCACGACCATGTTGTCCTTGGCCGCGTCATAGGTCAGGCCCTTGGAATACGTATCGTTGATGGCGTAATAGTACTTGTCGTAGCCAGTCCAGTTCGGCACTTTGCTGGTCATTTCGAAGCTGACCTTCTTGCCGATAGCGGTTTCGGCGGTCGCGCCACTGTTTTCGACGGTGCCGTTTTCGGCGGCGGTAATCTTCTTCGTGACGGTGGTGCTGTGTACCTTATAGTTCACGGTGCCCAGTGTGTAGGTCTTGGCGCCGTTCTTCAACATAGTCTTGCCGTCGATGCCAGTGCCGTTGAACATGACGATGGATGCCTCGCCCTTGACGGTGGTGTCCACTACCGCATATACGCCCGGACGGACGGATGCGGTCATGTGCTGGGCGTCGGCGCCCTTGGCGAACGCGGTGCCCTTGTCGCCGGTGACGGCGGTCTCGTTCTTCAACTGGTCGAGGAAGTCACGAAGCTTGCCAGCCCACGGACTGTTCTCGGAATCAAGCAAGTTCTGTACGACCCACACCATCGGATTGGACGCATTATAGTCGTATCCGGCAGTCTGGTCTTTCTTGGACTTGGTGTCGATATTGGCTTTAGTCAATGCGTCAGCGATAGCAGAAGCCTTGCCCGCGTCAATCAAGTCAAAGCCAGTAATATTAGTACCATCAGTCTGCGCATACGAATAGTAGGCGAGCGGCACAGCCTTCAACGTGCGATTGCTAATATCACCATTAGCAGTGACGGTCAACGTCTGACGAGCAGCCGCACCAAGCTTGGATGCGTCAACACGAGCATCAGCCGCCATGGCGGAGCCGACTCCAGCCAAACCCATGGCACCGGCCACAAGCGTGGCGACCGTTGCCTTCAACAGGTTTTTGGTTTTCACCTTTGTTTTCCTTTCCTTACTAGACCCGGCGCGCGTTCATTCATCGAACGGGGTCAATATCGGATTACATTCCTAATATACCGCACGCACCCCATTAAAAACCTTCGAAAAGGACTCTTTCAGCCTTTGAAAAATAAAGGAGGGCATGGCTTCCCATACCCTCCAACATGCCCCTGAGCAGGTTAGTTTCCGGACTGTTCGGAACCTTTCCCACCTAGTGCGGAACCGGCGGCATGACCGGCCACCATACTGTTCAGTATGGCTTTCAAATCGATGCCCAAGGATTGAGACAATCCCTCACTCAACTGGCTCACACTGTTCACCGTGTCGCCCACGAGCTTCGTGCTGTTTCCGTCGCCATACATGGTGATGTGGTCTACCTTGGTGAGCGGTTCGGCGGCGGCTCGAACCATGTCGGGGAGAATCTGAATGTACTGTTGGGCGAGGATGTACGTGTTGTTCATCGAGTTGTACGCCTCGCCCTGAGCGCGGATTGCCTCCGCCTCGCCCACGCCCTTGGCCTGTGCGGCGGAGCCTTCAGCCTTGCCTTTGACCTCGGTCGCGTGCGCGTCCGCGTCGGCGGTGGATTGGGTGGCCTGAGCCTCCTGCTGGCGTAGATACAGTTCCGCATCCGCATGCTTGCGGGTCGTGTACACTTGCGCGTCGGCCTGCTGTTCGGCGGCGTATCTGTCGGCGTCGGCCTTCTTGCGGATGGTCGCGTTCAGTTTTTGCTCTTCGATTTCGGCGTTCTTCTGTTCGAGGACTGCCTTCTTTTCGGCGGCGGCGATTTCCGCCTCCTGCTCCTTGACCTTGAGGGTCTTGGACTGTTCGGCGGCGGTGATGCCCTTCACCGCGTCAGCCTCGGCCTGCGCCTTGTCGGAGATGGATTGGAGTTCGGCTCGTTTCAGGTCGAGCTGGTTCTGACGGACGGCCACATCCTGTTCCGCGTTGATGGACGCGAGCTTCGCATTCCGGCTGATTTCGGCGGCCATTTCAGCGCCCATGTTGGCGATGACGTTCTGACGGTCGGTGAAGTCTTGAATGTTGAACGTGGTCAATTGAAGGCCAAGCCGTTCCATGTCCACGCGGGCGGATTCGGCCACGGTCGCAGCGAACGTGTCCCTGTTCTCCATGAGCTCCTTCAACTCGGTCTTGCCGATGACCTCGCGCAGCTTGCCCAAAAGCACCTGCGTCACGTCCTTCTCCATGCGCTCCTTGGACTGGTTCAGATAGTTCTTGGCGGCGTTCTCCAACGCCTTCACCTGTTTACCGTTCTCGTCCACGGTCATGGTCTCGGATGCTATCTGGAAGTTCGCGACGGCGTTCACGTCGATGAGGATTGCGTCCTTCGTCGGAATCGGCGTGTCGGTTCTCAGGAGCGACTGCACCGCTCCGAGGGAGAGCCAGTCCACGCGCATGATGAACGGTATGATGAACGCGCTTCCGCCGGAGACGAAGCGTCGTCCGCCCGGCCCGGTGATGACCATGACTCGGTCGGCGGGGCAGACCTTGTAGCTTGCGGTTGCGAGCAGGATGATGAGTATCGCCACTGCCGCGACGATTATCAATGTTGTTGGCATTGACTTTTTCCTTTCTTTTTTGTGGGAGTGCCCACTATGATAGAACTTGTTTCAGAACTCGTTTTCGAAGTCTGCGGCCATGTCCGCGAATTTGGAGCATTCGCCCATGAACGCGAGATTGAACGTTTCGGTAGGCCCGTTGCGATGTTTGGCGAGAATCACGTCGGCTTCGCCCGGACGTTCCTCACGGTCGTAGTATTCGGGACGATGCACGAGAAACACCATGTCGGCGTCCTGTTCGATGGAACCTGATTCACGTAGGTCGGACAGTTCCGGCTTCTTGTCGGCACGCTGTTCCGCATTACGGTTCAACTGGGACAGCACGACCACTGGGCATTGCAGTTCCTTGGCGAGCATTTTGCATTGGCGGGAGAAGTTCGACACTTCCTGCTGACGGTTCTCGACGGTTTTACCGGAGGACATGAGTTGCAGGTAGTCGATGACGATAAGCTTCAACCCGTTGACCTTGCGGCTGAGCGCGCGGCATTTCGCACGGATGGTGCTCATGTTGATGATGGCGGAATCGTCAACCCACAAGGGTGCCTTCTCGACCTGATAGCAGAGCGCGTTAAGCTTGTTCCAATCATTCGAGTTCAGATTCTCGGGATGTTGGAATGATGCGAGACGGATGCCCGTTTCGGCGGCGAACATGCGTTGCATGAGTTCGTGACCGCCCATTTCCAGACTGAAAATCACAGTCGGCAGACCCTTGTGTAGTGCGGCGTTGCGTGCGAAGTCCATACCCAACGTGCTCTTGCCCATGCCCGGACGACCGGCCACGATGACCATTTGTCCGGCTTGCAGTCCGTGCGTCAACGCGTCGATGTCGCGGAAGCCGGTGGGTGTTCCGAACTCGGTTGGGTTCTGTGACATTTCATCCAACTGTTGGAGCATTTCGTCGGACAGGCGGTATGCGGTCTTCAACTCGTCGTCTTCGGAACGGCTTGAATCCTCCAACGAGAACGCGGCCTCCAACGACTTGCGGAGCACGTCTTCGGCGGAAGCGTCGGACACGTTGCTCATCTGTTGCAACTGTTGTCCGACCACGTTGATGTGGCGGAGGATTGCCGCGTCACGAATCTGCTTGATGAAATAGTCACTGTTGTTCGACGTGGGCGCGGAGCCGACAAGCTGGGCGATGTAGTCGATGCCGCCGACCTGTTCCAGCTGTCCGTTGTCCATCATGTGTGAGGACAGCATTTGCGCGTCCACACGGTTATTGTCTGCGGCCAGTTCCTTTATATTGTGGAAGATGGTTTGGTTGGTCGGCTGGTAGAAGTCCTCTTCGGAAAGTTGGCCGATGACCTTGTCCAACGTTTCCGAGTCTTGAAGCATGGCCCCCAACAATACTTGTTCGGCCATATCCTTGTGGATTGGTGTGGGGACGCTCACTTGTCGCTGTTCTCCTTCTTGCCGGTGTTGGTCTGATTCTTGTTCAACGTCTCATACAGGCGGTGTTCCGCTTGCCAACGTTTGACACGGGATTTGCTGGGATGGTTGACCCACCGGTATACGCAACGTTCTATGCGCTTGTATCCGAGGACTTCCGGCCCGAGATTGTGACTGCGGAATATCTCCGAGGGACGTTCCCCTTGCAGATATCGGAGGGTCACTTCGTCTTGGAATTGGGTGGTGAAGATTACCCACCATCCGTGCTTGTTTTTCATGACGTTGACGACTTCCGGTCGTCTTCCCAAGGCCAAAGCCTCGTCTGCGGTCAGAAGCTTCGCCGGGGATGTGTTCGGTTTTTCGACCATGCTTTGTTCGTCCTTTCCAAGGTCAGATTGCGTCGGGGAACTGTTCGTTCGGAGAGAATTTGAGGAGTTTCACGGTCGCTCCCTCACGCCACTTGTTCCACGCTTTGATGGTGATTCCGACGATGCGTCGGCGGCTTGTACGGTCGCTGTGCGCCCCACGCTTGTTGATGTCGAACAGCGTGTTGCGGAGTACGAGGATGGGGCTTCCCTCATTGAGGTTAGCGCCGGAGGCGAGCATGTCGAAGAACCGTTCGCACGCCTCACCGTCGATTTCGTTGAACGTCCAGTAGAGGAGCGCGGCCATGCTGATGGACATGAGATGGCTGCTTTTCGTGTAGAACGTGCTGGCCTGTCGTAGCGTATCCTCCAATTGCGGAGTGCTTTCGATGAACGTCAGCAGTTCATTTCGGGTCGGTGACATGTTGTTGACGCATGCGGCTTCCACACCCAACTGTTCGCTCAGATAGATGGAACGGGCCACGGTGGAAGCTGTTTGGAGTTGTTGCGGCCTTTCAGTTCGAGCACGTTCGCCATGGTGCGGCCCTTGCCTGCATCCATGGTCTCCTGCGTATCTTCGGGTAGTCCGCGAATGACCAGAGTGCGGAACGGAACGCCGGATTCGACGCATGCGAGGAGTCTGTGCTGGCTGTCCAACAAGCGTCCCGTGTTGCTGAATTTGATGGCTTCGCCGTTCATTTTCCAAGCCTTCTGCGCCATGGTTCGGGCGAACAGTTCGACCTGTTTGCGGCTCACGTTGCGGTTGTTGGTGTTCACGCCGAGCATTTCCTTGGCAACGTCCGGAGTGATGGTTTCGACCCGTCCGGTGATGCTGTCCCAATCGTATTCGTCGGTTTCATCGGCATAGGATGGCGTGGCCTTGGGTGCTGGCTCTTCCGGCTTCAAATGGATAAGCAACGTGGTTTTCGGAGCGCCGGAATGCCTTCTGATTTCGGTTTTCGGCGGCTTCACTTCGACCGTCTCGTACTGTTCGGATTCCTCGACCTGATTCATGGCGAACGCGAACGCGGTCATGGTGAACGCGAGCATGAACCTGTCCACGCTTCGTTTCGGAGGGAACCGTTTCATCCCGTCGATGATGCGGGTGGCGTCCGAATGGGTGATGTATGGGCAGTGGTTCACGACCGTGTCCAGTCCGCCCTCGTATTCCTTGTGGGTGAGGAAGACGAATGGTGCGAGGGGAGTACGCGCCTGTGCCATTCCCTTGAAGCATTGGCCGACCTCATTGTAGATTTCACCAACCTGACGGTAGCGTGAAACAGTGTCGATGCCGTACTCGTCCACGGGATTCGTGTACTCGTATTCGTTGCTTTTGAAGATGCGTTCGTTGTATCGGCTGGCTTCGCGTAGTCCGGGGCAACGTCCGAAACCGAGCGTGGTTCCGTTGCCTTTCGTACCGTCAGTCCGTTTCAGATTGTCCTTGCTTAGCCAGTAGGCTTCCATGTCCGCGATGAATGTTTTCGCCGCGACTTTCTTGGTGAGGTTTCGTCCGGTCATACGTGCGAAGTATTCGCCTTCGACGCCGGTGAGTACCGGCAGTCCGGTTCCGACGAACAGATTATCAGGCAGGAGGCCGTACCATTCGGGGTTGATTTCATGGTCGCTCATGTAGGAGAGAATCCGTCCCACGCTGTCACGGTCGATGAACACGGTTCGCGCGTTGGCGAACGGGTCAACGTCGAGATTCAACGCCTTGCATGTCGGGAGGAGGTCTTTTTGAATCATGGTCATGAACCGTGGTTCGGTTTTGATGTCTTTGTTAGGCATGGTTTCCTTCCTTCAATCGTTTCAGTATCCGGTAGGTTTTGGGGGCACAACCGGATGGATTGTGTTCCTCTTTCCGATACTGTTTTTCGAGTTCGTCCCAATGGTCGATGATGGTTTTCCAATCGTCCGACACGTCGCGCATGAGACTCAGATAGGCGCGTGCGGTTGGCACCATGTCGAACATTTCGAGTATCCGACGTAGGTCTCCGGGGTCTTTCGGAGTGTCCTCGCAACCATGTTTGCGCGTGCCGTTCACGGTCATTGTGATTCCGGTGAGCCGTTGGACGATGGCGAGCGAACTGAGGCCCACGTCGCCGTTGGCGAGCCATGCGGCGAACATTTCCAAGGGGAGTCTGGGATTGTCCGTCATGCCGTCGGAGGCTGGGTTGAGGTTGGCAACGAGCCTGTTCTTCGGAACGTCCGCGATGATGTCCGGCTGGGTTTCGGAGTCGGGCATCCGACCGTAGACGAGATGGTTGTTAACAAGTATGGACGGCTGTCGGCCACCATATACGCCGATGGTGCAAACTGTGTCTTCGACCATGGTTCACGCTTCCATCCAGTGGATGCTTTCGTTAAGGAAGTCTCTGATTTTGCGGAGGGTTTCTATATCTTCGATGGTGATGCTGGTCGCGGTGTCGTCGTCGGTGATGGTGAACATGAGTTCCTTCCCGAAGCTGGGGGATTGGAGGATTGTGAGTTTGTTGGTTCCCTCGTTGCCGATGACTTGGAGTGCGGATGTGTTGCCGTTGTCGTATTTGGTTGCGCTCATTGTTTCTGTGGTCTTTTCCGTTCCTGTGGAATGTTTTGTGTGGGCGAGGTCAGCTTAACACACTAGGTGGGGGTATGCAAGCGTTCGGAGATTCGCGGTCGGATGACTTGCGTTCGACTATACCCTTTGTTATACTGGAAACGTCCACAAAAAAGGGAGTCGCACACCTCCCCAACACGCCAGAACAAAAAGAAGAAACCATGAGCAAGCAGACAGAAAACAACATCAACCTGACACTGACACTCATCACAATCGTCAGCGCACTCCTCATGTGGAGACAGGATTACGGACACGCGGTAATGGCAACCACCAGCATCACATTCCTACTCAGCTCCGCCGCCCTGCTCGCTCACTTCCTCAACGGATTGGACGCCTAACAAAAAAGAATGCCCCAGCCTGAAAAGACTGGGGCATAGGCATGTCACCACACAGAAAAAGGCAACACACATGGAAAACGAAACCAAAACGGAACAGAAACCGAAAACCAAACTCGACCTACTCCTAGAAAAAAACGAACGCATGCAGTACGCACTGCTCGACCTCAAAGACATGATAAGCCGAATGATTGGAGAAGGCAGACTGCCAAACGACGGCGAGACCCGACAGTGGCTCGAAGGAATCGACAACAGACTCGAACACGAACACGCAGACCGTGACGTTCTACTGTTCAACCATGGTTCGATGACCACCATCGTCCCACCAGCAACGGAACGATACCAGCCGGATTTGGAAGTCCGCTATCAGGAACTCGCATCCACCATCAACGAAACGTATGCGGATTCAGACCGCAAGTACTGGCTTGGACGTATCCGTCAAGCCGGACTGTAAAAGAAACCAGAAGGAGACCACGGGAGAACGATGTCGGAGCAGGTGCAGACATACCATCCAACGTTCGAGAAGACCAAGAAGCTCTTCAACCTGCGTAAAAGATTGTGGGAGATAGCCGACGGTAAAAGCGACGGAACAATCTCATATGAGGAGGCGAACCATCTCGCCGTGGACGCGGTGGCGACCGCCAACGGAGGAATGCCACGCGCCACGAGCGGCCCCATGGTACGACTCTGCAAGCTTTGCACCAACGGTTGGATTCGTGAAGCGGCAAACGAGATGGGCTTGGTTTACCCGGACTTGGACTATCCGGAACGGTGGGACAAACATCGAGACCATAGCCGTAAAAAGGAAAGGAAGGCAACGGTTTGAGCAGCAACGGATTCGGCAAGGAAGACATAAGCAGAACAGCCATTCCGGCACGCCCATACGCCAAGGATATGGCCGTCATCAACCGGCTGTTGTCACGGTTGCAAACCATTTCGAACGATAAGGCCAAAGGGAAAATCACATTCCAACAGGCGAACAAGAAGGCTGTGGAAGCAATCCACAAGGCTCGGAACACCAAGTCGAAGTCCCTGCAACGCAAGCCATTAGATTATTTAGAACATATCTGCAAGAACGGTTGGATTCGGGAAGCTGTGCGAAAGATTCCCGAACTGTACCCGTATCTCGACCATCCAGATTTGTGGCTTCGTAAAGGCGCCTGATGTATTCCAAAGAGCAGATATGTTGCATGGTTTCTCTCATAATATTGTCGGCGTTGAGCTTGACCGCGCTGGTGCATTACGCTCGACTGTCGATAGGAAGAATGAGTCGGATGCCTGACGAGAAATCCCGTTCAGACCTGTTCAACTATCGGCTGATGACCGTCGTGTCACTGCTGGTGTTGTCGGTTTCGGTGGGTTCCATCATCGTCTACGGTTCCTCTCTCAAATAGATTGGATTGGAAGACTGCCGTATTTATACTTCCTTCTACTTCTCAAACATTGACCATAACGTTACAAAAATCATTTTCAGAAAGCAGGAAGGTCAGTATGTTAAACAGCACGGAAATGCTTCGACTGGTCAGAGCCGCATGCAACGGAGACCATTTGAAACTGGCCCAGCAAATCGACTTGCTGGCCGACTCGGTGGAGAAAGCCAAGCCGACCGCCTACACTACGAATCTGCGTCGGCTGGCAGAGTCGGAACGCGAGAAAGGTCTGGCTGTCAACACGAATCTGGCACCGGTTGACGGGTTGACCGAACCGTTGCTCCCACCGGACGGGACTCATAAGCCCGTATGGGATAAGACCGTGCGGGGATTGTTGGATGGGCTGGTTGCCGAATATGGGAAACTGGATGTCCTGACCGCGCATAATCTCGCTCCCCGTAATCGAATCATGCTCACTGGAGCGCCCGGCACGGGTAAGACCACCTTTGCTTCCATCCTGTCGGAGAGGCTTGGGTTGGATGGGGTCATCCTTCGTGCAGACCGTGTTATCAGCAGTCAGCTCGGTAAGACGTTAACCAATATCGCCTTGGTGTTCGACCGGCTCCACATGGAACGAAAGCTCCTGTTCATAGACGAATGCGACATGCTTCTGGCCAGACGAGACAATTCCCATGACGTTGCTGAAATGCGTCGGGCAACCAATCTCATGTTACGGAAAATAGACCTGCTTCCGGAGGATTGCATTCTCATCTGCGCGACCAACATGGACGGTCTCATCGACCGTGCCGCATGGCGTCGGTTCGACGTTCGAGTTCGCATGACACTGCCCGACAAGACTACGACAAGGCTTATTATCATGCACCGGCTTAAGGAGTTGAATATCCAAGCCGACGTTCGACCATGCGACATCAATGTGGAGAACATAAGTCCAGCCCTTATCGTCCAAACCGTGGACAATCTGGCCCGCAAGACTTTGATTTCCGGTTCGGAAACCATTCCGACCGACCTGTTCGTCAATGCTTTCAACTCTCTGAAGATGGAGGTTTCCAACCAGTGAACCGTGACGGATACAAGTTCGATATCAATGTCCGCAGAAACGGTTTCATGTCATATCTGTGGAGCGCCGAAGTGGAAGATGAAGGATTCTTCACTCCCATTGCGAACGGTACTGCCCACACTCTCAACGGCGGCAAGAAAGCCGCTATGAAACAAGCGAGAAAGTGGGCGCAACACCAGCTCGCCCACCCCAGTGAAAAGGAAAGGTGGGCGGAATGTGCGACGATGAGCAACACCAAAACCAGACACCGGCGAAGTCACTGAAACGTTCCGGAAGGCAACCGAAACTATCCGACGTCGTCATGCTCGACCGGGGTTGTCAACTGTGGATTCGTGAAGCCCGTAAAGGGAACATCACTGACACGTCGAAGACCTTGGAGAAGATTCGATACCAGCTTCGATTGGAACGTCGTGTGGCCGGACAATCCGGTTCTGGACTTCGTAGACCTGTGGGTAGGGATAAAAAACCCGATACGGATGGGAACGGTTCAAAGCCGGATAGGAAAGACTTATAACCCATCAGGGTGCCGGTAGACGGTGCTGTCAACCGGCACCTTTTGGTATCCGACCTCACAATACTGGGGGTATCATTGTGTTATCGACGGAACCACACGCCCGTCATTTTTATAAGGAGACACAATGAACGAAGGAACCTATGGGCTGGAGACCCTGAAAGCCGACTATCATACGATACTCGGCTACGATATCGGCTATCTCACCGCGGAATCCTATCCGCTGTTCGCACCCTATCGTGCGAAAACCAAGAACAGTTTCTCCGGTAGGGTACCGCGACTGTTGAGCGTAATCATCACCACTCTCGTCAACACGCCAAGCCGCGAATGGGATGCGGAAACCCGCGCGCTCACCATCGGTGACGACTTCTTCTTCCTCGCCAACAAATGCGGGTTGAACAGTGGAGGAGACGGACGCACTACCGTCCGGAACCAGCTTCTCATGCTTTCGTCAATCCAGTTCACCGGAGCGGACGGAGTCAAAGTCACGCCGGTCGAACACACCGAAATCACCGCCGACAGTCTCACTATCGAGCATCGGAAAATCACGTTCACGGAACCGTTCGTAAAAATGATGACAAGGAACGTCCGGCAGATGCCGTTGAAGTGTCTGTACCCCAACGCGGGTAGCGCCATAGCGATAGACCTGCTCGCATTGGCGGCATTGTACTGTCCGAACGACCATAGGCTCATCATCGAACGGGCAGACCTTCCATCACTGCTTCCAGCAAGCAGGCAAAGCCTCTCCAAGCAGAATCTTCTAAATAGATTCAAGGAGTTGAACGACAGTCAGAACGAGTGGACGTATCGTATAACGAAATACAGCGTGACCATCAGCCCGTTCGGAGTGTACTCGTCCGAAGACGCTTTGAGATTACGTCGCAGACAATAGTTCGAGTATGAAAAGAGGGGAGCCGACCGTAAGGCCGACTCCCCTCAATGATGTCGGAATGGGAACTCAGATTTTCAGCTCATCGATAACGGAAAGGTCAACACCGTCACCCCAATTATCGACAATCTTGCTCAGGTTCTTACGCATTCCGGCAGGAGACTGGTCGTCAACCGGACGTCCGAAATTCTTCTCCGGCGCGACCGCGTTCAGCACGGAGAACAGCAGGTTGGTCATATCCTTGCCCTGCGCGAACACCAACGTCACCTCTGCGGCAATCATGCCCGGCTCGGCTGTAGCCAACCCTTCCAACGCGGACGCGAACTCGGAGATTCGACGTTGGTTCTTCGGCTCGGTCAATGCGTCCAGCACTGCTTCCGGAGTGCTCTTCTTCGTATCGGTCAACGCCTTGGCAAGAGAAACCACACGCTCGTCATCCAACGATTTGACAAGAGGAATCAGCTTCTTGCCGAACTGTTCCTCGATGTGCGGCATGGTCTTTTCACGCGGTTTGCGATTAGAACGGCCCTTACCTTTCCCCTTCGGCTTGTCTTCGGTTTCAGTGGACTCAGCGTCCACGTTCATGTCCTCACCATCAGCCGGTGCGGACACGTCAGCGACAGGCTCCGAACTCTCCTGATTAAGAGAATCGGATTCCGTCTGCGACTCCTCGACAGAAGACTGCTCCGGTTCAGCATAATTGTCGGAACCGTAACCATTGTCCTGCTCCGACTGCTGGTTGTTGTTGAATCCCCAATTGGTGAAGTCTGGCATCATACCTTCTTTCGTCATATCCAGCGAACACTCCGGTCGTACAGGCTGTTAACAGTCGGAACGAGGTGTTCTGTATTTTCAATTCACGAGTGTAGCGCCCGACGGCATCCCTAAACGGGGAAAACGGGGAAAAACAATTCCCCGCGCCACCCGCGCCGGTAGTTCCAACAGAAAAGCGGAACCAAAAAGAGTCCCCAACAAATATGAAAAAAGGAACAGCACCCGACCATTATCAGAAAAACCATGAAAACCATCCAGTCCACGCCGGTAGGTCAACATGAATAGCAGACTCAAAAAAAGAGAAAAACCAAAAATCAAAAAGACTAAAAGAAAGGAAGCACTACCCACCAAAAATCAGAAAAAGAAACCAAACACCATCACACCAAAAAAAGAAGAACCAAGAAAATCAGAAAGAAAAGAAAAACCAAAAGGAAGAAAAGGAGAATATAAGAGAAGCAATCTTAATCAAATAGAAGCAACAGAAGAACAGGACAATAAAAGAAGAAACACCTACCCCTAAATCGGGAATACAACGTATAGAAGCAACAGAAGCAACGCAACCATCCACCAAAAGAACAACATATCAACCCATATGACATACAGGACAGAAGAACAACAGCACCCAACACCCCAAGAAACAAGAAAAGCCAAGCAACAGCACCACAAGGCAACAGGCCAAGCAACAGCACCAGCACAAACAACAACCAACAGCCACTACAACAACAAAAAAACAACAAAAAGGTCAATAGTCTCACTAACAAGGTCAACGGCAATCAGAACAAGGTAACATCAATACAGGAACAGCCAATGCAACGAAAAAAGCAACAGCAAAACCAACAAAAAACTAAATATCAAAAAACTATAAATGCCAGAACTCGGACAAAACCGTAAACGTTCCGATGAGAACAACGGAACATGACCCATCAGGAGGCGGTCTTATTGGAAAAACGAACGATTTCCCTGATAATCGGCTCCGGAGGGCTTCTCACAACCATCAAAAAGGCCCTTACGAGAGCCGGAAACATGCGTTGGCAGGTGCCCGCCGCAGACAATATTCAAGCACAGGCCGACTATCTGGTAAGACATCCGGTGCCCTCCGGGTTCAAAGGAATCATCTTCACCGACAGGGCTGGAAACTGGCTTCCGATAGCCAACGCCGGATACATGGTCTACTGGTGCAACACCGGTCAGATACCGGTCGGAGCCATGGGCATGAGCGAACAGATGTTACGCATGAGCGTGGCTGATTTTGTACGGACTTATTGGGGAATCCAGCTTGCGGACAAGCGTCTCGTAGTTGATATCCTCCAAAACAAAGTGAAGGAGACTGCGGTTCTCCTACCCATCACATCCAACACCGGAGGAGTGGGGAAGACCACGTCCAGCCGACAGTTGGCAGACCGTGCGTCGCAAGCCGGATTGCGTGTTCTACTCATCGACGGGAACATTCGGCAGTCCAGCCAACGTAGTTTTTTCGACCCGAGACAGGACAAGCCATTGCATACGATAGCCGACTGGCGACCGGGCATGCAGGTGCAGGTCGGGGCCAATCGAGGACGTGACCTTGGGGTTCCATACGACATCTGTTTCGCACCTCCAGCAGGCGTCGGAGTGGACTGGCAGATATACCGTCAGTACATCCAAGCGGCACGCCGACTGTGGGATTTCGTCGTGCTCGACCTTGACCGAATCAGCGCGGACGATTTGGATGATAGGGAGAATATCGCCAACGGTTTACTGCTTCCATACATTCAATCGGGAGACCCTTGTCTGGTTATCGTCAAGGCTGGAAGGCAGACGCAGATTGACGCGTTGAATCTGCTGACGGCATTGGCGGAACATCATCTTCCGAAGGAACTCATCGGCATCAAGGACACCGTTCCGGTCGGATTGCAAGGTTACAGACGACTCGACTATACGAGATACGGAACGTTTCTCGGGACCGAATATCAGACGGTCGAGGCAAGCAACCATATCGCCAACGGTGATGTCAGATGGGATGACCCCGGTCTTGCTTTTGCTAGGGAGAACATTCTTAACTGGGCTTTGCCCGACCGTGGTTTCAATCCGGAAAGATTCAATCCGAACGCTAAGAACAGTGAAGGAAAGAAAGGTCGTGGGCGTAAGTGACATTCGATGACCGTTTTCTTTTCGACCCGAACGACGAGAATCTTTGGAAGACCGGAAGCATTGCCGACTGGTATAAAGGCAACGACATGTTCGAGATGGAGCATCCCGGATTGTTCGCGCAGACCCACCCGTGGTTCGTTGCGAACAAACTGTTCGCGGAGACAATGGTGAAAGCGAACAGCGAACTCGTTTCGAGTATCCTCGGCGCATTGTTCACTTGGAAGACATGCACGGTTGACCAACTACGTGCGGGACTTTCCATCAAAGGCGCTCCCGCTTTCGAGCGTGACGAACCGAACCTGTATGGTGCGATGAACCGTTTGGGAATCATCAACGTCGGTTTCAGTCAGGCGGAACGATTGTACGGTCAGACCGTGAATCATGTTTGGCTTTCACCGTCGAACAGTCCACGTCTTATCAACCGTGCGATGAAATTGTACGGGATGGAAAAGTGGATGCGTGAGACGATGGCGGTTTCCTATTACGCGGGGAATCGTTTCCATGTTCGGCATAACACTTATGCGGCGCACGCGGGATTGATGTTGGCACGCGATTCACGTGTGAAATTCTCATCCGGTGATGGTTGGGGAAAATTCCGTAGTGTTGACCCACAGGCTGTTGCCGAGTCGAAGGTCGGCAAGGCTTGCGCGACCGACGTGGTGACGTTGTGCCGGAACAATGTGTTGGCGGGTATCGAAATCCAAACGTCGAACAGCGAATTGGATAAGAAGATGCAGAACTGGGCTAAGATGCTCGCCTATTCTCCGATGAAGCGTCGCGGACTCATCTGCGTATGGTTGCAGATACCGAAGGCAAACGAAGGTTACGAATCGTTCAACGCGGTGATACAACGCACGCAAGGCATGACGGAAATGGTCGTGGGCAATCCTACCGTGTCGCAACGAATGGGAATCGCGGTCTGGGATGAATGGTTCGAGCATGGGATGCCGACCGACAGGTTCGGTGACTATACGGATATGAGTGGAACACGGCGCAACATTTTCTCCGACGAGTGGGCGCAATACACTCCGCAGGTTCGTGACGTTCGCAAAGTCAGCGAATGGGGTTGGGACGTGACGCGAGACATCATAAAGAAGGATTGGGGTTGGGATGTTTCCGGTTGGACAATGCCGGAAGCGTACCGTGGCGGTTTCTACGGTTTCATTGGAAAGGATTGCGATGGTCTCCACTGAGGAATCATTCCAACAGACGCAGGACGCGTTGGATGTAGCAAGATTGGAACGTGCGCGGGCTTTGCAACAGGTTCAGACATTATGTGAGACGGGACGTAGACATTTGGTCATTCCGTTTCTGATGGCGAACATGCAACGTGTTCCCGCATTACGGAAGATACGACTCTGGCAATTGGACTCGATAATGTTCAACACTTCCCGGCGGATTGCGAACAAAACAATCCGCGTCATGCGTGAAACCATCAACGATGATTCGAGCGTGAACGACGGTTACGTGACATTGGGTTGGGCTTTGGAGTCGAAGGAGAAAACCGTCCGTATGACTACATGGCTTCTCCAATTGTCGTTACGTGAGAAGCTTTCCACTTTCCAGAAGCCGGAAGGTTTCCCATACGCGCAGTTGTATCAGCAGAGCACGAATGATTAAACAAAAAAGGAAAGGAAGGTAAAACATGGGTAATCCGAACTGGTATCAGATAACCAGAACGTTGCAACAGTTAGACCCGGACGAGCAACGTTCGAAAATGGAAAGCATTCCAGCCGAACTGGATGGTTGCACCCTTCTCCTCATCAAGAAGGGCGAGGAGCCGGTCAAGGAATATATTTACGGTGACGGCGAGGGAATCGTCAACGCCGGACAGTTGGCTGGTTTTGACGCGAGACTGGTCGAAGATGATGAGGAACCGGTGTTGCCGGATGGCGTGAACAGTGCGGCACATCCTCTTGTACCATTCCGCGCCCGGTTGAACTCGAAAAGCAACATGGAGAAAATGCGGACGAACTATTCCGGCGTTCGTACAAGTATCGAAAAAGTCATGCCGCCGGACAGTTACGTGAGCATCACCCTTCGCAATCAGGGATACTTCGAGCAGATTCGTATTCGCAATTGGATTAGCGACGAATACAATGCGGTGGAGGATTCAAGCGAACTCGCTTCAACCAACACGATGTGCGCCCGTGTGAGTTTCGGTTGCCGTCAGGCTTCCCGTAACCGACAGCTTGCGCAGAAGATTGGTCAAATCATCTGTCCGCTCATGTCCAACATGTCCAGTCATGCGAGCCGTCCGAAGTTCGGGTTGCTGTTCGTCAGCATGCTGTTGGAAGTGTTGTCCGTGATTTGGAGCGTGTGCGGTCTTGCAAGAGGATACGTGATGGATGGGATTTTCCCATTATTCCATTCCGCTTGGGGTTTCGGAATCGCACTTCCACTGCTTGCTGTGACGTTGGTCGTGTTCCTGTTCCTCATGCTGTTGTCGTGCATTCCGTTCGTTTACATTCCAAGACCTCAGATTGCCGGTGGCTCGGTGGCGCTCATGCTTTACCTGCTGTTGGGGTTGCTTCCGCTACCGACATTCATTCCTGTTCTTTTCGTTCCTCTTCTTGTATTCGCGTTCATCCGTTGGAAGAATTGGACGTTGTGGGATGACATTTTCCAAACGCCACGCAGATATTATGCGATTGCGAACGACCGTGGCGCGAACGAGTCCGATAATCAGACCCGTCTTGGCGTGCGAACTCATAAGGAGCGCGTGTCGGCTTATGGTGCGCAACGTACCACGTTGATTCTTTCCCCGATTATCGTAAGTTCCGTGTTCACTCCGGTCACTCAGGGAGTGGCGATGAAACAGGAGTTACATCCGGTTCCGGAAGTATTGTCGCATGATGGAATCTTCCTCGGGAAAGACGATACGGGACGTAACTGTTATCTCGACCCGTCGCAATTGTTCGGCGGCATCGCCATCAACGGCGAAGCCGGTTCTGGTAAGACCGTGCTCACCCATGGCATCAGCCAGTGGGCAATCAGCGCACGAGAAACCACCAGTCCGAAAATCTGGGGACACGACTCCCGTATCATCCATTTTTGGATGAAGGATGATACCGGTGTTAACGTGTTGGAACGTTACCGCAAACGTCACGGTTTCACCAGTCCGCAGCGAGTCGTCTACTTGGCAGACCCGAACAGCGTGTGCTTGGACATGTTTGGCATGAAGGATGGGAACAATGCGATGGAGACTGCGGCGAGCGTGGCGAAGACAATGCGCTACTCGTTCGATGACGGTGATATTCTGAACGACTCGCAGAACATCATCACCCAAGCGTTGACCATCGGCGTGGCAGTTGACCGTTACGTGCAGGAGGAACGCAAGCATAATCCTGAATCCGCGAACAAGGATTGGGAAAGCGAGATTGTGAAACGTTGCCACCAGCTCGAACAATCGTATCCGGGTGCGGAACAGTTGCGAATGCAGTTGAGTCCAATCGGATGGGCCGTCGTCGCATTATGCGGTTCCGACGGTCAGGCCGGTTCCGCGAAAGCGTTGGGCCATGTGTGCCGCGCGTTGAGCATGGAGTTGAAGAGTGGCTACATGTTCGAGGAGATGACGCATGCGGCTCGTGCGGCTGAACAATTGTATGGCCGTCCGGACGCGGCTGGTCATACGGTTCGTTCCGACCGTGACATTCTTGCGAAGACGAACGCTTCGTTGAACAAGGTGAACCAGTTCCTTCCCATCGAACACATGTTCACGGCACGTCGCGGCAAGGTGACTTGGACGAACATTCTCGACCATGCGGGTGATTATCACATTGTGCTCGCACCGCATAACGGGTATTCGTTGCCGGAACGTATGGATAAGATTCTCGGCGGCTGGCTCATGTACCGTTTCTGGAATACGGTGTTCGCGCATTGCAAGGATTGGGACAAGGCTGGCAAGTGGACGATGCTCGTGTGTGACGAGTTGAGCCTGTTGGCTAACGGCAATGATGGCATTATGCCCGCGTTGCGTGAGCAGGGTCGTTCGTTCGGTCTGCTTCTCGTGTTCGCCACCCAGTATCCGACCCAGTTGTCCGACGCGATGTTGGATTCGTTCATCGGCTATTCGACGTTCATTACATACAATACGACGATTCCGCGTATTGCCGATATGACGGCGAAACGTTTGACGAACAATGACGGGGAGGATGGTTGGCGTTCAGGTGCGGTCATGAATCTTCCACGTTATGCGGCGGCTGTTCGCACTCGAACCCAAGAACAGTTGCAGCCGACGTTCCTTGTTCATGTGAACGATTTCGATAACGGTTATCGCAATGGTGACATGGATAATGATGACTAGCTTTTAGCGTTCATCATATTGCTTTTCAGAATCCGTTCGGAACTTTCAACTTCCGGACGGATTTTTTATACCTAAAAACCTCGCTACGACTGGAAACAACCGCGTAGGTTGATAGGATGAAAAATGCAGGAGAGTTCCGTTTGGAAAACGAAAGGGAACTCAAAAAATGGGTGGAACCATTACCTTGGCTGGAAGCAGCCTTGAGAGCACCTATCATAAGATGTTCGACACCATTTTGAGCAGTAGCGCAGGAACCGTGTTGACCAACATCGGTCTTGCCGCAGCAGTGCTTCTCGCACTCGGCCTTATCGTCGGTAGCATTTGCAAGGCATTGGGACGCCAAAACAAGCTCGTGCAGATGTTCTGCCCGAACATCGGACGTATTCTCGTCGTCCTCGCAGTCGGATTCATTCTCGCTGGCCCGACCTTCACCATTCCGGCAATTCTTAAGTTGATTGACTGGTTCGTTGACGCGGTTGGCGGCAGTGGAAAGACCTATCTGGGAATCTGACATCCGCAGAAGGAAAACCGGAGTGGATATGCGAAGAGGACCTTTCCGGTTCTGTTCCCACTCCGGTTTTCTTTTAAGAACCTTACGTACGAAAAGAGTTGAATCATGAGCGATGAGGAAGACGAAGGATACAAAGGCCCCTTGCATCCGAGGTTGACGATGGACGACATCACGGAAGTGTCCGGCCCGGAGGAAATCGAACGGAAGAACACGTTCCAGATAACCAAGAACACTGAGGCCCGTTCCAAAACCGTGTTCTCCGTTATCGTCGGCGCATTGGCGGGCTTGGCTCTTTGCCTCATATTCGCCCCGTTGCTCGGATACATGTTCAGCTCGTTCTTCGTACTGTTGGGCGGAATACTGGCTCCGTTCTTCGCAGTCGGCACCATTAGAGACCGCACCCAACAGACACGGTGGAAGAGAACCTTGCAGGATATGAAGAGCCGCAAGATTGAAGGGCAGGTCTTCTACCCGAATTCCACTCAGCCGGAAAACATTATCGACCTTCAAGAAATGGAAATCCGTTGAATACAAAATATCGAGACCCAGTGAAACGGGCGGGTAGAAGGAACCTGCTCGTCATTCTGATGTTGTGCGTGGTCATGACATTGTTCGTCTTGCCGTCCAGCGTGTTCGCCGCACAGGTCAACGATTCGACCACGACGATAACATGCGCCAACGGCGGGACTGACAGTGCTACATCAGACATCTCTAGTTGTCTTCCTTCCGGACGTTGGGGAAACTACGTTGGGGAAATCACTTCGCGTACGGAACCGTACAGTGGCAGCGATGTCGCCGGTTGGTTCTCGAACGTCAAGCAGACCATCAGCTCGCAGACCCATATCGTCCTTCCCAACATTCTGATGCAGTTGACTCAGGTCTGCTGGTCTTCCGCATTGTCCATCAGCCAGTTCGCCGCTTCGTTCGAACCGATGAAACAGGCTGGTGCGAACATCGACTCCGCAGTGTCCACCATGGTGACGAGTCTGATGGACGGTGGTATCCCCGCCACCATCGCAGTGCTCGGCATCGTGGCTTGGGTTGGCGCGGCTGGATTCCAAATCGGCACCGTCAAAGAGGCGAGCAAACGAATCGTCATCATGGTTCTCTGCTTCGCTTCAATCACGATGCTTGGAGCTGGAGCGGCCAAAACCGGAAAGAACGCCACAGAACCGGCGACCGGAAGCCCATGGTGGGTCGTGCAGACAATCAACAACACCATCAACAAGCTTTCGGTCAACCTCGACCTTGACGGCATGGCAGACAGTGATAAAAACATGATGTCCTACCATCATGCGGCGAACGGTGCGAAAACCAATTGTCAGGATTACCTGTACTTCATGCATCAGGCGTATGACGAACAGGCGAAGTCCAACGGCAATCAGGATACAAGCAACGTCACCAAGGCCATCAACCGTATTTGGGAGGAGACCTCTCTTCGCTCGTTCGTGACCATGCAGTACGGAAACCCGCAGACCACCGGAACATCCTCGTTCCGTATCGCGGAAAACGCTCGGCAAGGTTACTGCCACGTGTTGGAGATGAAAGCCAACACGAACACGACCATCCAGAAGGATTTGACCAACAAGGCCATGGCGTTGCACATCAGCGACCAGCGAGCCAAATGGTTGTTCTCCGTGGACGGTTGGGTAGACCCGCGTAATCCTTACTTCACCGACAAACCGTTGGAAAGGGAGAACGCGACATATCTCAGCCGTGCGGGCGTGTTCTGGGAAACCTGTGGCACGAAACGCAATCAGGAAATCTACGCGCGAGCCGGATGGGCGACACTCATCAACAACCTCGGTGACACAGGAACCAAGAACATCAAGAACGGCAGTACGAAAGTACGTGTCAAGATTGACGACTTGGACAATGTGAAACCGACCAACGGTGGCAAAGGCGTGATGGACGCGAAACAAAACGGCAGTGAAGACGAAACCATCCAACAGACCACTTCGGTCTGCCAGACGATTCTCAAACAGGGTTCCGTAATCTTCTCCCGTTCCACCGATATCAACAAGGAGGATGACGGAACATATAAAGACCAGCAGAACGACACCAACTGGGGCGACTCCGCTACGGTCGGATGGCGTTTCGACGTGCCGAACGTTTCCGGAACTTGGAGTGAGGCGAATCTTCGTGACGCTCAGGATGATTCCACTGTCACGGGCGGTGCGAAGAAAACCATCGACTACATGTATGGCAACAACAACGTCGATACGTTGGGTGCTTGCGGAACACTTATCGGAGGCATCGTCAATCTCGTGGTCTGGGGATTGTTGAGCCTTGTTCTAATACTGACGAAGCTCATGCTGATAATGATGGCGTTGTTCCTCGTGGTCACGTTCCTTGTCCAAGCGTTCCCGATTGGCGAGAAGCCGAAGAACGCGTTGAAGAACTGGGCGACGTACACCTGCCAGTTGAGTATGGTAGGAGCGTTGTACGGTGCGCTCGGTACTCTCGCAACATTCATTTGTGGCCTGACGTTGAAGTTCACCTCTGCCAGCAGTGGTTCGTTCACCTACCAGTTGATTGCGGGATTGAGTCCGGTGTTGGCTCTCGCCGCAATCGGCATGTTCTGTTCGAAAGTGTTGAAGTGTGGTAATCCGTTCAGCGTCAACGCTCTGATGGGCATGGCGGGTGGAACCGCAATGGCGTCCGGTCTTCGCAAGGGAATGCACATGATTGGACAGTACCGTATGATTCGCGCCATGCGTGGCGGATTCCGTCGTGGCGGCAATGGTGTCGGACGTTTGTCCACGAACGGTACCGGCGCTGGCATGGCCCATAACGGAGCACGTCAAAGCGAGACTGTCCTAAGCAAGATGAGCCGCGCGCAACAGGATTCGTTGAGTCAGGGCGATAGGAATCTGATGAATCGTAACGCCAAGGAGTTCGAGGCGATTCAGACGCGTGGACGCGGAAGCAAGAACTGGGCACGAATGGACAAGAGCACGGTGAGAGGAAGTCTTGCCGGTGCGAAACTCCATTTTGAGGATTCCACGGGCAAGTTCAAGGGACGGTTGAACAAAGCCGTTTCCAAGTTCCATGGCGAGGACAATACGGAGGCGTTCGCCCATAGTATCGCCCAACGTCACCCGGGCATGTCCCTCAACGATGTGCAACGCAAAGCGCAAAGGATGAACCATCTGAACAATGCCGGACGCAAACTCCAAGGTGCGGCAAGAGTCGCCGGAGCCGGAGCCGCAATGGCCGGTGCTGGTCTCGCTTTCGCCGCACGAGCCGCGAAGAGCGCTCCTTTGCGTAACGTAGCCGCACGCGGAGCGAAGGTCGCCGCGAAAGCCGCTGTCGCAGGAGCTTTGTTCTCCAATCCGATTACCGCACCGTTGGGATTGATTGCCGCAGGAAAGCTGGCTGCCGACCGTAACCTCCATCATGGTCTAGCGGTGGGTGCGGGAGCCGCGATGGATAAAATCCGCGACATCAGGAACGCTGCTCCCGGCAGTATGAGAGAACGCGACCAGTGGCGTCGCGACGTGTTGGGCATGGCTAATGGTGACGCTCCGTTGTCGTCTCCGTTCTCCGGCGCCGGTGACGGTGGTTCCGACAATGGTAACAGTCCTATGCCTTCTCCGTCGGCTCCGAATCCGGATGTCCCAACCCAAACCGGTGGTGTCGGTGGCGCGTCCCCGATTCCGACGGACGCGCAGACCGAGACGATTCCGATTGGCGCTCCGACTGGTCCGATTCCAGCGGACGCCCAAGGACAGCAGACTCCGGTGTTGACTGAACAGTCCGCGTTCAATCAGGTTCGTGAGGGAATGATGGCAGACTTCACGAATAACCAGCACATGTCTCAAGAGGATGCGGAACAGGCTTTCCAAGAAGCCGTGGCCTCCGGTGAAGTCGATGATTCTGTCCAAGCGTATATGAGCCAGAACAATCAATCTCCTATCGAGAATGTGACGGCTCAACCTGAGATGAATGCCAATCAGCCGGTGTACAACACTGAGACAGGTGAGATTGTTGGTGAGACCCTACCCTCCGGGACGATGGACGCCGCCGTGTCCTCCGCCTCCACTTGGCAGAAGGCAACCGACAATGCGACTCCGATGCCTGAATCGGTGAACAATTCACTGCAACAGGCGTACATGCGCGAGAATCCGGTACAGCAGTCTCCGGAGGAACATTTGCGGATGGCGCAGGAGGAGTGGACTAGGACGACTGGTCTTCCGAGCGATATGATGCCTGCGAGTGCGGAACGTGCCATGAATCCGAATGGAATTCAGCCGAGTAGAGAATTCACGGTTGATTCCGGTCAGACGCAACAGCAGGGTTCGGTACAGGCGCAAGCTCCGCGACAGCAGTCTCAACCGCAGCCACAAGCTCAGGTGAGGCAGCAGCCGTCGGTTCGAATGCAACCGCCAACCACACCGTCACCGACCGTCAAACAGCCAGTGGACGCCAACCCGTCAAACCTGACAGGTTTCCCCTCCGTAGGCAATCTTCACATGAAGAAACCGCCGACCGGAGGACAGCCGACACCCAAACCGCCGTTCATGAAGTGACGTCGGTTTGACCATCCGGCGTCGAATGTTTTGAGCATCTTCCACAGCATTCGACGCCGGTTTCCCTTTCGTAAACCTTCCAACGTCAAGGAGATTAGAAAATGGAAGAGGTAGGAAACCAAGCCGCTGACACTGCGGGACGAACGTTGGGTGACGTGCTCACTGTGTTCTTCTCTTGGGTGTTCACGCCGACGGGCGCAATCCTCACTTTGTTGATGATTATTATTTGCGCCGGTAGTGTCGTGTTCGCAATCTTGCAGAAAAGCACCCGCGCGTTGATGACCGCGTTGACCATCTGCGCGTTCCTGTTGTTCGTGTGGATTATCACCGGTGTCTTGGAGGTCATGGGTTTGCCCGTGCGTGAATGGATGAAGGATATCGCGGCCCAGATGCCTGATATCGGTTCACTGTTCATGGAGTTCCTTCGCAAACTGGTGTTCACTGCTACCGAATGATTTTTGTTCGGCGGTAAAAACAAAAGAAGGCCGTATCCGTTTCATCGCGGACGCGGCTTTCTGTTTTTCTGTTCCGCCTGTAAACTTGTACGCCGTTCAACTGTTTTACTGGAATGTTTCTCCGAACGGTTTTCTGGTTCGGCGTGCCGACTTTTCGCCGTTGTTATCATCGAAACAAAAAGACATACCCCCACCATGATTCCGTCCACACCGGAAGCAGAAAAAGGAAACCAGAACATGAGAGTCAAAAACCATACGGTCATCATCACCGTCGCAATCATCAAAGGCGGTTCAGGAAAAACAACCACATCAATGGCATTGGCCGAACTATTGCACAAACGCGGGGAACAAGTCACAGTCTTGGACTCCGACAACACGGGCGGCGCGACCATGTGGGAAATGTACGTCGAACAGGAAAACCGCAGACGCAGACAGGACAATCCGGACGCGGAACCATACACGCTCGGCTTCCCCGTCGTGCAAACCAACGAAGCCGTATTGAACAATCCGGAACTCATCCGCGAAAAATATTCAGGCTGGGTCATCATCGACACCCCACCGTCCGACGCGGGAGTGGTGCAGGCGGCGATAAACGCGGGCGACGTGGTGATAATCCCATGCCAGCCATCCGTATCCGATTTGACCCACGCGGGACGCACATACGCGGCGGCACGCAACGGCATCGTCCTGTTGACACGCGTGAAGCCGAGAACGAAACTCGCCCGGAACAGCATCAGCGAACTGGATGAGGAAGGCATCGCACGGTTCGAAACCGTCATCACGGAACGTGAAGCCGTCAAGAACATGTACGGCACGACGGAAATCGACAACAAGGAGTATTCCAGCGTCGTGCAGGAACTCATCGACTATCTGTCTGAAATCAATCTGGTGGAAGAATAAAAACAGGAGCAGGGGAGTAAGTAGGCAATCATGGTCAAGAACATCAAACGCAACGCTTTCGCAACAGGAATGCAGGACAAGCGTGACATGCGCCCATTGGAATCACCGGAAAACATTAGCGAACCGAACACGGAGCAGGAACCGACACAGGCCATTCCTGAAACGCGGGAACCGTCAGACCAGTCAGTCCAAACGTCCGCCGACATGCATGCCCAAACGCTCACGGAGGAAGAAGCCGACCGTCGGGCACGGCTCATCACCGACATAACCCATCCTGAAACACCGGCACCATCCGAAACGCATCAGCCGCCGAAAGAGAAAAGAATCGGCAGCAACGTCACCGTCGAAAACTGGCGGGCATGGAAGATGAGAAGCATCGAATACGGGACGAAGCAGGCTGTATTGTTGAATGCCGCGATGGACTACTGCTTCCAGCAGGGGCACTTCGACCAGACGCTCATCGACAAGTACGAGCAGAAGGATTAGGCTCCGGTATACTAATATTCGGATGAACAAAAAGATTTCATCGAAGTCTTCCAGATGGGGCGACGCTCATATCAGAGCGTACGCCCCATTGGTTTTTCTAAAACACAGTCAGGATACGAACGGGTTCATTGGCTCGTTATCGTCTGCCACGCCCGCGTCCGTGTCGGCATCATCGTTAGCCGACTGGATGGAAGGGAGACTGGGGCGGACTATGACGCCGGTTTCCGTGATTTCGACTTTCAGCTCCGGCCATGCGAGCTGAATCTTCTCCAACGCTCTCTTGAACTTGCGTTTGAATTCACGTATCGGATACCCGTCATACTTGAACTGCATCAACAGAGCTTCCCATGTTACGCCGGTTTCACGTCGGGCACCGTTCGCGCGGAACGCGAGCCATTGGTAGATATCCAAAGCGAGGGCGTCACTGCGAAGCTGACGGACGATGTACGGGTTGAGTGGCACGCAGTTCTCGGTCAGCAGCGCCCACATCTGTGGGGAGAATTCTATGAACGACTTCTTGTTTTCGTCGGTCACGTAGTTGAGCGCCACGGTGTTGGCGACGAAGAACGAGTGGGCTATGAATCCGTCTGCTGACCAGTTTTTGAGGATGATGGAAGTGGTGGCTAGATTCTTAACCATCTGCATCACATTATCCTTGCTGGACCCCGAATAATGGATTCCGGCATTCTTGCAAAACGAGTTATACGTGTCGTCCAAGTAGACGGTGTGACGCTCCGCGTCCACGCAGTCGCTTCCATTCTTGATGAGCGAGCGGATGTGGATGAGGAACATTCTGGGGGCCGCACCGTAAGCCCATTCGCCATTAGATGCCGAAACTGTGATTGACGAGCGTCCGTTGGTTTTCGTCACGCTGGGTGTAGTTGGTTTTGTCTGGGGGAGGAAGCTCAGCTTCGACATCACGGACGGCGTATAGCGGTATGAGTTGTTGTTGTCTGCGGGGACGATATCATGGTTCAAGTGACCATAGCTCCTTTATGGTTGCCAACGCCCCGGCTGTTGACCCAGCGCGGGGTTTTCTTTTTCTTCGATTCTAACCGGTGCTTCTGACCTTCCCGCTGTTGTATTCAACCTTTCGGGCGTGCGTGAGAAAGTGACACACAGAACATGAAAAAGTTGGCACTTTCGACACGGAAAGTTGGCACTTTCGACACGGAAAGTTGGCACTTTCGACACGGAAAGTTGGCACTTTCGACACGCTTTCGACCCGAAACGCCTACTCCCATAAGGGATTCCGACACCTGCAAAAGGTATACAAAAGGTTACAAAATATATTAATAACCCTTATATTCCCTTCTTTTTAAAAAAAACAGGTTTTTTCAAAAAGAAGCAAAAATCAAAAATCAGAATAAAACCATTTTTCGGATTCCATGTTTGGTCAGGTCTAAACCCGCTCACAGGGTATCCTCAATGCTTTTAGAAAAAATCAAGTCAACGTGAACGTTTAGGCATGTCCGAATGCTTTCGAAGGAAGAGAGAAAAAGAAAAGTTCCGGAAAAAGAAAAACAGAGAAGCCGACACCGGCGGCGGACACTTTTCTGAAAACCTCGAAGACGGTGAAATCAACCTCCGATGAACGGTAGACTGGAGGATGCAAGTCAGACGAAAAACGGATTCGGAGCGGGACTGTGTTCGGAAGCAAGAAAGACAAGAACGGCAAACAGCCGATGGGTCAGCAGAAGGCGAAGCAGAACCCGAACAATGAGACCGACCTGTTCGCTGACGAAAAAGAACGCAAGGACGAGATAGAACTCACCGCGTGGAAGAAGGCGTTGAAGAACACCCAGAAGTGGAAGGTTCTCATCATCCTGTTCATCTGCACCGGTCTGGTCGCTCCGATGGTTTCCGTCCGCGCAATCAACACGTTGAACGAAATGGGTTCCTACCTGACGGAGAAGTACAAGGAAATCAGCGGCGACAAGCCCGGCAAGCAGGTCGCATTGCAAGCCGTGTACAGTTGGCTGGATGATGACAAGGGCGCTTTCCAATACGGGTATGCGAACCTGTGGTGGAATGGTGCCACCGAGGTCAGCACATCCACTTCGGACGATTCCAACGGTTCTATCACCCAGTATTGGAGCCATCAGATGTCCCTCACCGATAAGTCGGATGGAAGCACGAGGGATATCACCCAGCTTGTCGCCGTCACCGACGGAGTGGCTACTGCGGTGGGGACGCCGACCGTGCTTCCAAAGACCGTCACTTCGAACAGCAATACGGACACGTACCGTCCCGACGATTACATTCAGCTTGACCAGAACACGAGCCTGACGAACGTGGTCAGCGCTTGGTCTAAAGCGTACATCGGCAAAGACTCCAACGCTTTGACGGTTCTTGTCGGAGACCCGAACAGCGACCACATGTATCAACCCGCAAGCTTGGGTTCTTATCTGAACTCGTCCCTCGACTGGCTTGTGCAATGCACCAAGGACGGCAAGACCGTTGACAAGCAGAACAAGTCCGACAATCCCGAATGGGCGGCGGCGAGCGTCAGCATCTCGTTCAAACCCTACGAGAAGAAGGTTGATGCAAGCACGGCCAACGACCCGAACGCGGACACTGGTTCAACGAGCGACGTGGAGACGAGCGTCACCGTCCTCATCCATAATCCGACCCGTGGTAGCGCGAAAATCGTTGACTGGGGCGCCGAAGGCAGTCTGACCACGTTGAAGGCGTTCAGCAATGCCATTGACCGTTCGCTGATTGGCTCTTCCAACAGTGATGACGATGATGATTCTTCCGATTCCAGTTCATCGGATTCCGATAGCGGTTCCGGTGATGACGGTTCCGACAATGACGATTCCGACTCCTCCGATTCGGATTCGTCAGACAACAACAGCAGTAGTTCATCCCAGAATTCCGATGACGGTTCCGTAACCGGCGACCCCAATGAGGGTCCGAACGACTAATCCGAAAGGAAAACTAAATTGACAGGACATAACAAGCCCAGTGAGGGTGACAAGTTCGCCGAGTTCATCAACAGCAATGGCCCGTTGACCGGTGCGATTATCGCCATCGCGTTCATCGTGTGTCTCGTCATCAGCATCATCTTGAACCTGTGAAGCGGAACTTGTTTTTTGGAGCAGGAAATGGTTGAGGACATGATGACGATAGTTCACACCTACTCGTGCAGGTTGTACGGGCTGCGCCGTTACAGGAAGGCGTTCGACCTTATCGGCAAGGACGGCACATGATGGCCGTCATGCGCCGCGCGTTCAAAACCCGATTGAACGTGAACAACAAGACAGGGAATATGCTCGCACGCTGGTGCGGCATCTCCAGACTGGCATACAACATCTGCCTGATGAAATGGAACATGGACTATCGGGACGGCGTGGCGAAACACAACTACTACAGCATCAAGAAATGGTTCAACAGCGTCAAGTACGAACGGTTCCCGTTCATCAAAGAATGCTCGAAATGGGTGCCGGAAGCGGCAATCAAAGACCTGCAAAACGGTTTTACGAACCTGTTTCAACATCGTGGCAACCATCCGAAACTACACCGCAAAGGACATAACGACTCGTTCCGTATCGACGGCAGTGTTGTCAAAATCGACGGTCGGACAGTACGGCTGCCCAAAAAACTCACCATAAGAATGATGGAAAGGATACCCCATGAACGGAGGATAACGAAAATCAACAACATCACAGTTAGCCATAAGGCGGGCCTATGGTTCATCAGCGTCAACTACGAAACCGATATGAGCGTGTGCGAAAACCAAGCCACGGGAGTTGTCGGAATCGACTTGGGGGTGAAGACCTTGGCGGTCTGCTCGGACGGTCTGACGGTGAAGAACCCGCACGTCCTACGCAAGCGCGAACGACGCAAGAAACACTTGCAACGCATCGTCGCACGCAGGAGGAAAGGCTCCAAGAACCGTCGCAAGGCCGTAGCGCGTCTCGCACGCTACGAATACCATACGGCTTGCAAACGTCGTGACTGGCTACACAAGGCGACACGGACGATAGCGGACGAGAACGCCGTATGCTTCATGGAAGATTTGAACGTGAACGGCATGCTCAAAAACCACCGTCTCGCCAAATCAATAAGCGACGGCAGCTTCAACGAATTCAAACGCCAACTCTCATACAAGACGCAGGTGCGGAACATCGACCGCTGGTATCCCAGCAGTCAAATCTGCTCCCGCTGCGGCATGAGGAAACCCATGCCGTTACCCGAACGCACTTACGAGTGCGAACGATGCGGACTCACTCTCGACAGGGATTTGAACGCCGCGTTGAACATTCTTCAAGTAGGGATTGCGAACTATCCCGAACTTATGCCTGTGGAGGGTGACAACCACCTGAACGCCATCGGCGCGACCGATGTTGCGACGGCACCCCGTGAAACAGGAATCGACCATCAAAAACTGCATGAGCAGCTATGAATAAGAATCGAAAGGCAGGTTTCCTATGGCTAAGAAGAAAGGCGGCATGTCCGCCGGTTCGTTGATTGGCGGCATTCTGGTCGTGTTGACGGCCATGGTGCTCATCGTGAATCTGGGATTGTGGACTCCCATGTCGAAGATTTTCGGATTGCCGGAAATCAATGACTTGTCCCAGTTGATGCCGGGTGAGGATTCCAAGGTGAAACCGGATGTGAAATTGGGGTTGAAGGAGCCTTCCTTGAAGTCGTCCGGCTCCAATTCGCAAACCAATACTCCAGAAGCCACAGAAACGCCCTCAGAAACGACGCAGACACAAAACGGGGATAATTCCTCAAGTCAAGCACAAAAAGCCTCTACAAGCGTTCCTGAAGGTGCTTTAAGCCCCATCACCACGAAACAGGCGCTTGACAAACTCGCTGACATCGAAACCGCAACCCCGCACACCAAAGGATACAACCGCAAAACCGACTTCGGCACATGGCAGAACAGCAACCAGCTCTGCGGTTACGGCACCACCCGCGACTACATCCTCAAACGCGACATGACCGACGTGACCATGGACAAGAACTGCAAGGTGCTCACCGGCACCCTCCAAGACCCATACACAGGCAAGACCATCAAATTCCAACGCGACACCTACGAGACCATCAACGGCAAACAGAAGAAAACAGGCGGAGACAGCATGGCCGTCCAAATCGACCATGTGGTGGCGGTCAACGACGCTTGGGCCAGTGGACTGTGGAAGGACTCGCGTAAGGGCGACCGCATCACCTACGCGAACGACCCGGAAGTGCTTGTCGCGTCCGAAGGTGAGGCAAACAACATCAAACAGCAGGGCGTGAACCTCGTGAAGGATGATGCCTTGAACGGTTCCTCGACCAAGTGGAAGGACGCAACGCCCAGCATTTGGCTCCCGTCCAACAAGACGTACCAATGCTCGTATATGGCTAAACGCGTGTACATCAAAGACAAGTACAAGCTGTCCATGAGCAGTTGGGAGAAGGCCGAAACGAAAACGTTCCTCACGCAATGCGTTGCAGATGAGAACTGATAGCCTGTTTCTCCATGCGACCCGTCGCCCGTAAAGTATGGTTATAGATTCCATATGAGGGCGGCGGGTTGTCTTTTTGTATGAGAGATAAGGGTTTGCAATGTCCGATGTCAAAAAAAATTCAGAGTACGAAATTGAAAACTATGACGAACATGTAAACGCGGTAGGAGATAGCTCTGCACCTGTTTCTCTCCTCTTGGGAATAGGTGTCGGTGGTTTTGACGAAAAAGATTACAGAGATTATCTGGAAGAGAAAAACACGCGTTGAACCCCTTGTCAGAAAAATTTTTCCTGTTTTTCCGGTTTCTCGCTCGATGAATGTTCGAGGTCGTTTACTGTGACAGTTGAGACCGGGTTTTCGTGGTATATCTTCCACCATCTGGTTTCTTCCCCGGTCTCTGTGGAAAGCTCCTCTCGGGGAGTGTGTTTCGGGTTCCGCCACCCGTGTGTGGATTCTTTTTTGGGTGGCGGAACCATTTTCTTTCCTAATTGGCATTGTGGCGATTCGAGAAGAGAATGATGTTATACTAGAAGCGTTCACACAATAACAGAAAAAGCCAGCCAAGGAGAAAAACATGAGCAACTACTTCAACAGCATCGAACATCAAATCAACCTCATGCTCGACAGGGAACAAGACCTCCAAGACGAACAGGAACAGCGTCTACGGGACATTCACGACGGCATTGGGGACTACGTGCTGTTGCCCGAAGGCGACCCGTGGAACATCGATGACTACGAGCAAGACCCACGGCCCACCAACGTCAACAACACTTGCAGTCACGGACTCTATGTTGACGAAGGTGTGAAATCTGGAACCATGTATCATCTCAACCCCGACCTTGGACTGTGGGCGGCTTGTGACGACTACGAGGACATAGAAAAAATGGTCAGGGAAGGCAAGACGCTCACCCAGCCCATTGACGATTACGATTCGAAGCTCGCCTGAGAAAGAATTTTTCCTACAACCTTCCTTGTTTGCGAAAAACTACGTTATAGTGGAACCAGTCACAAACAAGGAAGGTTTCTTTTTTGAACACCGAAACGGACATCACGGACAGTCAAAACCAACAACGTTCCCGTCCGCGCAAAGACCTTGACACCGTAGGCGGATTCCTTGACTCCTGCAAGGACGAGACGCCAATCCTGCTTTACTTCAACACAAACGACGGAATACAAAGAATCCCCCACATCCTAGGAGACCCGCCTACCGTCGGACAACTCCGACTCAACAAATATCTGCGGCCACTGAAAATCCAACGAAGAGTCCGCTACCAGATTGCCGGAACCAGCGACACCGGCTGGGTCATCCGGGTCGATGAACGATTCAAGAAAAAGAAATACGTCAAAGCGTCGAAAGCCTGAATCCTTGGAATATCAGAACAACACCGTGAACAAAAACTGCCTATACTCCAACGGAGACCGGGAAGCGGTCTTGCAGACCATCTTCCGTAGGGGAGTCCTCCCACAGGTCGTGGTGTACGCGCTCGGACTACTGGTGGCGGTATGGCTCCTCGCATATTCGAACTCCCTGACGGGAGGATGGAAAATCATCTTCCTGTTCCTGTCCATCCTGAACTTCGTGTCCGGAATCCGTGGACTTGTCAAGGTCGGCGTCAACTGGACGACGCTCCGTGACTGCGCGTATCCGAACATCGACGCGAACGCGGCTGAAACATGGGATTTGGCGGTATGGCTCGCCAACAGTCCGCAATTCGGAGGAACCCCAATCCGGGATATGCGACAGCAGGAACTACGTGAGGCATTGGATGAGTACGGGACACTGTTCCAAGCGAACAATCCCGAAGACGTGACCGTCCAACTGAACCGGTTGGAACGGCTCATGCACGAAGTGGATTGGACGGGCCAATACGTTCATGCGCTCCTTCTATTCCGACAGTTGAAAGACTCGCATCTCAAATATTGGAGCCAACTGGACGAAGCCTACCGTCAAACGTTAATAAAACTGACGTCAGGCATGCGTTTGGAAAACCTAAGCGAAGACGTGCAACTCTCCCCACACCGCATGGTCATCTTGGACGGATTGCAGATTAACTGCGGACTGCATGGTACCGCAGGAAAATACACCGTCGGCTACGAGGACGGCGGAGTCCTGTGAACTATCAGATGCTACGGGACGCTCGCACCGGACGAATCCACCTGTTCTCCAACAATTGTTGGATGCTTAGGGATTGGGTGGCGAAAAACATCGGATTGGACGAGAACGGCGTAGCTCTCATACGCAGACTCGACCTGTTGGAAATGGAAAAATACTCCACCAAAATGATGGACAATCCCGAATCGTCCAGTGAGGAATACTGGCAAGCCAAAACCATGCATGACGGCATCGTCAAAACGTTCGAGGAACTATCACCTGTCGCACGAATCGAATACTGGGACTGTTTTAACGACACTCCCGTCAACATCCTCTGATTTTAGAAAAAAACACAAAACCTCTGAAAGGAGCAGCATTGGACGAACAATCCTCCACCCAACGTTTCCGTGTTCTCATGGCCGGTATCAGCGAAGGTGAGACCAGAATCCTCTACAACATCGAAAAAGGAAGGTTGACCGCCGACATTCTCAAAAGCAACATCGGCAGACGACTGCTGGATGCCGGACTCATCCGACGTAACGGGCAATCGGCCCCGTCCCTCACCAAGGATGGCATACGTCTCGTATCCACGCTCGCCCAAGGCGAGGCAGACCGTCCAATCCGACTATACGAGCGCAACGGCGAAACGCTGCTCCGCCAAGCCGGACAGGGAACGGCCAACGCATACAAGACCGGTTTCGAAAACGCCGCCATCGAACTGCTGAACGACAAGCTGGTTCGCCTCGACATCGCAACAGGTGCTCTGACGCTGCTTCCTGCGGGACGGGAACTATTGGAACGACTGGAGCAGACGTCTTGAAGCCTTGGTTCCAAGACGACACGCTGACGCTCTATCTGGGCGACGCATCGTCCGTGCTTCCCGATTTGCCCGACGGAAGCGTCGATTGCATCGTCACCAGTCCGCCGTACTACGGGTTGCGTCAATACACGGATTCCGAACTGGAAATCGGACGCGAACCCACACCCGGCGGCTATGTGGAAGACCTCAGCAAAGTATTCCGCGAATGCAGACGAATCCTAGCCGATGACGGCACGCTCTGGCTGAACTTGGGTGACACGTACTCCACGCCGAACCTGTGGGACGGCGGCGACGAGTCGGAGACCAGCATCGGATTGCACGGACATGCGCAGAAACCGAACGGCAGAAAACGTCCAGACCGTCCGGCGAAGAACCTGCTCGGCATCCCGTGGAGAGTGGCGTTCGCATTGCAGGATGACGGTTGGATATTGCGCTCGGATATCATTTGGGGAAAAACCAATCCCATGCCGGAAAGCGTGAAAGACCGTCCAAGCAAAAGCTACGAGCATATTTTTCTATTCTCCAAAACCGAAAAATACTATTACGACTACCAGTCCGTAAGACAACGGCAGTCGGAGAAAACCATTGAGGATTTAGCTCACCGGCATACGCTCGGCAACAAAAGCGCATATGGTGGCGTCCGCGAGGATTTGGGAAGAGACCGTAGGGAATACGTGGCATCGGACGGCAGACGAAACCTACGCGACGTGTGGATGTTGCCGACCCGCCCGTATGCGGGAGCGCATTTTGCGGCTTTTCCGTTGGATATTCCCCTCACATGCATTCAGGCCGGTTGCAAGCCGGGCGGCGTGACGCTCGACCCGTTCAACGGTTCCGGTACCACCGGGTTGGCGGCTGCGATGCTGGGGTGTAGGTATGTCGGTGTTGATTTAAACGAACAATATTTGGAATTGAGTCTGCGAGACCGTCTGAATCAGCCTGCGTTCGTATAGGAGATTGGAAAAAAATGCTGTCGTTATTATCACAACAGAATGTGCTTATCGCATTGGCTGTGGGAGCTATCATATTGGCGCTCATGTTCCTTGTGTCCGCATTGGAAGACTTGTTGGGTAGTGATACGAGACTAGGGGAGTTGTGCGGTCGCAGGAACCTGAGATGGGCTGTGGTCATTCTGACCATCGTGGCGGTTCTCACGGTAGTGGTCATCTGACTTTTCTGACTGGGGCGGCGTCGAGTCGCCCCTTTTTTATTTTCGGAATCGTGGATTTGAGTTTTCAGGCAATCACTTAACCTATGCTATATTGGAATCGTTCACATAAGCAGACGTAAAGGAAAACCATGAACCAAAAAGTCCTCATCGCTCTCAACAACGGAGCGAAACGTATCGTATACCGTGACGACCTCTGCCACGAGCTGGCCGACCTGCTCCGGCTCTACCTGCACGCCGACGCGTTGCCGGGAACAGGGGAACGTTGGGAACTGTTGAGGACGCTTGCATCCACTCTCATTGGTCGCGCTGTCGAAAAAGGGCTTTTTGAGGACTGCGCCCGCGTGAACGTGTATCCGGTTTCTTTTCAAATGGTTCAGCCTGATTGACGTATTCAACAAACTGAGTTACAGTGGAACTGTTCACACATATAGACCCAAAGGAGAAAACCAAATGACCGTCAACGAACTCATAGAACAATTGAAGAACCTACCCAAGGAAGTATGCGAACAACCCATCATGAACGGCAAGCCGAACGTAGGCTACCGGCTAGCCGGTCTTCACGCAATTTCAGCCGCCAAGGTCATTGTATCCGACGACGGCGTTTGCAACGTGTACGACCCGGAGCTTTCCGACGAGGAAAACGTAACAGAGTTGGAAAACCGATATGGCATGCCAATGCATGTCGAGCATCGAGTGCTGGCGTTCTTCGATTGAGAAAGGTTCTATGAAAATGGACGCGCACACTCCTATCAATATTCCCATCCGTCTCGAACAGTGGCTCAAAGGCGACAACGTTTTAGATGTCGAAACAATCATCATCGACGCCCGGCCAATCCTAGACGCAACCGATTTCGACAATCTTCCCGAATGGGAGGATTGGGATGCGGACTTCATCGCGGAGGACGCTCAAAGAATCGGACTGCTGAAAATGTGGTCTGGGCCATTCACGGTCGAACTGTTTAATTGCGACGAGTATCCCGACTATCTCGAATGGCGTAAAACCCATAAGACCATTGAGGGTGCCGCAGAACATATCCTCGACTTGAGCAAGAAGGAATTGCAACGGCGAATCGAAGAAACCAAGAAGCAACTCGACAAGTATGTTAGCCAATATGAGGCATTATGCGAGGAACAGTATCCGCGTCAAACTTCTGGAACGGAACTGGTTGGCAGACTACTCGTCTAACATCCGAAGGGAAAAAGGAAAGCCAAAGATTGGAAGACTGCCGTATTCATACTTGCTTCTACTCTGTTGGACATGGCCCGCGCCATGGGTGGTCACAGCTACGACGAGATGTGGCGGGCCAACGCTTTGCCGGGCATAATCGGGTCGGCCTGTACGACGAACAAGGAAAGGTTTTTTAATGTCGGTTGATTCGATTCTCTCATTGGTGGGCCTGCTGTTCGCTGTTCTGGGTGTGCTGGCCACTCTCATCTCCTACGCCTTCGGTTTGGAGTGGGCGGACGTTCTAGTTCCGTTCTGTTTCTTCGTTCTGCTGGTCTGTCAGATGGTGCGACTTGTCTGCTATCGGGAAACCGACGCGCTGGCTCCCATGGCGACAGCAGGATTTGCCGTCATCATCTGGCTGGTGGCTCTCACGCGGCGGAACGGAGGTTCTTGAAATGATTGACATGCAGGACACTGAGGAAAATCGTTGGCTACTGCTGGATATGGCCCGTGCTATGGGTGGCTACGGCTACGACGAGATGTGGTGGGCTGACGTTTTTGAGCCGGACGAATTGGAGTATTCCGCTCCCGACTTGTATGAGAAGTTCGTCAACTCGTCCGACTATGACCCTGCCGCTCACTGGTTCCGTCGTAAGGAATACGGTGTCGGTTTCAAGTCGGTCACGGACGAGAGCCTGTTGGCGGATGCTTGGCATATGCGGGATGATATTGTCGAATTGGCTTCTCGTAGGGATGTGTGGCTGAATATTCCGGATATCGATTTTGTTTCGTGTATTCGGAAGCTTGGGGTTGTGGTTTCTTAGGATTATTTCCCTGAATATTTCATGCTATACTGGAAACGTTCACAAAAAAGTTTTCAGAAGGAGCAAAATGGGCAACATCGAAACACTCGTCACACCCATCCCAAAGGGCCAGACGAAAAATGCAACCACGGAAAAGGCCATCGTCATCTCCTACAGTTCGAACGGCCACTACCGTGAGCGAATCTTCTCCAAGGAATCCTATACAAGTGGCAGTTCATGCTATCGGAACGGAGCATATTATCTGGATGCACTTCTCGGCGGACAACTCGACTGGGAGTCCGTGGAAGCCGCAGGTTTCGACTCGACAGCCGGATTGAAAGCCTACGCCATCAAGGACGGAGTTCCCTTGTGGCATTGGGTTCTGACTGACGGCACCGTCATAACCTCAATACAACAGTTCGAATACTGCAAGTTCTCAATGGCTAAAATCAAAACATTGGATGGCCGGAATGTAATCCTGAACATGTCGAACGTCCTGTACGCGACCACTGACGAGAAGTGAGGTATGGGAATGACGGTGAACGAGCTTATAGAAAAACTCCAAAAACTCACGCCGGAAGAACGAGAACTTCCCGTATGCAACTATTCGTTGCTTGACCCATATGCCATCAACGAATTCGAATACTATGACGAAATAGTCGATGAAGTGCATGTGGACGAGATTACTAATCCCGCTAATTCAGAACTGACGGTGGGTGAAAAAGCCGTGTTTTTAAGGTAGGAACAAAATTGACCGTGCAAGAACCCATCAAAGCGCTTCAAAACCTTCCAGCAGAATCCCAGAACCGTCCGGTCTGTGTGGCCGTAGCCTCGAACGACCCTAACGGTATCCCCTATTCGGAATACCGTCTGGGAGATTCCTCGAAAGTGGAGGAACGATATTCCGAATGCGGGGGAGGGAGAACCGCAGTGGTTCTTCCCGCAGTGATGGACGAGGTTGTTAAATAGAGGATTTGTTGACGACGACAGGAGGGAAGACAAACATGGTCGAGGAATACTGGAAACGTCTTTGCCGCTCGTTTAACAAGAAATACGTTCGTGAAATAGAGACGAGATTGCAGGAGAAAAACCATGATGGTGAACGTCGTCATACTTGAAGACCAGTATGCGCCGGAGGAATACGAGATTGTCGGCGTATGTGATGACACGCATCTCAGGAACACATATGCGGAAGCTGTTAGAAGACATGTCGGGAACCCTGTTCTCGAATTCGAGCGACATGACCGTGAGCGGGAAGCGCACTCGTACATTCATGTCACACGAATCGAAATGAACAAAACGAAGGAGTAACCGTGGAAAACCACTATTATGCGACGTTAGGTCACGCTAATGCCGACATATTGCCACTCGTGCAACAGTTCGATAGTCGGCGGCGGAGAGACCAGTGGGTTCAGCATTCCCGACTAGCTGGTTCCGATATTGAGGTGCGACCGGTCACGGCTAGACAGGCTGATTCGTTGACCCGTAGACTGGTTCACCGGCTCGACCGGTATCTTCTGCAAGCTCCGGAATACGAGCCGTTATCGGACATGAAAGACGAATACTATCTGCGACGTAACCCGTTCTGCCATCATGACGGCAATTACGACGCGCCACTGTCCACAGTCAACGGCTCCTACCGTCCCTACCTGCAATGGCGGGAAAGCAACACGTGGGAGCATGAAGTCTGGTACTGGGGGGTACTATTGGCTTCTGCTGCGGATAGGATGCTTGCGGAGAAGTTTAGAAAACATTTGAGCGAACTGCACAGTCGGGAGGACTGTCGGGATATTCAACGCATGACTGCGGAAATCAAATGGTTCACCATCCCCGAAGTCAATCTCATGGCAGAGACCGGGGACTCACAAAACTGGTACCCTCGCTACTCGCATTCAGACATGAACGACAATATTCGTCTCCGCTTGAACAAGGCGATTGAAACCACCGACTCTGAGGAATTCGTGGACATTGCCTACAAGCTGGGACTATTCCTCCCGGAAGGGGAAGACGATTGAGCGTCGAAGAAACAGGAGTTTGGACGGAAACTTATCCAAAAGAACCTTGCCCATTCTGCGGAAAAACGGTTGCTATTCGAATCAGCGAGATTCTTATTGTGGACAAAAAATACTGGAAAGTCCGTATTTTCGACGATAGTGGTTGCCCGTTGTCCGCAATGTTCGAGCGGGGCTTGCGAATGGGGTCAGCGGGGGAAGTGTGTGCCGTTCTTAAAAAGGATTGGCATGAGATTGTGGAAACCGTTTCCAATATGCCGGTTTGTCCTGAATGTGGACGCTCTCCGGTTTGTCGTTATTCCAAGAACCTCGACCGTTGGATTATCCTTTGCGAAAAAGGACATTTGAGAACGGATGAGGCTTTCGTTCTCTCTGCCATGAGGAATTGGAACAAGAAAGTCGGTCAATATGTTTGCGACAATCAGAACCAACGACTCGGTCAATGTCTGACGGAGTTTTGGTATCAAGGGGATACGTCGGACGAGAATCTTCCGGAATTCATGAGGCAAAGCTGGCGTGAACGAAAACGTGAATTACCATCCGCTCCGCCGTTGCGTCATCTGCAACGAACTAGTGGAGGCCGACGACCCGACATGCGCGGTCTGCGGACAACCGGCTTGCAGTGACCACGCTTACGATGTGGGTGGCGGCGAATGGTATTGCACCGACTGCTGCCACGGAAAAACTCACCCGTGTGCGGACTGTGATGCGCCCTCCCATTGGCGGTGCAAGGATTGCGGCAAATGGGTTTGCGAAAACCATTCGACATTCGTCACGGTTCAAGGTGAGGAATTCTATACTCTTTTCGGCTACTACTGCGATACTGATTTACGGTGGGAACTAGCGGAAGAACAAGCTAAGGAGGTGACGTTGTGAGCGAAAAAACCAGACGGGATAAGACGTTGAAGCTTATCGAGGACGGCGAAGACGATGAGGTCATTCGAGTCCTAACCGGATACCAGCCGTCGGTAATCCAAATGCTCAGAAAGGAAGCCATATGCAACATCACAAAACCCGATAGAGGGGACTCCTCTGATTCGGATTTGGAAGTGCAAGGCGACCTGTTCTAATATTTCGGCAAAAACAAGCACTAACCCAAAGGAATAAATCTTGACCGTTGAAATCAGCGGCATGTACACCGCCAACATGAAACGCCGGGCGAACCTATATCTTTGGCGGGGCAATATCCCCATCGTGGACTCCGTTCAGGATGTTCGGCGGGAGGATATCGGCACTGTTGTAGAAAAGCTCCGAATGTTTGTGGGTGCTCTTATCGACGCCGGATACGGCGGGGATAACGTGTTGGGTTGGCGTAATGACCCGGTTTGTGTGAGAGGAACAAGCTGGTTCACGCTTGAGTTTTAGCCGCTCCTTTTCTGGGAGTGGCTTTTATTTTCCCATCCAGATGTTATAGTGGAATTGTTCACAAAAAAAATGGTTAAGGAGAAAAATATGAGCGACAAAAACACCACACCAAAACTTCCCAAGTACAAGAAGACCATCGACACCACCGGGTTCGGACTATCCTGCGTCACCGAATACGGGTTCGATGACGCAGGGCTGTTCCACCACTCATACACGTACGACTACAAGAACAGGAAGGCCGTCATCCAAGTGATGGGAAGCCAGCAGCCCGCCGACTGGCATACCCGCCAAAGCGCCTACGCCTCCTACTATGAGGATGGGAAACAGGTAGGCCGAACCCGTGCCTATAACATTCTTGAAAACGCTCAAATCAAGGCAGTCCGTTGGATTATGGGCTTCGGCTCGGATAGCAAGGCGGAAGAAGCCTATCGTGCCGTTCGACTGGAGAAAAGCCATCGCAATCAGCAAATCTGCCGTCGCATCCCCAAACCATTGCGCATGGAAGTCGAGGGGCTTGCAAATAAGCTGGGTTTGAAAATCCACGGCGACGAAGACAACAGCATTGTGGAAACGTTCGTGAACACGTATCTCGCCACTGCGGAACAGAATGGTCTGATTGAACTGAGAGAACGTCAATACGGTTACGAAAAGTCGATGACCGTATGGCTGGACGGGGATGCGAGCCGCAAAACCGAAGACGCCCCCGACTGGGAGAAGTTCAAGGAAACCGTCGTGGAAATCGTCCCACTCTATTTGGAATGTAGACGGAAAACGGCGGAAAGCGTTGGTCTGGGGGAGAAGCTGGCTGAAAACTAATCCTGATGGTTGGGACAGAAAACTGCTCCAACCATTTTTGTTGCGTTCTCCAATATCTGCCTATAATCCTCAAGGACACCTACTGTCACGTTTAAGTCCACGGCCATTGGGAAAAGCTCACCCTCATAGATTCGTTCGGATTGGATATATTCGAACGGATTGATAAGCAGTATCGCCGTCTCCTTACGAACGTATGATTCAGCCTTGTCATCGTATTGTTTCCAGCAACAAGTATCACCGTGAGTCCAATGGAATAGTTCATGCGTTAACGTGCATCGTTTCTGCCGCTCGTTCAACCGTGGGTCTATGACGATTATTCGGGTTTCCTCGTCATATACGCCGTTGATGTTTTCCGGAAGTTCCTCCTCGAAAACGTATGGCGCTTGACGTGCGAGTCCTACCATCCGTTTTATCTCTTCATAGCACATTCGCCGGTCGATGGCGACGCTTCTGTTGTCTACTGGGGGATGTTTCAGCAACCGTCCTCGCTTTCCGATTCCGCTTGCTTGTTGGGGTCGTGGTTTGCGGCCAATGTGAGGTCGCCGGAATTGATTTTACGCAGGACGGCTTGAAGCTGCTGTTCCACGACGGATTGCGTGGAATGGTATCCGTTGTGTCCGGCGATGAGTTCTTCTGGGGTCATGTTCCATGCGTGGGCGAGTTTTTCCACGTCGGCGGGGAGCCATTCGACCGTTTCGTTGTATCGTGTGGTGACGTAGCTGGGGCTTTTGCCTAGTTGACGCGCGATGTCCCGTGCGGAGAGCCGTCGGATTCCGGCTTCCGCTAGGATGCGTTGGTTGATTCTTCTGTTGAATTCGCTGGTTTGGTTTTTTCTTTTTCCCATGTTTTTTCATGATAACTGATTTTTAACATGAAACGCGTGGTTTTAGATTTGATAGCATACTTTTATATGCTATTGTCTGTAATTACGAACACTTGTTCACTTGAAGAAACAGGAAGTCAATGCATAACATGAGTTACGACAAGGCACGGACGCCCTTGTGGACAGTCGGGTAGACACCTCCAAGAAACCCGTCCCACACACCCCGCCTCAAAATTGGAGGAACACACCCCCAATTTTGTGAATACGCCCAGTATGACTAGAATAAAAAACGTCCACACAATATAAGCCAGACTCCATACAGGCCAGACCAAAAGGAATGTTTTGAGAAAGACAATAGACCAGAAAATCCTCTTGGATAAACACTTCACAAAATTGGACATCCTAGGCCAGCACCTATGGATGATGCTCCAACTGCATCCGAAGACCAATGCTCTCGGCGTATGTGATTGGACGTTTGGAAAAATCAACGCTTACACTCACGGAAACACTCCCACCCTATTCCAACAGGCGGGCCGGGAACTCGTAAACGAAGGACTACTGGTCATAGACGAGGACACCGAAGAAGCACTCCTCCTCGACCACATCGACCCCACGGCGGACTCCGGAACCATCGAATCCGCATACCTTGGAACCGCCAGCCCAAGACTGCGCAGAATCCTAGTCAGTGAACTGAACCGAACCCTCCGACAGGGAAAGCACTTCTCGTTCGAGTGGGAGGAGATTCATGACATCCTCAGTGAATCGAATGCCGACTCCGACGAATATGAGGAGCCGCATCCAAGCGTGGAACCCGTCGAGGATGATTCCCTAAACACCTCCCAGACAGATAATTCCACCTCCAAAAAGGAAAAAGAACCCGCCAAGCAGGACGATACCGAAACCTCAAGCGTGAAACCCGTAGAAGCGGAAGACAAGCCTGTCGGGAAGCGTCGTGGACGGCCACGTAAGAATCCACTCCCTCCGGAAGGAGAAGACAAACCGAAGCGTCGTCGCGGTCGCCCCCGCAAGTACAAACCCGAACCGGTCGAACTGATGGACGGAACCATGGAGCCTCCGTTCGAGGAGCCGATGACCATGGAACAGGTCGAGGTTCTGCCCCAATACGATTCCGACACCCCAATCGACGTGGATGATGACGGGGAACCCAAGTATTTGCAGTGGGATGAAATCCCGCAACAGCTTTGGTTCTGGCATCCACTGCCCGAAGACTGGTCTCCGACCGAGAAAGCATCGAAACTGTACAAGGATTTGGGTGGTGGAAGCAAGATGACCATTTTGCAAGCGGCTGACTCGTTCCGTAAGGTCTACGATTCACGCTTGTACGTGAAACGTGACAATGGTTTCAAGGCCGCTCCGCTTTCGCCTGACCGACTTTTCATCCAGCAGTTGCTTCACTGGCGTAAGGAAAAGGACGAGGAAAACGAACGCAAAGCCAAGGAAAAAGCCGAGCGGGAAGCGTTTCTCGATGAAGAACCGACAATCGACGTAGACCCCATCTGGGGAAACCCCGAAGACTTGGTTTCCGCCAAAGTGGAACAGGAAAATCCCCAACAGGAGGAAGTGACCCCACTGATTCCAGACGAGGAAGTACCGAAAGTCCGCCACTACAAGCGGATGGTGCCGAAGGATTGGAAACCGAACCAGAAGCACATCGACCGAGCCAATGAACTGAACATCGACGTGAACACGGAAGCCGAGAAATTCTACAACTACAGCCATTCCAATGGCAAGAAATACTTGGACTTCGACCGCGCCTTTGACAATTGGCTTCTCAATGCCGACAAGTTTAACAGGAACGGTCAGAGCAGACGCAAAACCCGTAGCGAGGAAGGATACGAGCACAACATGAACATGCTGAAAGAATCCCTCGCCCAAGCCGGATGGGATGAATGATGACAGCACAGGCTCCAACACAAGGAACGTTGACCACGGCACAGGCCAGCAATGGCAAACAGCATTACCCACGCGCCTTCGAACGCCCGTGCGCCATCGCGCTGTTGACTCAAATCAACAGCCATTACGGCAACAAGCCGTTGGATGACGCGCAGGTGGATAACTTCGTCAACGAAATCGACCATACGATTAAAGCCGACGAAGCCCGTCAAGCCATCATCGAATTCTTCCAGACACATTCGTCACGGGAAGCTTGGATTGCTCCCTACGACATCAATCAGATGGTCAGGAGGAAGCGTTTGAGCAGAGTGCCATCCAATGCTGAAATCAGCCGCATGCTCGACGGATATGGCATCACCGACGCGAACACCGCTTGGGGTTTCAGACGTGGACTGACCTACGCCATCTCCAAGGGCGCTTCGCCGGAACGCGCTATCGAGTATGCGAAAAGACACTGTGATGATGTGAAGACCATCTCCAACACCCCAGACCAGTATCCACAGCTCACAGCCGGTGACAACGTGGGGAAGGAAGACGGTGTCACATCATTCTCAGCACTATTGAAAGACTTCCGGTCAGGATTAGAACGAACCTCCACACAGGCCAATCCAGTCCCAACCGAAAACAAACCGACAATCCAGAAAACCGATAAGAAAGAAGAAACCAAACAATGACCGACGTCACCACCAAGCTCATTCATGACACTTTCATCCAGAATCGTCCCGACGAGGTAGGCGAACAGGAAGCCGAGGAACTGTTCAACCATTGGCTCGAATTCCACGGATTCCAGCCGGAGGAACAGCCCATCGCACCAGCCGGATTCGAGTATGAGACCGTCAAAACCAAGGAGGATTCCACACCATCCTCCGACGACTTGGACGTCATCGCCCTCGCATCCGACAATGCCACCAATTCCGCCTCAATGATTTCCGACGTGATGGATTCTCTTCCTGAAAGCACCCGGGAAGCGCTTGCGTGCGCGTTGAACGACTTTGACTGCGCCGCCGAGCATCTACACAGGTTGCTCGACAAGTACAATTACAAGCCTTTGGAAGAAAGGGAGGAAGAGTGAAGTAGCACAAGAACACAAAACCAATCCACACACAGTAAGAAACCAGAAGGAAAAGATTTGGAAAACAAACTCCGAGGGAAAATCCCCTTCATCGCGGCAGTGTCCGCACTATCCATGCTCGCCTCCGCAAACGTGGCATTGGCCGCAGAGGTCGGCAACCCAATCATCGTGGACAAGACCAACATGTTCACAGCTGATGAAACCGTTGACCTGTTGGGCGGCGACTTGGGCGAAGCGGCGAACTTCGGTCTCGTCGGCTTCGACTCCGTCCACTTGAACGCGCATACGAACAGCAACATCGCCACCGAACACGCCTACATCGGAGCAGCCTTCGGCAATCACGCCAACGGCGTGGACGAGCCGGAAGTCAGCTACATGGACAAGGTTGACGGCAACATCAACGTCAATCTGCCCGCCGACTCCAAGATTGTCTTCGGACAGTCCAACACCATCGGACAGACCGACAACGGCAACAGTTGGACGATGAACGGGAACAAGCTGGAAATGCAGACCAGTGGAAGCCTCCCGAAGTCCGAACGAGTGCTCAAGGACTCCAAGACCGTCAAATACCTTGATTTGAAGTCCATGGAAAAGAGCATGACCAGCCTGTCAGCCAAGTGGTCGAAAACTCCGGAAGCCAACGCGACCCATGATTTCTCCGACATGAACAAGCGTCACATCGACGCCAACGGTGATGTCGCTCATATCAACATCGACGCGAAAGAACTACAAGGTAATCGTGTGACCGCCACGTTGGGAGACAATACCCGTCTCATCGTGAACGTTGACGCCGAAGGTGCGAACAATATCACGCTGCCCCAATTGGACGTGGACGGTATCAATCACGCCGAATACGCCAAGTGGACGGACAAGGGTGTTATTTACAATCTGACCGACTCCAAAGCCAAGGACGGACAATATCACGGCAACGTCGGCACGGCTGGCGCATCCTCTTCCGTAATTCTTGCGCCGGAGGCCAACGTGGATGCATCCCAGAACGTCGAAGGACAGATTATCGCCCAGAACGTGACCATCGGCGGTGAATTCCATCGCAACAGCGTGAATGTTCCCGTCGCCCGCCACGTGGAAGTGAAATTGGACGGTCAGGACAAGACCGAAACCACTCCGTTCGTCGTACCCCGACCAGCCAAGAAACACTACCGTTTTACCGTCTGGACTACCAATCCGGACGGTACCGGCGACTCCTACAAGCCGGGCGACACCGTGACCACCATTCCGAAGAACACCACCCTGTACCCGCAGTGGGAGGCGAAGCATTTGCTTCGCTATGATACGAACGGTGGCAACGGCAAGTATGAGGATTCCGACCTGCCGTCAGATGTGTCTGACACGGTTCCAACCCGCGACGGTTACGAGTTCGACGGTTGGACTATCAACGGTTCTGATGTCAAGTCCGGTGATTCCGTTGAGGATAATGGTTCCGATGTGACCGTGGTCGCACAGTGGACTCCGGTCAAGCAGGATGTGACCCCGACGAAGCCGGAAACCCCGAAGGGCGATAATAAGGCCGACAACGGTGGCAACGGGTCTGAGACTCCGAAGGATGATAAGACGGATACTCCATCCAAGGGCGACAACAAGACCGACGATTCCAAGCCGAACACTCCGAAGGACGATAGCAATACCGATGTTCCTTCCAAGGGTGATGATTCTAAGCCGGAAACCCCGAAAGGTGACGATAAGACGGAGACCCCATCCAAGGATGACTCCGGCAAGAACGATACTCCGAAGGGTGATGGCACCAACACTCCAACCAATCCGGAAACTCCGAAGGACGATACGGACAATAACGATACTCCGTCAAAGGATGACTCCGACAAGTCCGACAATGATACGAAGGTTCCATCCGACGATAAAAACGATGTGAACACTCCGACCAGCGATAAGACCACCAACACCGGCAAGACCAACACCGGCAAGAAGACAGTGGATACCAAAAACAATACTCAGACCGCTCAACAGGACGGTCAGGGCTTGGCTACCACCGGCGTGGCAGTCGGCGTCATCGCGGTCGCGGTCATTGTGCTTGCCGCCGCCGGTGTAATCCTCTCCGTCGCAAAACGACATGAGGGCAACCGCTGACATTACCTCTCTTCCAATAGAGGGATAATGTGACTCCAATCCCGCCGTCTTTTTTGATGGCGGGATTTTTTCTACCTATGTTATACTGGCAGTGTTCACAAAATCGGTGAAGAGGTAAAACTTTTGAAAGACTACGACTGGTGGGTAAAAGCGTGGAACGCCTATAACAATCCACCCACCAAAACGATTCCATTGGACGCGTCCGATGCTCTCCAATGGAAAATCACGTCCGTGGTGGTTCTTGTCATAGCCATATTCGCAATCCTGTTAATCATCCGACGGGCCATAGCTGACGCTAAAGAAGACATGATGGGGAAAATCGAACTCGTCGCCGCAGTAATCGCTTCGGTCTGTCTGTCCGTTATGTGTGTCTGGATGGTTTACGACGCTTTTGCCACGGAACAAACCCAAGAAGTCAAAACCAGTGTCACCCACCCGCTCGGTTTCGAAGACCAATTGGAAAAAGACTACAAAGTGTCAAATCTATCTTGTAAGACCGACGCTTACTCAATCCTCCCCGACCATGGTTCCTACGATTGCACGTTCACCAGCAAGGACGGGAAAACAGTAACGAAGGGCACTCTCGTTGTAACCGAGGACGAAAAAGTTGGACTATACGACGCCAAGGGAAAGCTGGTTCAAAAAAATTGAAAGATTTCAGCAATTGGCTGGAAGCGTGGAAGAATTATCCTCCTGTTCCTGACTGGTTAAACATTTTAGGCACTATTGTTATTGGTGTTCTCCTAGTATTGATGGCCGTCGGAATAATCGTCGGCTTTATCGGGGCTTTTCTCCGCGATAGTCTCTTATTCGTAAGAATTATCTTCATAAGTCTTGTTAGCGGACTTATAGGCGTATTACTCGTAATGTGTGTCAGCGACCTTATCGACAACTATTACAAACAGCGTTCGACGGCACCTCCCACTATTCGCGAGCAGATTTCCAAAGTTTGGAACTTGGACGACATCGACTGCGATTTTCCTAACAAAGACAAACTTCCTACCGAAGATTTGAAATGCGTCGTCTACCGTGGCGACAAGAAGACCAAAGTCACACTGCACGCAAGCGAAAACAAACTCGGCCTGTACACACAGGATGGAAAACGTTTCCCAATCAAATAGGAAGGATTTAAAAAGTGTTAGAGCATGGCGAAGAACTTAACCTGAGAATGTTGCAACCATTGGACACGGACACTACGGCTGGCATACTCCGCAAATCCGGCTATCTGGTTCCATTATCCAAGTGGAGCAAGGCCCGGCAAGACTACAAAGGCAATACAGACCGTTGGGCGTTCAATATCATGGCATGTGCTTTCATTGGCCTCATGGTCGCCTGTTTGGAAATGTGGTCTACCCGAAATATTCCAATCAAACTTCCGGAATATACTCCCGTAGCCGTTTTTCTACTGGGTTTCGCTTTTGGTTGGGTGCAACTGTTAGGCACGTCCGATAGGCGGAAAAAGGTTTTTCGACCGAAGCCGGATAATCCAGTCCAAGTATTGGAGTCTACTTTCGACGTTCATGTGGCTGGAGACAGTGACACATCGCTTTTCGACAAGACTGGATATAAGAAACTTCTTCTTCATGTTGACGGCACTCACTACGCTCAGGCTACATTGTTTGTTTGGGAAGAATCATACGATTTGAAGGAAGAGCGTACTTGGCCTTTGGTTAGTATCGCATTGTTCGATGAGGACGGCAAACCGGTCAAACTGCAATCGTTTGAGTCGAAGAAGGAAGCTGAAAACGTTGAACGGTAGACCAACTTTGGAAGAGCGGGAGAAAGCCCGCCAATGGTTGGAGCAGGATATTCGACTGTCTAGGAAAGCGTTCGAATCCCGTTTGACTAGAGAAAGAGAATCTTGTCCCCAAATGGACAAAGGAAATCAGAATGGCGTATCAAGACCCGTGGCGTGAGGCTGTTGAAAACGCTAAAGAACTTCTCCGACTGGGGATGTCACCGCAAAAAGTGCAGGAGCGAACCCGACTTCCCAAGAGCACCATCGACAAGATAGCCCCACCTATACTGCAAGAGAACGCGGAACGTGAAGCCATTCAGGAAGCCGAACGTGCTTTGAAGCGGGAGCATGAAAAAATCCTCAAGGAAAAATATCCATGCCCGCTCTGCCATAAAGGTTATGGGATTGTTGACGGTGGAGCGCTCACCGCGTTTTTGAACGGTTCCGTCTGCCGTATCGGCGCGGAAGATGAGACCGTTGGCAAGGGAAGCCCATTCTTCCGTCCCTACTATGCCCACTGTTCGTATAGGCGTTGTCCAGCCCGACTGATTTTTCCCCGTGACTCGCGGGAGGAAGCGTTGAGGGCTTTCCTGTTGGGAGAGTGGATTAGACCACACCCGTTCGTCAGTGTGAGCGACGGTTCCGAATGGACGTACACCAAACAGGGATTGGCGTCTGCCGTTTCATCATTGATGAACGATTATTCACCGGAGCAGATAAAACAATTAGGTTTCAATCCGATTGCCGTGGACGAGTTGGCGAACCGTAGGGCGTTACGAATCGCCAAATTCAATCCGGACGCTTTCGATTTGACGCTTATGTGTCCCAAGTGCGGTAGTCGGGGAGAGTTCCGCAAGGCCGTTAATCCGAAGAATCATAGCAAGGAGTCATGGTGTTGCTGGTGGAGGGTCGGCTGTCCAAGATGTGGAGCCAGAACCGTTAACTCGTTTCCTACCCGTGAACAGGCGCAGTCCGCTTTCGAGGAGGGGGACTTGTTAAGGGAGCCGAAAATAGATAAGTCCGGAAGTGGAAAGGATTGACGAAGTTGTTCCATCTGCATGCAAGACATGAAAACAAGTCGGAGTCAACTCATACCGGTACATTGGTCGAAGTTGAAAAACTGAAATCCGTCATGTACGGTCTCGCCATCGGTGACGCATTGGGAGTCCCATACGAGTTTCAACAGAGAGACACATTCAACTGCACTGGAATGATTGGTCATGGCGAGCATAACCAGCCAGCAGGAACATGGAGCGATGACACCGCGTTGAGTCTAGCAACCTTGGACTCGCTTACCGAATGCCATGGTGAAGTCAACACCGCCGACATGCTCATGCGTTACCGAATGTGGTTGGAACATGGAATGTATATGCCGGACGGGAACACGTTTGATTCCGGTATCACAGTAGCCACAGCCATCAGGTCAAGGCATGGTTGCGATGGCCTGAACGATAACGGCAATGGTTCGCTAATGCGGGTCGCACCATGCGCCTTCTACAATTTGCCAGACGTGGAAATCAAACAGGTCAGCGCCATCACCCACGCCCACGAAATCAGTATGACCGCTTGTGTTCAATACGTTCGGATATTAGAAGGACTGTTACACTGCAATCCACCGCACAAGGCGATAGAGGATTCCGGATTCCCGTTCGACCCGACCATTCCCAGAACGGAAGTAGAATCGGACGGATTCGTAGTCCACACGCTAAACGCGGCACTCTGGTGTCTAACAAACACTCACAATTATCAGGAGTGTGTACTCGCCGCAGTAAATCTCGGAGAAGACACGGACACCACAGCCAGTGTCGCGGGAGCGTTAGCCGGAGCCGTCTATGGGTTCGACGCCATTCCTACGGAGTGGATTGAAAAATTACGAGGAAGTGAACTTATGGACATGTATGTTTCAGAAGCGGAGATAAGATGCTGACCTTACCGATAACTCGGAAATGGTACGTCATGATTCTTTCCGGTGAGAAGACGGAAGAATACCGAGAAGTCAAACCCTACTACGATTCTCGCTTCCGCCGACTGTTCGACATGGACGAGTCGAATAATCCAACAGGATTGGACGAGCATCCAATACTGTTCCGCAACGGATACTCTCATACGAGTCCAAGCTTCACTGCCATCTGCACGCTCTCTAAAGGAGATGGTCGTACCGAATGGGGAGCCGAACCACATAAACGGTATTGGATATTAAACATCCACCGAATCCACAAATAGGTTTTTACACCCTTTCGGAGTATGTTTTAGCTACGAGGAAAACACACTCCGAAAGGAAACCTAACCGTGAAATATCTACTACTAATACTCGTCCCATCCTCCATCCTGCAATGGTTGCTCCTACTTGTATGCGGCGTGGGAGGATGGTTCCTGTTCTCCACTCAGTTTAAAACCTCAAAAGAGTCCACCGCCACGGTCAACATACTAGGGGCCGTGTGTGGTATCGCATTCTTTTACGGATTGAAGAATGGTCTCGGTGGTTTGAGTGACATGTTCATGTCACTCACCGGAAAATACGTGTACGGGTATCCGCATTCGCAAGTTCCCCTAATCAACGCGTTTATCGCCATTCCTCGTATCCTCATTGGTGTTTTTTGCATGTGTGCCGCATATGGTCTTTATCAGCCGGTATCCGAAAAAGAAGGCGAGGAGTACAGGAGGCAGAGTCAGCAGAATGAGGCAAAGGAAGTTGAACAGGCTCTCAATCAGACCATCGACCAGATAGGCGTAGTCTTCAATCTGCTCAAAGCCGAACCCGGCCAACCAAATTATCACGGTTACAAGCTAGTGAACGAGGACTGCGGGGGTCAGCCAGACCCCTTATGGAACACCATGAACCCAGCCAACATCCAACAGGCGAGAAGCCAATACCGCCTCTACGGCAATCCGGGCGGCGGCCTATCACAGTCGAACTTCACCACCAATGAGATTCAATCCGGCCAGAAAGGTGAACAAATCCTCGCCAACATGATTACCGGCAACTGTCCCAACGTGGTGTCCTTCTGGTCGTTGCACGGTCTGAACGAGCAACACCAGTTCACTGACGCGGATATCGACTGCGTGATTGCCGGACAGGACAAGCAAGGCAAAACGCATTTGTGGTTCGTGGATGCGAAGAACTACAAAGGCAACGCGGACACTGCCTACCGTAACCTCACTCCAGACCAGCTATTGAGAATTAGCGTCAGTCAGAGTGCGTTCGAAACCGGTGTGGATGGTCGTCCGGATTTGAAGCTTTCCGCGAACATGAACTGGCAGAGGGACATGTGGGATTTCATGTTCCGTGGCAAGCTGGTTGAAGTGGAGTGGCTTGTCTGCATAGTGCCAACCTCCGATAAGGGCGTGCCGGATGTGACTGGGGTCATGTGGCCGGGTGATATTCCTTGCGTGACGCCGGAGGAGCTGGTGCGACGTGTCAATGCGGTTGACTTGGATTCGACGCAGAATCTTCCGTTGGACTGGTTGTATACTTTGAAACGGCATGTCAAGCACTGAGCTGTTTTTGGGCGCGGGTTGTTTTCTTCTCGCGCCTTTTTTGTTTTTGTTGTGTTCAGCATGTCTTCTCACTTTCGATGATATACTGGGATTGTTCACACAAAGGAGGTTGGAAATGCCAAACCAAACAACAATCCTCGCCCAACACGGACTAATCAAAGCAGACACCGCCACACCAAAAGACTGGGAAACCATCGACAACATCAGGGACAAAAGATTCAGCATCCCGCTAAGCTGGGAACAAATACAACAACTACTAGCCAAACACCCCACAATCCGCCCATACCTCTACCTCTCAACAGGACTCGACGGACTCGTACTACTCAACACCAATACAGGAGAAACCGCAAACACCCAACCACTCATCTTCGAAAACCTTTCAGACGAAAACGGTTCCATGTTCAGCATGGTCGAACAGCATATCAGCGAATGGGACAAGACCACACCCACAAAAACCCTCATACAACAAGGCAGAACAGACGAAGCCAAACAGCAGATAGACCACGCCACCGCACTGGCACCAACAGCCCTAATGGAACTCATCTATCAGCTCGTCCCATGGAAAGAATTGCACGACAGGCAATACCAGCGCATGACGGCATTGAACGTCAGAAAAAACGAAGAATACCCCACACGCCAATTCGACAGGCACCTCGTCAAGCTACTCCAGCAGACCAAGCCCTGCATTGGGGGAGAGGGAGCTTTGGAGAAGACGTTCGACAAGCCTATAACAGTGTACAGGGGTGAAATCGACAAGAGCGTGCATTTGGGTTTGAGTTGGACGACCAGCCTGAAAATCGCCAAAGGATTCGCAGAACGCTTCAACATGAGCGGAACCATATATTCGACTATGCTCAAGCCCGATGAAATATTGGCGGCTTACGCCGACGATGGAGAACAGGAGGTTCTTGCCAAAGTCAACGCAAGCCGCGTGAGGATGTTGTTAAAAAGGGCGTGTCGCACTTTTTAACATGGGATACTGGAAGCGTTCACATGAAGAGGAGAGTTTTTGAATCACCACATGTTACCTTGCGAGTCTCCTCCAAACTCGTAATAGTCATACTCGCCATCAGTGCCAAGGTAATTGTTAGGAGAAGCTGGCTTAGCCCCAGCACCAGCGCTATCCCTGTAGTTTCGATAATCGAAACCATTGCATCCGTATTGTGTGCAATTGTTGGAGTTCTGGGTTTGAGCGTACTGGCTTGAACCATTGGAGTAGGAGCCGCCATTATTGTTGGAGTAGGAGCCACTGGCATTCGAATAGCCGGGGTTGGAATAGGTTCCGGACGAGGTTCCGGCAGACTGGGTTTGCGCCTGTTCTTGAACTTGCTTCTGGGCGTCGGCTTGGGCTTTGGCGTTCTTGGAATCGTTCACGGCTTTGACCGCCTTGACGAGACTGTCGTTGGCTGTGGTCAACGTTTTCACGTCGGCTTTCTTATTGCCGCTGGTTTTCTTGGCGTTGTCGATGCTGGTCTTCAGGCTTGCCCGGGTCTTGTCGTCCTGTACTTTGCCTTCGGAATCCTTGTACAAATTTTCGGCCGATTTCACGGTCTTGTCTAGTGTGTCCTTCGCGTCCTTGACCTGCTTGGCCGTCTTGGACTTGTTCACGTTGCTTATGGCCTTGTTGATGGCGTCGATGGAATCATCGGCCTTGGCGATGTCGTCAACAACGCTGGCCTTGGCTTTGGACGCGCTCCACAGGTTCCACTTAGTGGCATGCGATGTGTCCGGAACGCCTTTCAGGGCCTCTCCCGTCTTGACGCTCTTCGTCAAGGAAGTCAACGTGGTCTTGTCAAGCACGTCCGCTTCCTTCGTCGCCTTGACGAGCGTCCGTGCTTCCGCAAGTGTCTTTACCAGCTTCGAATCAGCCTCCTTGGCTGACTCAAGCTGGGACTCATAGGAATCGTATGTTGTATTGGACGCATACGCGTAGCCACCGCCCACGCCGGCAAGGACAACAACTGCCGCGATAGTACTGACAATAATCGTCTTCTTGGCGGGCTTCTTGCCGTTTCCCTCGTCGTTTTCGTTTGGGTTGAGGATGGTGGTTTCCTGCGTCTCCTCAAGGTTTTGGTTCTTTTCCATTTTTGTTTTGCTCCTTGGTTCTTATGTTCGATTCTCCCATGTGGGGTAGGCGAACACTACTCTTTAATGTGGACAAACCCACCATAACACGAAAGTCGGCATGTCGCAACAAAAGATATGCTATACAGTCCAAAACAAGAGACAGAAGCAAATGGCAGTCTTCTACTCCTAGCAATACCAGCGTCTACGCCGCTGATATACGTTTGGTTCATCCCAATCCTCATCCATCATGCCGCTGTTGTAAGTGTTAACGGCGATGCTCAGTGAGTCACGGATTCGGGTTTCATTCCCGTAATCCGTAGACCAATCGTCCTCAATCCACCGCCAATCCTCCCACCGACGTGCCGGAATATGCGGATTCCTCTTCCGTGAATACGCATATTTTGCGACTTCGACATACTCCCAGTGAAACCGTCCGCAATCATAAGTGTGACTGAAACCGCGTGAACGGGCCTCGTCCTCGATAAGCGCATATGGTCTGTCCTTGAATGTTCTCGACATCATCGCCTCGTTTCGTGTCTTGGATTAAATGGTACCGGTAGCGGATAGGTAAACGAAAAAACATATCCTCTTTCTATAAGAAAATTCCGTTTTTTCCGAAGGTTGATTGTAAAAACCTGATATATGTGAAAACGACAATACAAACCTCTAAAGGAGTTCATCTATGGATAATCCATTGACTAAGACTCTCCGGAAAGACAAGCCTCCTATTCTTAAACGGGTAGGAAAAGCGGCAGTCGCTCTGGTAGCGGCCACCGCCACACTGCTTTCCGGTATGGTCACGGCTGGCTCGGCTCTAGCCGTCACCAGTCAAGGACACCCCGGATATAACACATCCGCATTCACATACGGCACATTCCATACTGGCGACAATTACATGGATATCGGAGTCGTCGGTTATCCTAACGGCAAACCCGCTTATTGCATCAATTTGGGTGAAATCTATACCGGTAGTGGTACTTGGGCTACCCAACCTGCTACCGGTAATTGGAAAATCGCCGCAGTCATGGTTGACCGCAACCAAAACAATAATGATGATATGACTCAAGCTGGTGTTGCCTACGCAATCCATGACCATTTGGATGTCAGTAATTCCGGTGGTGGTACGAATCCGGGTATTTGGAATGCTTTCAAGGCTCAAGGTGAAATCCATGCTCCGGGAGGTAAGGCCGCAGTCGCGCAAAAGGCCGCGGAATTGTGGAATGATGCGGTTGCGCACACCACGTCAAATATCAAAGCAACTTACAATTACACGAAGGGTAAGCGCACTGGAACCGCCAACCCCGGCGTCATGAATAGTAGCGGTCAGTATATTAGCGGTGTCCGCTACACCCTGACATTGGTTGGCCCCGCTAAGTTTGACGCGACCGGTACCAACACTTATACGGGTGTGACTACCGGTGGTGAGGAGCATATTCCATGGACCGCCACCGGAAACGGAACCGTCACCTATACCAATAAGGTTTCCGTCCCCCGAGTAGCCAAGCTGAATTCCCCCGGTCAGGACGTTATTCAGATAGCCGATCCTGAGAATCAGAGTGCGAACATCTCCTTCCAAGTCCAAAAGGACTTCCAGCCGACCGTCACCACCAAGGTGAACAGTAAACAGTTGACCCGTGGCTCTCCAGTTCAGGATAATGTGACCTCCGGTGTCGCTTCCTCCGACGATGAGTGGGCCGACGGTGTTCCCGTCAAATTCAAGGGCTACTATTTCGTCGGTGATTCCAAGCATATTCTTCAAGTCATCAAGAAGAAAAATGGTGAGAATCCGACCGACTATTTGAAGCGTCTGCGTGAGACCGATGGCATCCGTCAGGTTGCCGCTGCGACCACCAGCTTCACCAAGGGCGGTCAGACCAACACTGTTAAGGCGAAGGCCGCTACCGGTGCCATCGACTATGACAGTGTGAACGGTTTGGACGATTATCAGGTGTCCGATGAGGACGCTGGACTGTTCGGAACATGGGTTTGGGTTGAAGTCAAGGCAGACCAGTCCCAGCAGGACTACATCAAAGGCGATTACATCGATGAGTTCGGTAAGACTCAGGAAACGTCCGTGAGTGTTCTGCCGCCGAACCACGACTCCACCGTGTTGGAGCAGGAGTCCGGCATGAACAAGGACATCCTTGATGAAATCAACATCAGCCGTCTGCCGTCCGATTACGGCAAGTTCACCGGTGATACGAACTATGGTTTCGGTGCTGATGCGAAGGCCAAGATTCGTGTCTGGTGGGCTGGTTCCGGAACCGGCAACAAGGATGAGGATGAGAAGTACGTTCCGACCACCGAAGAGGAGCCTACTCAGGATGCCAACCACAAGCTGGTTGGCGAATGGGAGGTTCCGGCCATGAACGGCAAGTACAAGGTCGGCGGCGGTAAAATCGTTCTCTATCCGAGCGATGGTAGCGACGCCAAGACCGTTGCCACTGATGTGAACATCAAGGTCACGGATAAGGCCCATTGCGGCTACTACGTGTTCATCTACGACTTCCCGGGTTCCGACCGTGCGGAAGGATTCAAGAGCGCGTACAACAATCCGTGGGAACGTTCCTTCGTTACTCAGGACGCGCAACCCGTCACATTGACCACCAACGTGAACAAGACCACCGTCACCCAAGGTGAGAAGTTCTACGATACCGCGACCATCTCCGGTCTGGTTCCGCGTGGCTCCTATGTCACCTTCACCGCGTATGACGCCGTGTCCGGCGAGCCGGACGTGTCCACCAACAAGCTGTTGGACAACACTCGCGTGAACGTCACCAACGACCAAGCCGACCATTCCGACACCACCCAGTTCGAGGTGAAGTCCCCGGAAATCAGCACCAACAAGATTGGTAAGGTCTACTGGGTTGCGAAACTCTACAATGCCGAAGGAAAGGCTCTCGCGGGTCACGCCATCGGTTTGGAGAACGAGACCATCGAAGTGGTAGGCCCGTCCCTCACCACCAAGGCCAGCGCACAGCAGACCTATGTCGGTCGTCCGTTCCACGACACCGCCGTCATCAACAACAAGATTGACGCGGGAGCCTATCTGACATTCACCGCCTATGACGCGGTTTCCGGCAAGCCGGATACGAATGCTGCGAAACTGCTTGACAACAAGCGTGTGGACATTCCAGCCGACAAGATTGCATCTTCCGGCGCCGGTAAGAGCTTCACCGTTGATTCCCCGGACGTGACCGCCACCAAGGCCGGTATCGTCTACTGGAAGGCGACGCTCTACAACAAGGGCGGAATGGAACTCGCCACCCACGAGCTGGGTGCCACCGGCGAAAGCGTTCTTATCAAGAACCCGTCCATCACCACCAAGGTCAGCAAGGAACAGGTTTCCATCAACGAGGAGTTCACCGATACCGCCACCATCAACGGCGAGGTCGAGTCCGGCGATTATGTCACCTTCGACGCCTACGCTCCGGTTGACGGCGCTCCGAACGCCCAAGGTGCGAAACTGCTTGATTCCGAGCGTGTGAACATTCCGGCCAAGGATGTTTCCGCAAGCCAGAACGGACAGGCTGTCAACGTCACCAGCCCGAAGACCCACGCCACCGAAGGCGGAAACGTGTATTGGAAGGCGACCCTGCACCGTTCCAACGGCACTGTGCTCGCCACCCATGATTTGGGTGTTGGCGGTGAGACCGTTCAGGTCAAGTATCCGACCATCACCACGCACGTGTCCTCCACGAGCGTCGGTGTCGGAGAGAACTTCTACGATTCCGCTGAAATCAAGGGTGTCGTCCACGCGGGTGACTTCGTGGTGTTCCGCGCCTACGATGCGGTCGGTGAGAAGCCCGACACCAACGCCAGCCTTCTGCTGAAAGACCAGAAGGTCAACATCACCGCCGCTCAGGCCAAGGACTCCGCTCAGGACAAGACCGTGACCGTCAAGTCCAAGACCGTCAACACCATGAACGGTGGAAACGTGTATTGGAAGGCAACCCTGTACGACAAGCAGGGACGCCAGCTTGCCACCCACGACCTTGGACTTCCGGAAGAAACCGTCACGGTTCGTCCTCCGACCATCACCACCCAAGTAACCAAGGGCAAGGTCAAGCCGAGTGAGGAGTTCGCTGATAAGGTGACCATCTCCGGTAAGGTGCTCAAGGGTTCCTACGTCACGTTCACCGCTTACGACGCGGTATCCGGCGACCCTGATGCCAATGCTCCTAAGCTGTTGGACAACGTGCGCGTGAACATCAAGGACTCCGATGCGGGAGCCTCCGCGTCCAAGAAGTTCACCGTCACCAGCCCTACCACCCACACCGATAACTCCGGTTCCGTGTACTGGGTTGCGACCCTGTGGTCTCCGCAAGGCAAGCAGTTGGCTTCCCACGATTTGGGCCTGCCGTCCGAAACCGTTCAGGTGAATCCGGGTGGTATCGTCACGTCCAACGCGCAGAAGATGGGTGCGACCGGCGAACAGCTGTACGATGAAATCACCGTTTACGATGAGACCAGCGAGGCCGAGTCCGCAGACGGTCAGGTTCATGAGGGTGAAGGCAACAGCAATCCGACCGGCGTCATCGGTCGTATTCCGCAAGGCTCCACTGTCACCGTGGAAATGTATCGTCAGGCCGAAGAGGATGACGGCGACCAAGGCTTGTTCAAGATTGCCGAGAAGACCGTCGCCATCGACACCAACAAGTTCACCGCAATCAAGGCCGGTCAGGAAGGCAACCGTCCGGGCAAGCTGACTTTCAAGGTCACTGACCCGAGCTTCAAGACCAACAAGGCTGGCATGATTTACTGGAAGGCCACGTTGAAGACCCCGCAGGGCGGCGTGCTCGACCAGCATATCTACGGTGAAAAGGGTTCCGACCACAAGACCGGTTACAAGAGCTACGAACGCACCCCGGTGCAGAAGTTCTCCACCACCGTGTCCAAGAAGTGGCTGAGCGACGCGAACGGCAATTACGAGGACAAGACCACGCAAATCTACGACGTGCTCCACCAGACCTCGTATGAGCAGTTCGACGGCGAATCCATCGACGGAGACACCTACACCACCGGCAAGACCGCCCAAACACCGAACGGTGCCAAAGTCCAGTTTGAAATCTGGGCCAAGGACGGCGCGAACGCTGGCAAGATGGTCAAGCAGTACAATGCCGAAGACCTCCCGAAGGTTCGTGAACTCGCCAAGAGCGAAGACCCGGACAAGAACCATCCGTATGTGGGTACCGATGGTCTGGACAACTACCAGAACGTCAAATCCTCCACATTCACGATTCCGTCCGACTGGTCTGCGAACAAGTACTACTACCGTGTGAAGATTACCGTCCCATCCACCACTCCGGGCGCTGGAACCGACCCTGCCGACAACAATCGTGATGTTGTCTGGTATGGCGGCGATGACGAGTCCGAAGAGTTCGACGTGATTCACATGGACACCAAGAGCACCGAACCGTTGTGGCTCGACAGCATGAACGTGTCCGACGAAATCACGTTGAAGGGCAACATTCCGGTTGGCTCCCAGTACGAGGCTGAATTGTGGCGCACAAGCAAGGATGGCAACGTCCGTAAGGACGCGGCCACCAAGCAGGACGATTCCGACCATAATGGCATCGCCTCCGAAAAGGTCGCCACTACCGGTCGCGTGGATATTCCGTCCAAGGCCATCGGCGCCCACCTCAATGGTGTCACCTTCCGCTCCAAGAGCGTGAAGAATCCGGGTGTCGGCTCCTACATCTGGCGTGTGAAGATTTACACTCCGGAAATGCCTCACAAGGATGGCAACGGCGTGGGCACTGGTGGAGACACCAGCATGAACTCCGCATTCGGTGTCATCACCAAGGAGTGGATGACCGCCGCCAAGGCCACCACCGACGCCGATGACTCCCAAGCCGGTGACTACTGGCAGAACGCCACCGCCAAGCAGAAGGGCAATGGAGACGGCTACGCCGACCGTTGGCTCCTGTTCGACGGCAAGAACATCGCATCCGAGAAGTTCGAGGTCGTGAAGCTGACCACGAACGTGACCGGAACCCCGAACATCCACACCAGCGAGGGCGAGCATTACGTCGATGTCACCAACGGCAACGATGTGAACGATAAGCTCACCATCACCGGTTATATGCTCAAGGACTACAAGGTCGCGTTCAAGCTGTACAAGCAAGCCGAGAATCAGACCGCCGACAAGGACACCGTCGTCAAGACCCTTGACCCGGTTGCCCTGACCGAAGCCCAGAAGACCCTCGACTCCGCTTCCGTACATCTGACCGACCCCGCCGACTACTACTGGCAGTGGGTGTTTACCAAGCCGGACGGCACAGCCTTCCAGCCTGACAACATCAACCCGGCAGTCTCCGACAAGCGCATCAAGGACGAATCCTTCCACGCAGTCCGCGTGACCACCAGCACCTACAAGTGGGCTTCCAAGAACGGTACCGTTCAGGATGTCGCACGACTCGAAGGCCACCTGCCTGAGAACGCGACGCTCACCTTCGAGATGCATGATTACGCAACCGGCAAGAAGGTCGCCTCCACCAAGGCCGCTACCCTAAAGGAACTGGGCTTCAACAAGTCCAGCATCGACCAGCAGTTGACCAGCCCGAGCCTCAAGGTTCCGGACGCAATCGACTACTACTGGGTTGAGGTTCTGAACCTGCCGAAGGATGACCAGAGCACTCCGTTGCACACCGGCAAGGACAAGATTAAGAACGAGTCCTTCCGCTCCATCGAAGCGCAGACCGATGTCGCCACCGAACGTTACGTGGGCACCGTGGTCAAAGACCATGCCGACCTGACCAACGTGAAGTGGAGGCAGTCCGGTGACATCCGCGACGATTTGACCACGGGATTGGATGCACGCTGGTTCCTGTACAAGCAGGGAGACGGCAATGTGAAGACCGATAAGAAGATTTTCACCGGCGACTACGTACATCTGACCAGCGGACAGACCGAAGCCTACGGCCCTGAACAGAAGATGGACGAGGTGGGCGACTACTACTGGGTCATCGAAATCAGCGACCCGAGCACGAATCACAAGGTCGTCAAGCTGGGAACCCAGCGCGACCCGCGTGAATCGTTCCGCATCGTTGAGGCTTCCTCCGAAGCTCAGGTGGCGCAGCAGGTCAACAAGCCGACCAAGGACACCGTGACCATCACCGGCCATCCGGCAGAAGGCACTCTGGTCTCTTGGAACCTGTACAAGACCAATACTGCCGACGACGACGATTATCTGATTGACAAGACCGAGCAGCAGCAGGGCGAGAGCGAAGGCTCCGATGATACTGACTCCGATGCCGAACCTCAATCCGATAACGGCGAAGCCTCTGACAGCATGCTCGTCGCAAGCTATCAGACCCCGGCTGATGGTGCTCACCTTATCACCGCCGAGGAAGCCGCCGAAGCGTTGAAGAACGGCAAGGTGACAGTGGAAAGCCCCGAGTACACTCCGACCGAGGTTGGCGAATACTACTGGGTGTTCAGTCTGACCAGTCCGACGAAGAACCTCGCCGGTGACGGACAGCCGAACAAGCCGCAGAACGATAAGGACACCAGCCATCTGGAGTCCGAGGACTTCTTCACCGACCGTGCCCATGTGGCCGATGAGACCGTCCAGATTATCGACGCGACCACCAAGACCAAGCCGCTGGGACATGTCGGAGAGAAGTTCCACGACACCGTGCTCCTGCAAGGACGCGTGCCGGAAGGCTCTCAGGCGGACGCCACCCTCTACCGTCAGGTGGACGGCGACGATTCCAGCAAGGATGAGGAGGTTCTGACCACGAAGCGCACCACGCTCTCCGAAGGTCAGGCGTTCGCAGACTTGGAGGATGTGACCGTTGACAAGGTTGGCGTGTACTACTGGCGTGAGCACGTGTACGTGCCGACCAAGCACACCACTTCGGCCGACCACGACAAGAAGGTGGAAGTCGAGAAGACCCCGACCATCACCGGAAAGCCTCGCGTAAGCAACGAGACCGTCAGCGTGGTCAACGTGACCACCACCACCCACCGTCTGGAAGAATCCGGAACCAAGCTTCAAGACAAGGCGAAGATTGAAGGCAACGTCGTTGACGGCTCCTACATCATCTTCACCCTGTGGAAGCAGTCCGACGGCGACGACTCCAGCAAGGACGAGAAGGTGTTCACCAGCGACAAGGTGATGCTCAAGGCCGGTCAGAAGGAAGCTGACTCCCCGACCTACGAGGTCAAGGAGACCGGAACCTACTACTGGCGTGAAAGCATCTACAATCCGGTCGAGGACACCGACATTCCGCCGTGCGTCCCGCCGACCGGCAACACCGACGAAGACCATCCGTGCGACACTCCGGTTCACACCGAGAAGCCGCGCACGCCGGGTGAAACCACCGACGTGGTGAAGGTCACGACCAAGGCCCAGGCCAACGGCACCGCCACCAAGCCGGTCAAGGATACCGCCCTCATCGAAGGCAAGATTCCTAACGACGACTACGAGCTGGTGTTCGAGCTGTGGAAGCAGAACGGCGACGATGTGAAGGACGACAAGAAGGTCGCCACCACCGACGCCGTGAACGTCCCGCAGAACGCGACCACGGTCGATTCGCCGGAAGTCACCCCGTCCGACGCCGGAACCTACTACTGGCGCGAGAAGCTGGTGGAGAAGTCCACCAAGCGGCTCGTCCACTACGGTGATGCCCGCGTTCCGGGCGAAACCGTAATCGTGGGCGAACTCGCCAAGACCGGTATCGCAAGCGGCTTCATCATTCCGCTCATCGGAATGCTTGCAGTGCTTGGACTGGGATTGGCGGTCGTTTCCGAAGGCAAGCGTCGTATCGCTTCCCTCTCGAACGGCGCTCATCTGTCCGGCTCCACGAAGTGACGGACTGAACCGGTAGGGGAGGGGCCGATAGGGTTCCTTCCCTACACCGCCTAGTTTGGGGAGGTGGGAGAGCATGACTCCCCGCCTCCCCAAACTTTTCTTTGAAGGTCTTTAACATAGAAAGAAAAAAACGGAAAGAGGAGACATGCGTAAACCTATCGCCCTGCTTGTGGCGGGTTCGATGATGCTCATGCCGCTATTGGGGGCCGCGAGTGTCGTGCTGACACCCGTATCGGAGGCTTATGCCGCGTCCGCCAATAGTACCGTAAGCGACTATCCGGAGGGTGTGAAAGCCTATCTAGATGGAACTCGGTTGGCGAGTTTCGACCCGTCAGGAAGCGGAGAAGTATACGATGCGACCGGTAGAACGGTCAGACTGTCCGGAGTTCCCGACGATTGGACTGTGCAATGGCGTAGCGCGTTCAACGAAATCACCAACAAGAACTCCATCATGTATATCCTGTCCAACGGTTCCACCACATACCGTTACTGGTTCGATGGGGCTGACGGCGCGGTTCATACCGTCGAGGAGCTTCATGGCATGACAATCACTCTGAACGGTCAGGCTGTGGACGGTGACATTACCCAAGGATTCACTATCCACGATGTGACCGCCGGGGATATGAAAGGCTATGAGAACGTGCCATACGGCTGGGTGTTGGATGGTGATTCCGAGGATGACCATTACACGTATACGGCCCATCCGGAGGATTCGGACACGCCAAGTGTCCAATATACGTTCTTGTACGACGATACCCGGCCACATGACAGCATCAACTCGTTGAGGAATCTGAAAGCGTATCTGACTGTTGATGGCAGTGCGGTGAAAGGATTCGACTACACGCTCGCCAACACCGACACCATCGCTATTCCAATGAACACCGACGTGCGTTTGGAAGGCGTGCCCGACGGTTGGAAAGTTGACTACAACAATCCTTCCACCGGGAAACTGAACCGGGTATACACGCTGACCGGCCCCTGTGGGGATACGTTCACCTACATCTTCCATCCGACTTCGGATTACGAAGGCTACTATTACATCGACCAGCTCCAATACGTCCGAGCATTCGCTGACGGGGAACTGGTTGACGGATTTGACTACAGGGGAGGCGCATGGAGCTTCCCTGAAACCACCAAGAACGTCGAAATCGCCAACGTGCCCGACGATTGGAACACTCAACGCAGTGTTGACGGCAACACCATCACCTACGTGGTATCCAGTCCGAACAATTCCGTCTCTGTCACCTACGTGTTCAACATCGCCAAACATCAGGCAAGTCTGGACGAATTATCGAATGTGAAAGCCATCGTCGGCGGCAACTATGTTTCCGGATTCAACCCGAAACAGTCCGGTATCTACGAATACGAAGACGGTCAAGGAATCGCCATCGTCAACGTGCCGTCCGGATGGACTCAGACCACAACCGACAGTGACGGATACAAGGTGTACACGTTGACCAGTGGAGACCTTTCGGTATCCTACCGTTTCAACAAGCATGTGAAAACCTATTCGGTGGACGAGCTTGCCAAAGTGTCAGCCTCTACCGACGACGGCGTGGTTCAGGACTTCAAGCCGATGGAGTCCGGCACCTACACCATTGGCGAGCATGCTACCGTGTGGATTACCGGCGTGCCCGACGGTTGGGATACCGAATCGTCCGACAATGATATGACCTACACAGTGACCAGTCCCGACGGGAAAATCAAAGTCGTCTACACGTTCAAACATGCGAAACACCAGTATTCCGCTTCCGAATTGAAGAACGTCACCGCAAAACTGTCTAACGGAGACTACCTCAACGGCTTCGACCCGGTCTCCGGTGGTGAATTCACCGTACCGATGGGAACCAAGAACGTGACCATCGGCCATATTCCGAACGGGTGGAACCTCACCAAGAACAATGGACTGTCCTACACGCTGACCAGCAGTGACGGGGAAGTGGCCGTCTCCTACAAGTTCCGTGCGAAGAACGGTCATACGGTAGTCTTCGACACTGATGGAGGAACCACTGTCGAATCCCAAACCGTCGAGGATGGGGAAACTATCACACCACCCGACGATTATCCATCCAAGACCGGCTACCGTTTCAAAGGCTGGTACAAGGATGGAGTCCCATACGATTTCACACAACCTGTCTATGATGATGCGGTAATCACAGCCAAGTGGACGGTAAACACTTACGAAGTGTATTTCGACGCCGGAGCCAGTGACGACTGGTATCCTATGCAGACCATCGCATATGGCGATAAGGTCGTCAAGCCGGTTGACCCGACTTTGGACGGTTACGATTTCGACGGATGGCTGTTGGATGGCAAGGCGTACTCGTTCGACACTCCTGTCACCGCCGACATGACCTTGACCGCGTCTTGGAAGACCGCGCAGGTGAAGACGCATATGGTGACTTTCACCGGTGCGGGCGATGATTTCACCCAGACGGTGGCGGATGGTTCCTCGGCCACCGTTCCAACGGTTCCCTCCAAGAAAGGCTACACGTTCGCCGGATGGTATTCCGGAGACTCCCTGTACGATTTCACCACGCCCGTTACGGATGATTTGACTGTGGAAGCCCATTGGACGAAGAACTCGTACACCGTCAACTTCGACTCCAATGGCGGAAGCGACGTGGACTCCCAGCAGGTGGAATACAAGGATACGGCGTCCCAGCCGGACAATCCGACATTGGACGGCTACACGTTCCAAGGTTGGACTCTTGACGGCGACCCGTATGACTTCAACGCTCCAGTCACCTCCAGCATCACGTTGAAGGCACTGTGGTCTAAGAACACGCCAGTAGCCAAGAAACATACGGTCACATTCGACAGTGGCAAGGGAAGCAAGGTCGATAGTCAAACCGTCAAGGAAGGCGACCCCGTGTCCAAACCGGACAATCCAACCCGTGAAGGATACACGTTCAACGGTTGGCTGTTGGGCGGAGACCCGTATGATTTCACCACTCCCGTCATGCAGGATTTGACGTTGACGGCCTCTTGGACGAAGAACAAGAGCACGTACACCGTGAAGTTCGATTTGAACGGGGGAGACGGCGATATCGCAGACCAGAAGGTCAAGGAAGGCTCCACCATCGACCGTCCGGCCAATCCGACCCGTGAAGGATACACGTTCATGGGATGGCAGTATGAGGATTCCGACTGGAACTTCCTGAACACCGTCACATCCAACATGACATTGACGGCGCAATGGAAGCTCAACGAGGTCAAGAAGTATACGGTCGCTTTCGACACTGCGGACGGCACCAGCATCGACCCGCAGACCATCAAGGATGGCGGCAAGGTTTCCAAGCCGGACGACCCGACCCGTGAAGGCTACGAGTTCAAGGGATGGACTCTGAACGGCGTTGACTACGATTTCACCGCTTCGGTGAAAGCCGACCTCGTTCTGACAGCCGTATGGACTCCCGTCAAGCCGAAGACCTACACCATCACGTTCGACACCGATGGAGGAACTGTAGTCCCCTCCCAGACGGTGAAGGACAAGGGAACGGCGACCGAACCTACCGCCCCAACCAAGACCGGTTACGAGTTCAAGGGTTGGCTGTTGGATGGGAAACCGTATGATTTCACCACGCCCGTCACCGAGGATGTGACATTGAAAGCCAAGTGGGAGAAGACGAAAGTCGAATCCTACACGGTGGCGTTCGATTCAGCGGACGGAAGTGAGGTGGCGTCCCAGACGGTCGAACAAGGCAAGACCGCCGTCAAACCTGACGACCCGACCCGTGAAGGCTACACATTCCTCGGCTGGTATGCGGGAGACGCCGCATACGATTGGGATACTCCGGTCACAGGCAACCTCATTCTGACCGCACACTGGCAGAAGGATGAGCAACCCCAGCCGAAGACCTACACGGTCACGTTCGACTATCAGAACGGCAGTCCGTCCGATGCTCGCACAGTGTCCGAGGGGAACACCGTCACCCCGCCGGAAAATCCGGTGCGAGACGGCTACGACTTCCAAGGATGGGTTGGTATCGACGGTTCCGAATTCGATTTCGAACAGCCGATTACCTCTGACACTCTGGTGAGCGCCAAGTGGAAGAAGCATGAAGACCCGAAGCCGGTCATGCACACCGTCACGTTCAACTCGAACGGAGGCACGAGCATCGACCCGCAGACGGTTCAGGACGGGTTGACCGTCCGCCGCCCGGCAAACCCGGTGAAGAACGATTATGTGTTCGACGGATGGTATCTTGACAACGACCAGTATGATTTCAACGAGCCAGTCACCGGTGACATCACGCTGACCGCAATCTACCATCGCAAACCGATACCACAGCCGAACACGTACACCGTGCGTTTCGACACCGGTGAGGGAAGCAAGGTTGACCCGCAGACCATCATTGAAGGCAAGACCGTCATCCGTCCGGCAGACCCGAGCATGGACGGTTACGACTTCCAAGGATGGCTGTTGGGCGGCAAGGATTATGATTGGAACACTCCAATCACCGGCGACATGACTCTGACCGCATCGTGGAAGAAGCATGAGGAGCCGAAGCCCGTCACCCATACGGTCAGCTTCTACACCGATGGTGGAAGCATGGTCGCACAGCAGACCGTGAACGACGGTGAGACCGTCACGGTACCGGATACGCCAACCAAGAACGGATACACGTTCTCAGGGTGGACGCTGAACGGCGAACCATACGATTTCAACCTTCCCGTCACAGCTGACATCACCTTGAAGGCCACATGGGTTGAAAACCAGAAGCCCCAGCCGAAACGCCACACGGTCACATTCGACACGACCGGAGGGTCTGAAATCGGCCGGCAGACCGTCGATGAGGGGGAGAAAGCCATCCAACCCGCAAACCCAACCCGTGAAGGATACGACTTCCAAGGCTGGTTGCTGAACGGACAAGCCTATGATTGGAACACTCCAATCACCGGCGACATCACCCTCACCGCATCGTGGACTGAGAAAGCCCCGACCCTATTCACGGTCGCGTTCAATACGGGCGGCGCTTCCAACATCCCATCTCAAAAAGTCAAGGAAGGTGATAAGGCCGCACGTCCGACCGACCCGAAGCGTACCGGATACACTTTCACCGGATGGCAGTTGAACGGCAAGGACTACGACTGGAACACCCCAATCACCACGGATATCATTCTGACCGCCACATGGCAGAAGAACGAAACTCCAAAACCGGTCTTCTACACCGTCAAATTCGATACCGGCAACGGTTCGAAGATTGACCTGCAAACCATCCAACAGGGAGGAAAGGTCAAGAAGCCCGCAGACCCGACCTTGAACGGTTACAAGTTCGTCGGATGGCAGTTGGATGGCAAGGACTACGATTTCAACGCTGCGGTATCCAAGGATATGACTTTGACCGCAATGTGGGAAGCCAATACCATGCCCCCGACTGTCAAGAAGCATACCGTGACAGTGACCTTGTATGACGGCAAGACCGAACGTTATGAGGTCAAGGATGGTGAGAAGCTGACACTTCCATCCAATCCAACCCGTGACGGATACGTGTTCGACGGCTTCATTGACAAGGACGGCAACGTCTACGACATGAGCAAGCCCGTGGTCAAAGACCTGACATTGACCTGCGTGTGGAAGAAGGCCAACGGCGTCTCCTTCGACAAGGACAAGGAGATTGCCGACGCATCCACCAATGGGACGGTTGGTAATGGCGAACAGAATTCTGACTCTCAGAATCCTCTAGCCAGCACCGGCGCTCCAATCTACGGAATGGTCATCGCGGCCATCATCGCCGGACTCGGCGGCATTGGAATACTGCTCGCCCGGCTACGTAGTCGAGACGACTAACGCCTAGTCTAAAGAAGGAAGCTCCTCGGTCTTTTAGATTGAGGAGCTTCCTTTTTATCAAGAAAGACTATATAATCATCCAGTAGATTTACTAGAGAAAGGTTTGGTTATGGCTGTCACGGCACCATTGGATACCATGGTTCCAATTAGTGATTTCAATAACGGCAAATCCGCCGCCGCGTTTGCCAAAGTTAAGGACAACAAGCCGGTGACAGTATTGAAGAACAATCATCCGGCCTTCTTTGTCATCTCTCCGAACGACTACAGACGAAATCAGGAAAACAACCAACATGTGGCACAGTTGGAGAACATGCTGAACGAAATTATCAACGCAGAGGCTCGACGTGAAGCTTTGGAAGGGGAGTACGTCTTCTCTTCGTCCTCCGTTGATGAGCTGATGGAGTTCTTGGATAGCGATGAGTGATGGCAAGAAGAAAGTCTATGTCACCGGCTCGTTCAAAAGGGATTACAAAAATCTCAAAAAGAAACACGCTGACCTATCCTCTCTAAGAAACGTATTTCAAGCCCTGTTGGAAAATGATAGAAAATTCTTGAATACGAGATACAAAGACCATGCCTTGGTTGGTCAATGGAGTGGTTTCAGGGAACTTCACGTATGCAAGGATGTATTGCTTGTATACCGTGTGGCCGGTTCCTCTATCACGGTGATTGCCGTCAGATTGGCCTCTCACGACGAGTTGTTTTCAAGACTGACCACGGCAAAAGACATTCGGGATTATCTCAGAGAAACGGAAGAACTGTTAAAGGAGCTGGGGGAAAGAGAATAGATTCGTTTCAACTGGAAAGGGGGATTCTTGTTCCACCCCAACCAATATCTGCTATACTGGGATAGTTCACAAATTCAATGGAAGGTTTAACACATGCCAATCCCAAGCACAACCCTCGAAGGCCGACTCACCGACGACCCACAACGCAACCAACGCAACCCCAATCTGGTCGAGTTCACCATCGCGGAAGGCACCCGCTATCAGGACAAACAGACCGGCGAATGGAAGGACGGTTCCACGCTATTCGCACGATGCAAAGTATGGGATGTAACGCTCGGCAACAACATCATGAACACACTCCGTAAAGGCATGGACGTGGTGGCGTTGTCCGACGTGAAGCAGAACAGTTGGACTGACCAGCAGACCGGACAGAAGCGTTCGATGGTGGAATTCACAGTCACCAACATCGGTGTCGGACTCCGTCACGCGACCGCGCAGGTCATGCCGAATCCGAAACGCAACGGCGGATACGACGGCGGCAACCGTGCCAACACCCAGCAGAACAATGGTCAGATGTTCCAAAATCCAAACAATCCGCCAGTGTTCCAAAACCCAAACAATTACGGTGCCGATAATTTCCAGTCAACCGCATCCAACGACCCGTGGGGTACTCCGATGGGCAATCCGGCACCGGTGTCGCAGAACGACGAGCCGGAATTCTAGTCTCTAAAAGCGCGGGGTCATGCGTTCCAGTATTAGACCCCGCGTTCTTTTTGGTTTAATCAGAAGGGGATAAAATAATGAGCAAACCCGGTCGCAAACCAATGGATATTGCCGGTCAACGTTTCGGAAAACTCACGGCGGAAAAGTATATTCCCAATACTAAAAAAGGTTCCTATTGGTTATGTTCTTGCGATTGCGGCAATAGCGTCGTCGTATCTTTAGGCAATCTGAAAAAAGGCAATACAAAAAGCTGTGGATGTCTTTCTAAAAAAGGAAAACCTTACGGGGAACGGCCACGAGAAAAATGTAACGAGCTTTCGTCCACTTCTAAGGGGAGACGCCGGAGAGCGGATGAGTTGTGCGGAAAACAATTCGGACGTTTGACCGTATTAAGTTTTCAGGGTGTCAATAAGAACCATCACTCCGTCTACTTATGCCGGTGCTCTTGCGGGAAAACAGTCTCAGTAGTTAGAAATGCCCTAACTACGGGGAACACCGGAAGTTGCGGGTGCTTAAACGCTCAAAAAGCACATGAAACTTCTTTCAAACATGGTGACGCTTCTAAGAATTCTCCATACGTTAAACTTTTTTATTCGTGGCTACTGATGATTGACCGTTGCGACAATCCAAACAACGCGTCCTATCACAATTACGGAGGTCGAGGAATCCAAGTCTACGCCAAATGGAAGGACTGGAACGTTTTCAAACATTGGGCCATCGATAATGGATGGAAAGCGAATTCTGGTTTATCTATCGACCGGGTGGATGTGGATGGAGACTATGAACCTGATAATTGTCGATGGGCCGACGCTAAAACTCAATCCAACAACAAAAGAAAAAGCATACGAATCGTTTACGGAGACAAGCGAATCTCGTTGTATGATTGGGCGAGGTTACAGGGCGTATCTTTAGATGAGGCGAAAAAAATGTTTTCTCCACATGTTTTGGAGAACTCGTCTTTGCCACCGAAGAAAAAGGATGAGGACATGGGAAAGAGACGAATTACAAAGATTTCCGAGGGTATGAGAATCGGTTACTTAACCGTTCTGCGACCCAATGGGAAAGACCGGAGCGGTCATATCTTATACCTTTGTCGTTGCATATGCGGTAAAGAGAAAAACATTCTGGCGTCCAATTTAAAGAGTGGCGGGATTAAAAGCTGCGGTTGCATGAAAAAACAGCTCATATCCAAGGCTATGAAAAAGCACGGAGACAGTACCGAAAACTCTCCTTATCATCGGCTGTATCGAATCTGGAACGATATGATTCATCAGCGCAGAATCGAATCATATAGAGAGCAGGAGCTTATCCCTGTTTTTAAGGACTGGTCTAACTGGCAAACCTTTAAGGACTGGGCATTGTCTCATGGATATTCCGACGACAAGAAGCTGACCCGAATTTCCTATAAAGAAGGTTATTACCCCGATAATTGCGTTTGGCGTTCTGAGGGTGAATATGTTTTGCACGAATTCTAAAAAGTCGAATGGGTAGTTCCTTATACGACGCCGAGAATTGTCATTATGTCAGAAAAGAAATATGGGCAGTCCCCGTCCATAAAAAATCCAAGCAGATAAGAGGATACTAAATGCGCACGCAACATTACAATCCAAATCCCGTCCCCCAACCGAAAAATGCCTACGAATGGCGCGCTTTCCTGTTCAGCCACTTGGATAAGCCAGTACCATTGAATTGGAACAGCAACTCCCAACAAAGGAAAAACAAGTGGCGTCGATAAAAGTATTCATGGGGAACACGATATATCCGGTAGAAATATATAAAGGCCAGCATATAAGCTTCTACTATCTTCCAGCCGGTGAGCATACCGCGCCCGGACGCGAGGAACAGGTTCAGAAAGCCACTTTGGAGAATGAGTCCGGCAGAACCATCAATGTGACTTGGGAGGCTGTCGGCGGCTTGTTTAAGAACAAGATTGTGACCAAGCATGCTCCTCTGCTTCGCCGTATGATGGGCGCTCCGGACACCTACCAGTTCGACAAGTGCATTGGTGGTCCGCAGTTCTTCTCCGCGCAGGAAGAAGCGGAGTGTTAAATTGGGTTCACCTGCACATAAAGCGGCTCCAACTAGAGTCATGCAACGTCGGCGTAGGCTGTTCCAACGGCGTATCGCGGTTTGTTTGTTGGCTGGAATGTTCGTCGCCGCCGGTACGTCTATGCTTGTGTTGAAGCCAACTCCCAGCGCTTACGCTGAGGCTAAGCCGTTTGATACGAGTACCGCCATTACTCGAAGCTCGTTGACTGAAACCAGTGCGGCGTCCCGTGGCGCGTCCCGTGAAGAGTTGAAGGATTATAAGGCCACGAGCAATGATGGAAGTTGGAGCATGTCTGACTCCGATGGTGTGACCGGCAAACTGACTGCTATCAGTGCGGATAATCCGGTGGTTAAATCGTTGATTAACGGTCGTGACGAGGGGCAGACTCCTGACGGTTTCAATCCGAATCATGCGACCGGAGACACGGGTAACGCCTACGAGTTTTCGCAATGCACTTGGTGGGCTTACGTGCGCCGCCACCAGTTGGGATTGCCCGCTGGCTCCCACATGGGTAATGGTGCCGACTGGGCGAACACGGCCCGTAAACTCGGATATTGGGTTGACAACACTCCCCGTGTCGGTGATGTGATTTGCTTCCAACGTGGACAATACGATTCAGACCCCACGTATGGTCATGTGGGGATTGTCGAAAACGTTGTCGCGGATGGTTCAATCACCACGTCCGAATGCGGTAGCGCATACAATGGCAAACCGTTCAGCCGCACTTTCACTGAGGAACAGGCGTCCCAACTGCAATTCATCCACTACTGACCGGAAGGACAACATTCCATCCAAAATGAAAATGGAAATAGGCAAACCACAGTCAGACGGTTCCGTTGTCGTCACAATGACTCCCCAAGGCGCGATAACAGGCCATGAGTTCGTGAAAGCCAGAGGTGGCACACCCTACCGGCTCGACACCGGCGGGGATGGAATCTTCGACCCATTCCAAGAAGACGGAAAGAACAGCAAAAGCCCATCGAAGAAATGATTTGCGGCACAGAAAGCCGCCAGAAGGGAAAGATGCAAACCATGTTGAATAAGAAAACAGCGCAGGAGATAAGCGAACTGTGCGTTGAGAAAATCGATTGGACGATAGTCGGCCTTGAAGGTGGCACCGTAACCATCTTCACCGGCAAGGACAGGTATTACGCGTCCTACGGTACCGAAGGTAGTGACCCCATCACGGAGACGAGCAAGTCCAAGGAACCCGGCAACCTACGCTGGTTTGAACGGGACGGAACCGTGTCCTCCGACCATCCGGTAATCTGCACGGTGAGCGTGCATGACGGGAAGGCTGAGACGGACGTTCGTCACATGCCGCCCATGTTCGATGAGGAAGCCTACGAAGCTGTTGCCAATATGGAACTTGATAGGAAATTCGTCCACGATGAAAGTGGAGAGGATTATTGGCCGGATTGGCCGAAGGACACCATCAAGGCATGGCAACAGTTCCGGGATGAGATTGAAGACATTCCGGAAGACTACAAATACGTTCTATTTGAGGTCGAGCCGAGCACGCAGAAACTTCTGTTCGCCTTGTCGGAAATCACCGGAATACACTATCTGTCTGAAATTCCACTCACCATCAAAGTACTGCCCGAGGATGCGAAACAAGTCCGATTCAGCATTCCCGAAAGCGAAGCGAAAATGTGGTGGGATGTTCGCGCCCGCAGTTGGGATAGCCGGTTCATCATATGTACCCACCAGTGGCCGTTCCACAAGAAAGGACAATTGATGTACACCATCATCGACCGGAAGCGTAACGTTCGCGGCGCATGCACCTATCTGGGTGGCGGGGCGAGCAAGGACGGCACGTATACGGACGCGGAATGCGCGGAACTCATCAGCCGACTATCCGACCCGAAGGACGAAACCCAAGTCAGCTACCGCAACTACGTGCCCTTGCGACTCGTGGAATACCGGTAGAAATTAAAAGAAAGGAGCCGAATATGGGAACCGACATCACCGTAACCCAATTGGGCAGTCCCGCCGACCCCACCTATCTCGTCCGCCGTGGCGACGAATTCTGGAGCGAATGGCATTTAAGCCGTTCCGAAGCCCAACGATTGGCCTCTGAACTAAGGAGCATGGGACTTTGAAGTTGAGCAATAGGAACAGCATTCACTCCCTCATGCTCGTGCTTTCACTGTGCGCGGACTGTCTGATGGCATTGCCCGCCACTGCGATGGCATACCCTCCATCAAACAACGCCGTATACTCCGTGCGTTCGTTCCCCGCTACCACGACCACGCGCCGAGACCTGACCCGCGAAAGCGTCAGCACCGACGTGCAGTCGGACAGCGATTGGGGTGGTATCGAAAACCTAATTGTCCCGCAGACGAAGTCCCAAGCCGAGAAAGATGCCGAAGCGAAAGCCCAACAGGAAGAGGAGACCCGCAAACAGGCACAGGAACAGGCGGCACGACAAGCCCAAACGCGAGCCGCCCAAAAGGAAGAAGCCAATAGAAGCGCGGAACGAACCGTCATCACTCCCCCAGCATCCAAAACCGGACAAGCCGTGGCAGAATATGCAATGCAGTTCAGCGGATATCCATACGTGTACGGCGGCAACCAGCCATCAGGCTGGGATTGTTCCGGATTCGTCCAATACGTGTTCGCGCAATTCGGTGTCAGTCTCCCCCACCAGTCAGGCAGTCAAATGAGCGTCGGTTCGCCCGTGGCATCATTGGCGGAAGCCCAACCGGGTGATATTCTCGCCAACGGTTCGCACGCCGCCATCTACATTGGCAACGGCATGGTCATGAACGCCATGAGTCCAAGCCAAGGCACTGGAGTCGCACCGGTCAGCATGGTCATGTACGGAAGCTACGCAATCAGACGAATCGTCTGAAAAATTCCTCCCTATCGTATTTTTTGGTTTCCTATTGTTCCGACGAAAAAATACCTTAAGCTGGAAAACAAAAACCCCAAAAATGAAAGGCTTTCCGACATGAGCGACCCTAATTTCCCTCCACAGCAGTACCCAAATCCCAGTCAGAGCCAGCGGGCACAATACGACCAGCCGCGACAGCAGGTCTACCAACAGCCGCAGTATACGCAACCGCAAGCTAACCCATATGCGACCGGCCAACAGTATGCTCAGACCCCTCAATACGGTCAACCCCAATATCAGCAACCGCAGTATGCGCAATACCAGTATGGTCAACAACCGTATGTGAATCCGCAACCCGCCGACACGGGGTCGTTCGGATGGGCGGTATTGGGATTCTTCTTCCCTATCGTCGGACTCATCCTCTTCCTCGTCTGGAAGTCGGAGAAGCCGGTGAGTGCGAAACAGGCCGGAATGGGAGCGTTAGCATCAGTCATCTCCACCGTGGTTCTATGGATTCTGCTCATAGTGTTCGCCGCAATGGTTGGAAGCGCCGTAACATATTGAGCCTGACAGCCCGCCCAATTTTTTTGATAAAAAACCTGCTATCCAGTAATAACAACCTTGCTGTACTTTATAGTGAATGTTGGAAGCCGACAGTCGGTTTCCACCCAAAACGAGGCTAAAGGATTGGGATGAAGGAAAATTTCATTCCAATCCTTTCCCTACCCCCCCCTACAAGCAAGGAGATAATCCAAATGACCATGCCGCAACAGCCGCAAGTCAACGTGAATATCAGCCAGCCGCCACTGCCGCCACAGCAGCCCCCAGTCCGGCAGAGCAATCTCCGAACCAAACGCAGCCTACTCAAATACGTGCTCCTCGGCCTCATCACATTAGGCATCTACGACATCTGGCAGATGAGCGAAGTCGGTGAAACCCTGAACCTCATCGCCACCCGACGTGACGGCAAACGCACCATGCACTACTGCTTCATGTTCTTCCTCGTCGGCTGGCTGACCCTTGGCATCGGCTGGCTTGTCTGGTTCCACAAGCTCAGCTCCCGCATCGGCACAGAACAGGCCGCACGTGGACTACCGGTCACCGTCACCGCCGCAACCTACTGGCTGTGGAACATTCTCGGCTCCCTCATCATCGTCGGCCCATTCATTTACACATACAAGCTTCTGCACGCCATGAACGACCTGTGCGCCGACTACAACGTGCGTGGATGATTTTTCGCATGTAAGGAAGAAGGAATAAAATCATGGTGACGTTCATTTTAGGACTTCTCGTCGGAACACTTCTTGGCATGATTGTCATGAGCATGTGTGTGGTCGCGAAACAATCCGACGGTAGGAGTGTCCTCGACACTCATGCCGAAAGCGTTGAGGACACTCCGTCGGACGGTGAGAAGGACTAGTCTCGTTGAAAAACAAACTCCTCTACCGGTCAATACCGGCTATCATCATGCTGGGGATGCTTTCGACTGGAGTACCAGCGAATGCCGCTGACGCTACGGGAAGTATTCCGGTCGGCCAGTCGGCCACACAAGTTTTGAGCACGCTTACAGTTGGTGTGAAATCCGATGTATCCTCCGACCGCAAGTCGCACCAGTGGAACAAGGTCGATGGCAAGACCGGCAATTATACGACCCGTGACCTCGTGTTGGAACGTGACATGAGCAATGTCACCTACAATAGTCGCGGCAACGTGAACACCGGCATCCTATTGGAACCATACACGGGTAAAACCATCCACTTCCAACGAGGCCAGTCGAACAAGACCGAAGGTGGAAGCGCGTCCAACCGTGACGGTGGTATTCAAATCGACCATGTGGTGGCCTATGCGGAAGCGTATCGTTCCGGATTGGACAAGCTCGACTTCCAGCAACGCGACACGTATTATAACGACCCGGACGTTCTGCTCGCGTCCCAAGCGGAAGCCAACAATGTGAAAAAGGACGGCACCATAGCCGAATGGAAGCCATCCAATCAAGCCTTCCAATGCGATTATGCGAGTCTGCAAATCGGCATCAAAGCCAAATATGGGCTGATGGTAGACCAGAAGGAGCATGATAAGCTTGCACAAGTATTGGCTTCTTGTCCAACTGAAACCATCATTTCCACCAGTCAGGTGAAACAACGGTTAACCAGTGGGACATCAGAGGGGAACAATACAGGCACCGCCAACAATAATACGACCGGTGGCAACAGTCAGAACAGCCAATACAACGGTTCCACCAACAGTAAGAACAATTCGCATACAACGAACAAACACCACACCACCACAACTAAGAAGAACTGGGTCAAAAACCTATTTAACGGACTCCTAAAACGATTCTTCTAGAACAGCCATGAACACAAGTAGTCCCGCCATTCACTTTCGGATGGCGGGACTACTCATATATCAACTATGTTCTTCGTCCCATTTGTCCAACGTTTCCAACAGATTGGGCAAGCCGAAATAGTCGTAGGTCTGCCCGTATTGTTTTCCTTCTTTTGTTTCATATATGATGGTCAGCATTTCAGGGTCATCGCCGCAGGTTTCACAAACGGCTTGGAAGAAGGGCATGTAGTCATAGTCGGTTACTTTGACCGGTTCGTCTTCGCTTCCGTCGAATAGTTCGGGAGACTTGGTTTGGAGTACGCGCATGAGTAGTTGTTTTGTTGTTGTCGCCATATTTTTTGATTGTAGAGCATGTTTGCCGTTTCCTTTAAAGTTTGATTTTCTCGCATTTTCACTCGTGTTATACTGAGTGTGTTCACATGCTCTATCCAAAAAGGAACAAAAATGGAAAAGCCAAAAACCCCAATCTACAATCCCGAAGACCTGAAAGCACTTCCAGTAGAAGCATGCCCCTACTGTGGCGGAAAAGCGACCGTCACACTAAACCAGCAGAAAGAATACACCTCATTGCGTGACTATCCCGCAGGATTTTTCATCTACGGGTGCAATGTGAAATGTGAGAACGGATGCGACTTAGTCCACTTCTACATTCCCCATGACGGAGACGAATGCCTACTCCTGAACGAAGCCCTCGACGCCTACCGTAAGGATTGGAAGCATATGTGCGGCATGGTGAAGAATCCAAGCCCTTGCGGAGTGTGCGGCGTCAAACCGAAGTGGACTGTCACATCTGATTCCGCTCGTATTGAATGCCCCAAATGCGGTAGAAGTTTCCACGACGACTACAAGTACTACCATTTAGGCGATTTGATGTTGAAGTGGGAGAAAGACCAGCGGGAACGGTCTAAAGCAAAAGAGGCGGAGGCCAAATTGAACGATTGGGCATTATCGGAATGAGTGGAGCATATCAATCCGAACACCAACCTTCGATGCGACAGAAAAACCGTTAACGGAACCCGCTGGTGCGAAGACCACAAGGACGAATGGTGTGACGAATGCAGCAGACACGCTATGCGCGTCCGCAACGACTACCTCGGTAAGAAGATTGCTCCGCGCCTGTGCGACCGGTGCAAGGGATACACGGGAGAGTAGGTAGGAGAACGATAATGTCCTACAGGAAATGCGACGAGAATCTTGGCAGAGTGCTAGACAGGTTCGACCCTGACACGCCCGTGTTCCTTTACTTTAAGGGTGGTACCGCATATTTCGACCATGGAGTATCCAAGGCGGGTGAACTGTGTGACAATCCTTATATTCGAGGCTTGCACTGCGTGTGGAAACGTAATTCCCAGATTGCCGGTTGGCGTGGATGGGAGTTGGGCGTGGATACGCCGTTCGACTCCCGTAAGTATCGGCATCTAGAAGAGGACGAACAACTCCGGTTGCTCAGACAGTTCCTCGACAAGGACGATTGGAAGCATATCAGGCAGATTGCCGAAGCCGGCGACGGTAGTCTGGTTGAGGATTTGGCTTCCATCTTGGAAGCTGTTCATGCTCACTTGGAGGAGTTGGGATAGTTCGTATGCTATACTGGCGGCGTTCACACAAAAACAAAAGAGAAAAGGACACGCCATGCTTAAGCTAACCCAAGCACAACTTGAATACCTCTCCACACTGAAAGAACTTCCAGAAGCGGAACATCCCGAAGACAAGTGCGCCCTCATCTGGGTAGGCGGCTCCCACGCCTACGGTATCGCGGACGAGCATTCCGACGTGGACGTTCGTGCGGCGACCATGCCGACCATGCGGCAAATCCTCTCCCTCCACGATTACGGGGAGAAGCACATGCCGGATTCAGACATGGTCGTCCGCTCCTATCTCAAAGTGGCGAGAATGCTCCGCGACGCGAACCCCAACATGGTGGAACTCGTCAACCTGCCAATCGACTGCATTTTGCACTGCGACGACTACGGTTTCCGCCTGTTGCAACTCGCCCGAAGGCTCGCCGTCAACACGAAATGCGAGTCCACGTTCTCCGGATATGCCTACCAGCAGACCATGCTGGCCGAACGGCGTGAACATGAAGGCAACATGCGCAAAGCATGTAAGGCCATGGCCCACGCGTTGCGCGTCTACCGTATGGGAGCCGTCCTGTTGGAGTCCGGTGATGTTCAGGTGAGTCGTGTCGGTATCGACCAAGAGGAACTATTGGCTATCCGGCATGGTGACTTCGACCCCGAACAGTACGATTTGATGCTTCTGGACGCCAAGTCCCGGTTCGAGGAAGCCGCCGAACACACCCGGCTCCCCCAGCCCGTGAGCGATACGGAATTGCAGGATATGGTTTTGCCTATCATCCACGAATATACGAAACGCCTGTTCAGAGAGTGAGAACATCAGTCCACAACAGCCTGAAAAACGAAGGTTGATAGCGTGAAAACCCAATGATTCCAACGGTTTCGACACGCATACAGGTTTGACCAAACAGCCGTATCCCGTATACTTGATGTTGCGTTCAGCCGGTGGGTTGGGCGCCTCATAATTTGACGACTAAGTTCAAAAAGGCTTTTGGTCTTTTTCTCCTTTTGGTCTGGCTTTTTATGTGTGGACATTCGAAGGCCCCGCCACTGTGCGGGGTCTTCGTTTAACTAAAATCGGTCAGAACGGGTTGCCGTCCGGCTTGCCGCTGGTCTTGGTCGGCTGAGTCGGGGACTCCAGCATCGGAACCCCGCCAATAGCGCGTTGCTTCGATTCCAACGACTTCCGGCACGGATACACCTTCAGCCCCTCATCGACGGCTTCTACATGCAGTTCCGGCCAATTCTGCCGAACCATTTCCAACGCTTTCTTGAAACGTTCCTTGAATCTGCGGAGTGGAGTGTCCGACGCGTCGAACTGCATTTGCAATCCGTTCCAAGGTATGAGAACCGGTTTAGAAATGTAATATGTTCTGCGGGCGAGCCACTGGTAGATGTCCAACGCTCTGGATGATTTCCCGAGATTCATCACTATCTCTCGGTTTAAAGGAACGGGATTCTCGTTGAGGATTCCCCACATAAGTTCGGAGAATCGAATATACGAACCTTCCTTGTATTCGTCGGAATTTCTGTCGAAGCAGATGTGAGTGCAGTCGGCCACCAGAACATTGATGGCATCATGGACAGTTCTGCCCTGTTCGTCCTTGAACCAATTGGTCACTTGAAAGACAGTGCTCCCCAGATTCTCCAACATGCGGGTCACCTGCTCCCGTTGTCCATTGGCCGCGATTCCCGTGTTCTTGCAGAACGAATTAAATGTTTCGTCCAAATGGATTGTCCTGTTTTCGAAATCAACCATCGGGGACACCTCTTTTATGAGGGTTTGGGCATACAGAAGGAATAGACGGGGGATTTTTCCGTAAGCCCACTGCCCTTTCCTTGGGGTCGTCGTTATGGACACGATTCCGTTGCTCCGGTTCAGATAAGGTACATCAGGCTCTTCCACTGGAAGCAGGGAGACCACTGATGAGAGGGTGGCCGCATAGGTTATTGTCTTCTTGCTGGGGTTGATGATATCCTTGTTCATGCTATCGGAATTCCTTTATTGTTGACCGATACTAACCTCATCTCGGTGCATACGGGATGAGGTTTTTATTTTTATCCTAATGGGTTTTTGGAATATTTTTTTATAAATCAGATTTTTCTGTTCACATTCTCAGTCAAGAGTCTTACATTCTCGGGCAGAAGTCTTACATTCTCAGGCACTTGGATGCTCTAATCCCTTGTGGGAGTAGGTCTAAGGGCACTGGCAATAGTATACAATAGATACAATAGTATACATAAGTATTTGTGGTACCGAATTTCTAAATGCTCTAAAAAACGAAAAATCGTTTGATTCAAAAAACATGAAATGATTTTTTACGATTTTTCTCCGACGCGTCTCAATGCTTTCGAAACCAGATACTTCGTATGCTATAGTGGAATAGTTTACACAAGAAAAAGAGCTTTTCGCCAAACCGTAAAAAACAGTTTCGCCCAAAGTCCTCACCCAAAAAAACCAGCTAAACTGGATATGTCCGCAACGAACCAAAACTGTCAAAGGAACGAAAGCATGGAAAACGGCTCCCCGAACAGGCTGCCCGACTGGACTGAAATCATCGACGGGAAAACCCCAAAACCCGACAATGGTTCCAACCATGTAGGCAGACACAGCAAAGGAAGCCACGCCCGACACGGAAGCAGACCAGCCAACACGGTTTCCACCGGTGAACATATGCTCCAATGCTCCATTGGAATCATATTCACCATCGTCATAATCCTCATCGCCCAAATCGGTTGGATGTTCTTCGGACACGACTTGGACTCCATCCACACTCAGGTCGCAAACTCAAAAAGGGTCAGCCTGAACCAGAACATCGACTTGGATACGACCCGCATAGCCAAACCACAGTCGGGCGAAGTGCCGGTGGATGGCACCCCGACTCACGCGCAGGTAATCGGCTGGATGTATATTCCGAAAATCGAATCCGGTTGGAAGCGTGCAATCCAACAGGGCACCGACCAAATCGTGTTGGACAATCAGGGCATCGGACATTACGAGCAGACCGTCATGCCCGGTGCCGTAGGCAACAGCGCCTATGCCGGGCATCGCACCGGTGGCGACTTGGGTTACATCGACCGGTTGCAGACGGGTGACGCCATCGTCATCCAAACTGCCGAACACTGGTACGTGTACAAGATGACCGAAGGTTGGGTCACTACTCCGACCGACGTGAGCGTGTTGAACAATGACGGCGCGAACCCGGACTCCCGCGAATTGACGTTGACCACCTGCCATCCTATGAGCGTATGGGCAGACCAGAGCATCAAACACAGGTATATCGTCCGAGCGCAATTCTCCTATTGGGCGAATGTTTCCGACGGTATTCCCGCCGAGTTGAGCACCGCCAACGGGAACGTCGTCCAGAAGGCCGGATACAAGTGGCAGAAGACCGTCCGAACCGTCAGCGCCTACGCTCCCGCGAGCATGATGTTCGCCGTGATTCTGCTTGTCGCGTGGATGGTCATGAACGGACTGTGCTGGCTGTTGTGGCGTGGGGAGCGGGAACGCAAGCCGGTGTCTTGGAACGTGCTCGTATTGTCTTGGCGTCTGCAACAGGGCGTCCTGCCGTTGCGCCTGTTGAACATGCTGTTGTTCTGGGGTGGTTTGGTTCTGCTGTTCTGGTGGTCTGTCAGCCCGCATTTCGACAGTTGGTTCCCGTTCCTGCAATCGGTGGGATTGCCGAACGTCACGTTCTGACCCATTCCCTGAAACATATTTTCCGCAAAAACTAGGAGGTAGCCGTCATGCGGCAAACATATCTGACCAGCGACAATCCGACCGTGGTGAACCGACTGCGCAAGGACTGCCGTGAATACGCGCGTCAACGCGAACTGGAGGAATGGTTCGAAAACATCCACCATGTTCGTCTGGCGTGGAAGGAGGACGCGGATGGCAAGCGAACCGTCGAAGGAGTTGAAGCCGTCATGTCCAAGGAGACCCTGACCATCCAAGGCAAAGGTGATTTGAAAGGCTACTGGCTCATGCCCATGAACGGCGTGTACAAGCCATGCAAGAACAATGTTGAAGTATGGAGGATGCTCCGCCAATTCGAATGGCGTCCCGACCCTCTGCCGGGCATCGTCAGCTCATACACGTATACGCCATACGTGGACATGTTTATCGAAGACGACAAAGCATATCTTTCCATGCCGGTGGAAAGCTGGGATGACTCTTTGTGGCATAAGAGCACGAAGGGAACATTCCGCAAGGCCAAGGAACGTTTCAACGACGGCGCTTCGGGAGATGACCGGTGATGCTTCATGTCTTGACGTTTATGGTGGTGGCGTTCTCCTCGGTGACACTGCTGTTGTCGTTCCTGTTCTTCCTCTCCGTCCAACATCCCCACCTGTTGGGACGTAAGGTCGCAAGATGTGTCCGAGTTGGATGTGTGGGATTCTCCACTATGACAGCCGTCGTGGAGTTCCTTCGGTGCTTCCGGTTCGGTAGTGTAAGCTCCGGCATGTGCGGACTCATTTGGATTGTCACCGCGTTAATCTGGCTGTTTCTTATCCGCTGGGATGATAAGTCCGACGGTTTGGAAGGTTCTGACTTGGAAGACCCGTCGGAATGAGCGAGCAGGGTGTCTTCGACGCGTTGACGGCTCTGTACGTGGTTGCGTTCTTCCTGTTCATCGTTGGAACGATAGTCTGGACGGGGAACAGAAGACGCGCCCGCAAACATCCCGGCAAAGGGTATGCTCCCCGATGGATTCGCTTGGGGACGATAGTATGCTCACTGTTGGTCGCCTTGTTGGAAATCTGCCTGTTCATAGGCAAATGGGGTTTCCTTGACGGACTGTCATGCGTATTGTGGATTGTGGTGTCGGCATTGTGGATTGCCGAATACCGGTTGGAAAGAAGCCGAGAAAGGAAAGACGGCTGAATGCTTCCGTTCCGTAGATTCAAACGTGACGCGTATATGCTCGACCAGTGTGCGACCATGGTGGAGGATACTGTTCACGAGATTGGCGAATACGTGAACAAGGATGAGGATATGACCGATTCCATGACTCAGACGCTCTCTCACCTGTTGGATGTGTACAACGACTTGTTGGACGTGTTGGACGATGACGAACTGACTGTGAATCCTCGATTGCATTTCCGACAGTATCCACGTGTTCGCGGGTATATTCGCGACTCCTGTAATCGTTGCCGTTCGGCTGTTGAACAGTTGACGCAACTGGTGGACATGCAGGACGAGCTGAACGACATCGAATGCTATGCGAACGGTGAACTGGATTTCGGTGGTGATTTCTGAAACAAAACCACCGATGTTATACTGAGATTGTTCACATAAAAAGTTTTGGAAGAAGGAAAACGCTATGGGCACACCATGCGTCATCGCCATGCGAAACGGCGAAGACTTGTACCATTGGATATTCAGCCCTTACGACGGGAATATCCAATCCGCGGGACGTATGCTTTTCGACCATTACGACACTAGAGAGAAAGTAGAACGATTGCTGGATAACGGCGACATCGACCTGCTTGCTCCCACCGTCGAGGAATGCGAGCCGTTAAGCGAACGAAGCCCCTACTATTCCGGCGGGCAAGGCTCCAAGGACGAACTTCCGATGTTCGGTGAACTGCACACGTACATCTGGCGTGACGGATACGGGTGGGGTTGCAAACCTATGCTGTGGGAGGCTGTAATGTCCTTGAATCTGTTGCTGGGTGTGGAGAACCCTTGGGTCTGACAGCCAGATTATGCTATAGTGGGCATGTTCACATATTTTGAAAGGCCAAAAACATGCTCAATTTCGAATCCGTCAACTGTGACGGCAAGCACATCAATTGGGAGTTCAACACACTAGAGGAAGTCCACCGACTGTTCTGGTCGGAAGACTGTCCTCTCCCCTCCAACGACGACCTAATCGTCCACGCCGAACTAGACGGCAAACCACTGCCAAAATGTATAGCGTTCCTCGACCTTTTACACATGCTTGGATTGGACGAGGAACAATATCCGCCCGAAAAGGGGAAAACCCATAAGCTTATCGCCATCGACTTGGACAACACTCTCGTAGACTATACGACAGCGTTCAAGGATTGCATCAGCCAATTACAGAAGAAACCGTTCAACGCTCCCGAACCAACCGACTACGGTTTCGCCTGTGAAGGCTGGTTCAAAACCCATGCGGAATTCCGTGAATGGCATCATTGGTCGGTGAACGCGGGACTCTATTTACGTGAACACATGTATCCACATGCTATGGAAGCTTTGGTGAAGCTAATCGGCATGTCGGAAGACAATCGTCTCCTATTCGTCACCTCCCGTGACGACGACCGTGATGATACTCGATGCTGGATGATAGCCATGGAGTTCGACACGAGCCAGAACCATAACCTGTGTCCCCGCCGTAATCTGGACGACCTGCGACGCACGGAAGGTGACGCCGTATTCGCCTCGGACATCCGCCGAATGGCTGAAAAAGACTGGTATGACAAAGACCTCATTACCAACATCGGATACACGTACACGCCGTCACATCGAGGTATCCCTTACTGTCATCTCAAGCAGAAGAACCTGCTCAAAGCCGACTTGTACGTTGAAGACAATCCCATAATGCTGGACACGCTCATGCACGAAGGACTCCCCGTCTTGGCGAAACGCCACGGCTACAACGTGGAACAGTGCGAACGGTTGGAGCATGAGGGCGGTGGAGCTGTGTTCAACTCGTGGAGCGAAGTGCCCGAACTGGTTGACCGGATTTTGTGAAAGGAATGACGTTGAGAAAAAGAAAACCCGTGGTATACGGTTTCAGAGACCCCGCATTAAGCCTACTGCCGTTGGGTGCATGCCCGTACTGTGGAGGAAAAGTCACGTTCGACTTAGTGCAAGTGACATCCGACTCCAAGCTGTTCTCCCGCCCAGAGGGTTTTATCGTTTGGTGTGTGAAGTGCGAGAACGCGTGCGACTTGGAGCATTTCTTCAGGCTTCACGGCGAATGGGATAGCCCATACAAGGATGATGCGGTCGGGATACTCCGCGAAGAATGGGCCGGAGCGTGCTCCAAGTTGAAGAATCTCAAACCCTGCGGCAGATGCGGAGTCAAACCGGTTTGGAGAATTCAACCCGACTCAGCCCGCGTGGAGTGTCCCAAATGTGGCAACGGATTCTCGGACGACTCGGAATACTACGAGATAGGACGTCTGGCTCTGAAGTGGACCATGAGCCAGTCCGGACAGGGCGACGCGTACCGTTTGGAATCGATGCTGAACGGCTGAATATCCTACTCAAGGGAAAGGGCCGGGGGAATGATAGAACAGGACAAGAAGCCCGTCATCAAGGCCGTGGCCTACGAGGTGAGGCATGAGCCGGAGGATGAATACGATTTCGGATATTCTGAAACCCGCTACCGGCTCGTGAACATGGACACGGGTGAGATTGTGGATGACGCGCAAGGCTACGGGTACAAGACCGCTGCCGGGGCGCATCGCGCGTACGGATACAAGAGCATGCCGAAGAGTCGGAAGAGGAAAATCGCTTCCGTCAAGGAACGTGCGCGCCGCTTCCGCGAGGACAATCCGAGTTTCGTGGACGACTTGGAGTACGGCATGCTGAACGCGTGCAAGGAAGGCGTCGAATACACGTTCGAGGATTTCAAGGAACTGCTGGACGAGGAGAAGCCTGACTTGAAAGGACTGACGGCGGAGCAGTTGTTTCGATACATCTGATTTTTCTTCGATTTTCTATTACGGTTAAATGGGGTGTCTAAGAATATCTTTTTTCAGGCACCCTTTGCTTTTGATTGACTAGCATCCTCTTTCTTGTTATACTGGTAGTGTCCACATATGGGCGTGGTTGGCTAACCGCCAATCCCGCCCCACATCAATTACAACCAGAAGGAAACACCTGCATTGGGTATCGAAATCTACGAACAGGACAAGTACGCAACCCACGTCGTCACCAGCAAAGGTGAAATCAAATACGAGTGCAGTGCCCGCAACGTGGCCGAAGCCATCGTCGAAGAACACAACAAGCACAACAGTGGGGAGCCATGGCGTGTTGGCGCCACCGTCACCTTGGTCAGCGCCAAGAACATCGCATGGCGTGCCGAAGCATCAATCGATTGGGATAAGGTCAAGACCGGCAAGAACGCTCCGGCCAAGTGCGTGAAGGTCACGGCTTCGGAAACCCAGACGAACTTGCAGGTAAGCAAGCCGAAGGTCAGTGCCACCTATCTGTTGTTCAACGGTGACAAGCCGGAAAACTACATGCGTTGGCATGCCACGGCGTCCGATAAGGATGTAGCCATGGTGTTGGCGAAACAGGCGGCTGTCAAGGCTTTGGAAGCTTATCTTGAGAAGATTGGCAAGACCGTCAAGACTTCGGTCAAGCCGACTGTAAAGCCGTCCGGGAAGGTTGCTAAATGAGCGACCGGAACAAAGCTGACGAGAATCCGGATGACGAGTATTTGTTGGACGCGCTTCGAGACTTAGGCCCCACGCCAATCGAGGAGCTTATCGACAAGTCCAACATGGACGACGGGTCGAAGAAACAGTTCCATGAATCACTGCGAGCGCATGATTCCGATGTGGCGCGGGAGCAGTCGGTGAAGATTGCCGTTGGTGAGGCGTTGCGGGAATTGGACAGGTTGCGTGAATGGTTGGATGAAATCAGCGCGTTGACCGTGTGGGATTCCAGTCGGGCGTTGTCCGATGCTATTCCTTCCGTCGAGGCAATCCGCGTCATCCTCAAGCAGATACGCGGTCATGACAATGGTTGTGTGGATTCCGGTTCTCGAATCCGTTATCGTCTGGTGTGTGATGTGGACGGTGGTATCCTGCCGTTGCTCGGTCAAATGTCGGACGGGGCTGATGGGTTGGTGTATCTGAAGAACGTGCTTGACGCTTGCAAGTCCGCCAATATCGAAGGGAACCCGCGCATCCAGTATGCGTATGCGACCGGTTGGAGGGACTTGAACTGAAATGTCCAAGTTCGACAAGACGGCCGTGTATGGGAGGGAGAATCCGTTCATTCCCTCCCCTGAGACCATGGACGCGTTGAAGGACGCGCTCATCGAGGAGGCTGACGAGCGTTCCGACATGCTTATCGGAATGACCACCGCGCCTGATGGGAGGAAGGTTCTTCGCCGTCAGAGCGCGGGGCGCAACACCGGATGGCGTTCCCTTATCGGATTGCGTTACCGTATCCAGACCAAGGAGGAGGCCGACGAACTCCGTTTGGATTATCGTCGTTTCTTCGAGGGGTACGTGGAGCGAACCGACAAGAGCGAGCGTCGTAACCTGTTGGATTTGGAGCATAAGACCGTGGACGGCGCGTACCGTTACACGGTGGAAGGCGTGGTGGCTGACTGTGAGGAGACGAGCGTATCGAACGGGTATGTGTCCCGCCTGTGTCTGATGTTTCCGCATGTGGTGAATTCGGATGGTTCTCAGACGCTTATCGACTCGCATATTTGGCTTGCCACGTTCGTGAAGAACACTATTATCCGTCCCGACCGTATCGAACCTCATAATGGTTCCGCCGACCGGCTGATGACGATTCGGTTGGGTGACACATTGCGTGTGGACGCCGGATTGTGCGCGTATACGGATAAGCGTGGCCGTCACCGTTTCGGATTGGCGGATTGGACTCCGTTGGACTCGCATTTGAGGTATCTGCAACTCCGTTCGGATGGTACCACCACTCCGCGCGTGGTCAGCGAGCGCCTGTGTGGGCGTGAGTATGATATCTGCTGGTTGGAGCGGGATGGTAGGCCGGGTTTTCGTTCGGTGATGTTGGATGGGTTGAATGCTCGTGTGAAGGCGGGTTGGAGTTCGTATGATTGGCGTCATCGTCCGTTTCTGTCGGATGGTGATGGGTTCCCGTCCGTTTGTCTTGACCAGTATTTGACGTTTGACCCGTATAAGGGTGAGGCTCACGTGGTGTCCCGTTAGTTGGATTGAGAGGATTTTTGTGTTGAGGAATTGTCTTAAGAAAGGTTTCCGTCCGGTGGCCGTATTGGTTGTGGCGGTTCTGATGTGTTCGCTCGGCGGGTGCGCTGATAGTGAGTCGGGTTGGTTGGAAGGCCGAGCGTTCACCATGAACGCGTATAGCAACACCGGTGAGCTGACTTTGATGAGTCATGCCGAGAAAATCGGGTTGGACGGCAATGTGACCACCGACTCCCGTTACTACGGCATCGGCACCAATGGTTCGGTTTCCTCCGGTTCGACCGATTCCCTGTCTTCGGTCATTACCGTGACCCTTGACGGCAGGGAGTTGGATTCCTGTGGGGATACGCTCATCTTCACCGAGGATGGGTTGGAGCCGGTCAAGGATTTCGCCGCCGACGCTCTCAAATCTCAGGATACGGAGAAGACGACCGGTACCGGTTCGACGTCGCAATTGTTGAACCGGTATAAGGATTCGTTTGCCAAGAAGCATGTCGTGGTCATCAAAAGCCAAACGGGAATGCCGATTGAAGCGTTCAACGGCGACAGCATCAAATGGGATATAGACGACAATCTGCCCAAAACAACAAGACTCATGGTTGATGGTAAAACGATGTATATCCATCGGGCGAACTTTCAAATCATGGATAAGGATTCGTTGCAGTGAGCCACGATACCGAACCGGAGGGGGCCAAGTTGGTTAGCATCGTAGAGAGGGAAGCCGAGGAAGCGTATCCCACCCAATATTGGGACGATTCCGATATTAAGAAAACGTTCGAGGCCGATAGTGACGATTTGCAGGAAGCCTACATGAATGGGCGTCTCCACCCCGCTTGCGGGGAGGAGATAGAAGCTGTGGCGAAATATCTCATGTGGTCGGACGAACTCCCGCGATGGAAGAAGACCTACGGGACGACACCCGACGAGGACTTCTTCTGGAAGCGGGCTGAAACGGTCGGCACACGCGACGGATACCTGACGTTAGCCAAGGAGCTTTTGGAAATCGCACGAAAGAAAATCGAGGAGGGACTAAGGTGATTCGACTGGCCGAGACACGGGAAAAACTCATCGCCGTCGATTTGGACGACACCTTCACCGACCATACGGGCGCGTTCCGCGAGGTATTGGCCCAGCTTGGCATCAACGTTCCCGACGGAATGCCGGAAACGGCCAACTATGTGGGAGAGGGCTAGTTCGATAGTCGGAAGACCTTCGAAGCATATTACCTTCGCGCCATCAAACTGGGACTTTACCTTCGGGAAAGGCCACTGCCACATGCGGTCGAATCGTTGAACCGGTTGAGCGACATGAACCCGGAATGGCGAACCCGACGACAGGGAACTCTTGTTGCGGTGGAATGGGATGTCCGAGGACGAGCGCGACGGGTATACGAATCGTGTTCTTCCGGTGTTGGGGGCTTTTCTGGCCTACTAGACACAAACTATGCTATAGTGGACGTGTTCACACATAAAGGGCCTTCAGACAAAGGAAAGAAGCAAACCATGGACACGTCCACCACCTTGGAGGAACAGATACAGGCTTTGATGGATTCGCTGGCCGACACCGCACTATCCGCCGCCGAGTCACGCCATCAAAGTCAGGCCGGAGAAGCCCACCTGCTGTATGCGCTTTACCGGAACGATGGACTCGTAGGCTCGATGCTTCGGGGACACGGGTTGGAATCCTCTGAAATTCGGCTCCTCATGTCCGATATTCCGAACCGTCCGTTGAAAATGGGAGAAGACCCGGTATTGTCTTCTTCCAGCCGTCACATATTGCACGATGCCCACGACGCGGTGGAAGTGTTGCGCCACGTGCAACGTGATAGTCATGTCGAACTCCTGCTCCGCGCCCACGGCATCGAACTGCCCGAACATCAACCCACTCGGGAGCAGGTCGAGGCGGCGTCAAGAACCGGCGTCAACCTAGCCCAGACCGTCAGCCCCAACCGTGGACGTCAGGTCGGTGTGGACTATCTTTCCTACGCTCGGCTCATGCTCGAAGCC